GTTCAGGGAAGTATCTCTTATAGTGTTTATTATAGTCTGGATTGTGATTTAAATCGTCACTTGGTAGTATCTTCATTGAGTTCTCTCTTAGTATTCATTAGTGTGATATCGTCTGATTTAGATATTCTGTTAGTAATATACTTGTGTGTGATAATCCTGTCCCGGTCAGTGGTGTCACTATTAGCTGGCGAAAGAGTGTGTAAGTATCTGTATAGTAGTGGTAGAGAATGAGTAATCATTATTACTCTTGAATTAAGATAAGCAGTATGTCTGTAACCACTACTGTGATGTTCATGATGTAGAGTGAAACTTCTGTATCTTGAAGCCTCCCGTGTATAGGTTGTTTTCATAGTTTATCTCAGTGTGTGGTCTAGTTCTGTTTGTTACTATATCCTCTATCGTTAATAGTCTGTTATGTGTATTTAACCAAAGTCAAGAATTCTTTAAGAGTAATATCTAATCCAGTGCGTTTACGATAAACTGAATAAGCTAGTCCACGGTTGTAAGTATCTAAGATGTTCATACTACCCTGGTTCAGCATGTATCTACCCCATAGTCTACTGTATTCTACTGTGACTCTACGGTCAAGGTATACTTGATTATCTGCATTGGTTAAGGTTTTAATGCTCATGTCAAAAGTCAGTTGTTAATTAGTTCAAAAAAATTTGCCGAGAGGTCGCTTCGCTCCGGGCTTCGCCCTAGTTCTTTCTTTTTAATCAAACTCTCTTAGATACTCTACTAGCTGTGCGATGTTCTCTATTCGTTCTAGCTTGTCGTTGTTGAGTTCTATATCAAGTTCGTCTTCTAGTGATACCATCATTTCTATTGAGTCCAAACTGTCTATTCCTAGTTCTGAAAACTTAGTTCCAGCAGTAATATGGTCTGGTGTTAGAGTTACTTCATGGTCTCGTAGTGCTAATTCTTTAAGTACTTTTAGTGTTTTACTCATAATCCCTTCTTGTATAAATACATTATATACAGATATTATTTATCAAAGGAGTTTTAGATGGATCGTAGAGCAATAGCAAATAAAAGAATTAAGTTACCATTAACCAATAATATGGGTACTATAGCGAGTTCTTCTATCGCTCTTTTTAGAGAACATTTCTTTAATGCGAGTTCTTCTATGGTGTCTACTAGTGCATTACGTTCACGTTCAGGTATGTATAAAGAAGAAGATTCTTATATGCCTGATGGGTATGACCAGCGTGATATTCAAACCTCTCTTGTTAATGATCCAGTAGAAACAGATTTTAATTACATAGATGAAAGATTTTTACGTTTAAAACCAGCAATTTCAGAGTTAGAAAGCATTTTGAGTGGTCCAGTATATCGTCTAAGATATGCAGTAATGGAGCCAAATGAGACTCTACCCTGGCATATAGACCAACCAGCGTTAGATAGATTCATATGTGTATTAAATGGCGTCCAGCAATTTGAGATAAAGAAACGGAAAGCGGTAGTATCTACTACGCAAACTCCCGGAGAAGTCTGGTACGTTAATACTAATTGGGAACATCAAGTAGTTAATTCAGGTGAGAAAAGACTTGCATTACTTGGCTGTTTCAAGTATAATAATTAAATAAGGAATAAAATATGTTATATGCAAACGGATGTAGTTTCACATATGGAACTGGTCTAGCCCACAAAGACAGAGCATGGCCTTTTATACTTGCTGAAAAGATGAATATTAGTGGAGTAGAAACTGAGGCTCAACGTGGTGTATCGAATAATTACATTGTTCGTAATACCGTTACTACTGTAAGTGATAAACTAGTTAGTGGTGAAGCAGTTGATTTTGTAGCTATTGGTATGACCGCTCCTAATCGCAGAGAGCATTTTATTGAGAAAAAGAATTTATTAGTTCATAATATTCCATCACATGAGTATCATGGGAATATTAATTTAGATGAGCAATCCAATCGTGATTTAGATTTGTTTAATCAGTTATATATGAAGCATTTCTGGTCACCAGTATATGATTTTCATTCATATTTAATTAATATATTAACACTCCAGAATTTCTTTACTGCTAATAATATACCTTATTTAATATTTAATTCACTTAATTTAACACCTAATTTACTAGAGCCAACAAAGTTTACAGAGTTATGTGAGCAAAGTGATATGGTTTCAGTTTATAAACAATTAGATATGAGTAAAATATACGAAGACCAAACGTTTTTTACTTATATGTATGACAATAAAAAGTTCTTTCCTGTAGAAGGAGATGAACGCTATATGCATCCAGATGAAGAGGCTCATAGAGAATGGGCTGAAATATTACATGCAGATATAAAAGGAAATAAATCATGATTAGAAAGATAATTGATATTATTCTTTTCCCTTGGACAGAGTTTAAAAGACGCAGAGAAATGAAAAAGAGATTAGAGGAATTGAAAAAACGTGATCCATTCATTTATAAATAGGCGAGAGCCTGTTATAATGGGTATCAGTGGTGCTATTAACCACGATGCCGCAGTTGCTATCGTTCATGAGGGCGATATTAAATTTGCCGGTCATGCAGAAAGATACTCAAAAAAGAAAAACGACCCTGATTTAAATGAAGCATTATTAAATGATGCTATTAGTTATGGTGGTAAGCCTGATATAATTGCTTGGTATGAGAAGCCAATGCTTAAAAAATTACGTCAATTACGTGCAGGTCAATGGAATTTAAGTTTAGATACTAAAGAATTACCGAGTCAATACTTAGAAAAGTTTCCACAATTAAAACATATTCCAATTAAATATCAAAAGCATCATTATACTCATGCCGCAAGTGGTTACTTTACTTCGCCGTATGATGAAGCTACGATAGTTGTTATCGATTCAATAGGGGAATTCGAAACACTTACGTTCTGGAAAGGACGTGGAATGAGATTAGAGAAAGTATATTCTCAAGCATATCCAAGTTCAATAGGTTTATTCTATTCAGCAATGACTCAACGTCTTGGATTAAAGCCACAAGAAGATGAATATATTTTAATGGGTATGGCCGCTTATGGTGATCCACATAGATTGCATGAAGGTAAAGAATTAATTCAACATATATATGATGAGTTCGGTATTCTACATGAATCTGGGTTAGTTGGATATACTGTGCCGAATTCTACCCTAATTAAATTTACACAGAATTTGCATCGTGGTTGTCGATGGTTCTTACCTGAATTAACAGAAGAACAAGATTTATTCGACATAGCCGCCGCAACGCAGTATGTGTATGAAATGATACTATCCGAAATATTAATTAAAGCTAAATTAAAATGTCACTCAGAGAACTTAGTTCTTATGGGTGGTTGTGCTTTAAATTGTAGTGCGAATAGTATAATAAAAGATTATTTCAAGTCAGTATGGATTATGCCTAATCCAGGTGATGCAGGTAGTTGTATCGGTGTCACTCAGAAATATTCAAGTGAAAGAATTAAATGGAACAACCCATATCTTGGACATGACATACCTGGAAAGTATCCTGTCGAAGATGTATTAAATGCCGTACTCAAAGGGTCTATTTGTGGTATTGCATCAGGTCGTGCAGAGTTTGGTCCACGTGCATTAGGCAATCGTACATTGTGTGCAGATCCTAGAGGCAATGATATAAAAGATACACTGAATGAAATAAAACGCAGACAAAAGTTTAGACCATTTGCTCCTATGATATTAGAAGAATATGTCGATGAATACTTTGACGGTCCATCAGGTCCTTACATGCAATTTATTGCAAAATGTAAGCATCCAAAAGACTTCCCAGCAATTATTCACAAAGACGGTACTTCACGTGTGCAAACAGTTAACAAAGAACAACATGCAGGTCTACATGAATTATTAACACGATTTCATGATAAAACTGGTTGTCCTATGTTAGTTAATACATCACTCAATATCAAGGGTATGCCAATCGTCAATAATGAGCAAGATGCTAAGGATTTTGCGACTTATTATAAAACTTTGGTCTTTACAAGCAAGACTTAATCTGCTATAATAACAGTATGAACATGACAGGACAACAATGGCTTACGATGGATTCTTTCTAACCTATAAGAACGATAGAGAAACCAATGAAAGGTATGACAGGATACAGAAAAAGTATCCCAACTTTCGTATGGTTAAAATCAATTTAGAAGATTGGAATGACCCTAAGATAACGTCAGCAATCAAGAAAATTGGTAGCGTTGCTAATACTAAACACTTTTGGGTTATTGATCCAGATGTTGATGTAAATCCGCAGTTCGATTATGATTTTCAGACCAATGAATGGGATCAAGACTTAACCCATGTTTGGAATGCTGAGGAAAGAAATGTATGGCGTTCAGTTGTTGGTGTCAAACTATTCAAGACTAGCGAAGTTCTTAAACAGTCAGAAGCATATATTAAAGATGCTTATTATTTGACTGGAGAATTCAAAGAACATAATTCTAAATTAATTAAATATAAACCAACCACAGAAACATATGATATCTTTTATTGGGAGAAAGACTTTGGAACAGCCAATCTAACAAATTTACGTAAGAAATATCCTGAAATAAAAACAGTTAGTGGTAATAGTAATATTAGTATACATAAGAAGTGCAGAGAATTAGCCCGTACTGATTTTTATTATTTAATTCATCCAAACACAGAAGTATACGATGAATTTAAATTCGATTATTCTTTTGCCTTTGGTCTTGATAAAGAAAAACAGAAAGTAGTTGTATGGCAAAAACAAAATCCAATTACTAATTTAACACGTGAATATCATGGACTGGGATTATTTCCTAAAGAAGGCCTTATATTCAAAGAACGTGAATACGAAATATTTAATTTCAAAAAGAAAGCAGTCTACGAAAAAGACGCCATGTGCAAAGATTTAGAGTTTCCGGTTATCAGAACACGTGATATGCATAATTTAAATCACGAAGTTGATGCGGATATGTACTGGCTAATTCATGAGGATGTTGAAGAATATACTACCGATTATTATCCTTTTAGTTATGACAGAGATTTAATACATAATTTCAAAGTAACAATAGGTAATAAAGAAGTTCGCAATGGCATCCGTCTCGTCCCTAAAAATGCAGATATCGACAAACAAAAAGATATGCAAGATAGTATCGGTAGGCTTAAGCGTGTCCCTGTAATAAGGTCAAGCACGTTAAAAGGTGGGCTCTCACGTATTGAAACGTATCCTACTATTATTGTGGATCCAGCAGTGCAGTCTAAAGTAAATTTAGAACATACTTTTGGCTGGTATCCAGATTTATATGATATGGTATCTGCCCATGTCTTAAGTAAGGGTTTAATTTATATTGCATCCGAATACGATGAATTTAATATTAAAGAGCATGAATTAGACATGACATATATTCCAGACTATGATATATTTTTCTGGGATAAAGGTTGGGGTGAAGATAATTTCAAAGAATTACAAGATAAATTTAAACACAGAATTAAAAAATTGTCTGGTAATGCATTAGAAGTACACGAACAAGCAAGAAATAAATCAAAATATAATTATTATTATATAATTACACCAGATACAGCAATATGGGATTTTAAATTTGATTATGAATTTGATTTTTCTATGACAGAAGAAGCTAGACAGCAAATAGTTGTTTGGCAACGAACAAATAAAGATGGTTCTCCTAGAGAATATTATGGTTTAGGTTTATTTAGAGTTGATATTGATTTATTTACAGAAAGTCAGTACGACAAGTTTAACTTTAAACGTAAAGCCATTTATGAACAAGATGACCAAATACGTGATGTAGAATATCCTATAGTCAGGACTAAAGATTTATTTGATTTAGATTATAAAGTTGATACAGCAATGTATTGGTTGATACACGAAGATGTAAAAGATTTTGACTGTAGTTATTATCCTATGTTATATGATAGTGACGCAATTCATAACTTTAAAGTTAATACATCAACAGGTATGCCTGTGCGTAACGGTGTGCGACTTGTTCCTCGTAATCCTGATGAAGAAAAACAAAAAGATATTGATTTAATTGTAGGTAGATTAAAAGAAATAGAAATAGTAGAAGCAAGAACAGTTGAAGAAGCAGTTAAACTTGCAAAAGAATATACTTTCTGGATGGTTAATCCAGATTTAAAATTAATTAATCCAATGATTGATGATTTTTATCCTGATTTATATAACTTGGGTCCAACACATATATGGAGACAACGTGCAAGAACAGGTAAAGACTTAGGTCATGGTGGATTAGCATTCAGTAATAAAGATTATCATCCAAAAAATGTTAATCTGCATGATGATTATGGTATGAGAATACCAGATAAACATAATATTAAAAAGTATTTTACACGTGATCCTTTCAAAGCATATAAGCAGTCAAAGGGTAGAGTGTTTTATTGGGTAATAGATACCGCGGTAGAGTTATTAGATGAGTTTCAGTTTGATTACTATCCGGATATCTTTTCTATCGAAAACGTATTTGCATTTAAAAGTGAAGAAGGCAAAGAGGCTGGAGTATATCTTGTTCATAGACCTCATTTAGATAAGTTTAAACTCACTGAACAAGACTTCTCCTTCGATAGATTTAAAAATATTATCAGAGTTGATGAAGTTGCGAGTAGAGTTGTAGGACATCCTGCATTTTATTTCGATGAAGGCATGTATAAAGAACATGCCAAGTACTTTAACGACCATGAGAATATTGATGTAGTTGATGCAAGTAAAGGTCTTGCACAAGCATATTTGAAAGCCGCAGGAATGTCTAAGTCAGGTTATTTTTGGGCTATTAATAATGACGTAGAATTAACAAAAGATTTCAGTAGAACATTCTATGTAGACAGACACCATAAATCACATTTTCATTTATGGCCGAAGTCTAATCCCTACACTGGTTATATTCATCAATATGGTGGACTTAGCCTTATACCCACTGCCGCTCTAAAAAAATTGAAGCCGGATGATGATAAAATTCGTAAGATGAATTTTAAGAATAAAAAGCCAGTCAAATCAAAGACGCCTTCATCAGCCGATATCCCTTTTGATGTAGTGTTTCTTTCCTATCGTGAAAAAGAAGCAGATGAAAACTATGCTAAGTTGCTTTCACGTGTACCAAATGCAAAACGAGTTCACGGTGTTAAAGGTATTTTTAATGCTCATAAACGTGCGGCCGAAGTTGCAGATACTAAGATGTTTTATGTACTAGATGCAGATGCAATACTATTAGATGAGTTTGATTTCCAATACTTTCCTACTGTATGGGATGAAGATGCAGTTCATGTGTGGAAATCTAAAAATCCTATTAATGGATTAATATATGGTTTCGGTGGACTTAAATTATTCCCAACACAATTATTGCGTGATGCAACAGATTGGAATATTGACTTTACAACGTCAATTTCAGACAAGTTTAAACCTATGCCTGTAGTTGCTAACTACACCGCATTTAATACTAACCCGTATGACACCTGGAAGTCTGCTTTCAGAGAGTGTACTAAGTTAAGTTCAGGTATTATTCATAATCTCAGAGCAGATGAGGATAAAGAACGAATGGATACTTGGTGTACTGTTGCTGATGAGAACGTCAAACATGGTAAGTATTCACTTGCAGGAGCAAACGCTGGTAGAAAGTTTGGCAGTGAGAACGCAGACAACCCAGAAAAACTAGGTCTAATCAATGATTATGATTGGTTAACCACACAATTTAAACAGGACTTTAGCAATGAGTAATATAAAAGAAAGAAGGAAGTCACGGTTTGATAAATCTAAGATTACTAAATCAGATGACCTTTATGAAAGCAAAGATGATCCGTCAGTAGATATCAGTTCAGAATTAGTGCCTGAAATCCCTGAAGGACAATCTATTGTAGAAAAAGAAGTAACGAGTAAAAGAACAAGAAAAAAGCGTGACCTACTTGTAAAAGATTACGACTATCAGAAGATGGCAGTCGAATATTCAAAAGAAAATGTAAGCCAACAATTATTTAATTACCGATGTGCAATGGAATTCTTAGCACACGTTAATTTAACAGACAATGATTTGATTGTAGATAGATTTAAAGATTTAATTTACAATTATCCTAATGTGGATATCAGTACTTTTGCAAACAGAGACAATGCAAAGTTGTATAGTTGGATTATACAGCAAATGATTTACATATATGGACAGAAATATATTGGTGTAGTTTATTTGTTAGGTGGAGGCATGGGATTATTAGGTTCTATGTTCTTAGATACTAAGATGCGATTTGAAAATATTCGTTCATTTGATATTAATGGAACGTGTCAGTTCTTAGCAGATGAATTTCACAAAAAAGAATTATTACATGACTGGAGATTTAAAGCGAATACTCAAGACTTATTCAATGTTAATTATATTGAAAATGAGTTTCAAACACGTTTACAGAACGGTAGATTATCTAGTCCGTATACAGAGATACCAGGTACTATTATTAATTGTAGTGTCAGTCATTTAACTAATTTCCAGGATTGGTATGAAATGATTCCAGATACAAAAAGAGTAATAGTAGTTGGTGAAACTGGTGATGTTCCTAGACCATTTCCAAGTTCACAAAATTTCAACTTAAGATTTCCAATGTCATTTGAACAATACAGTGGAGTAATTACAGTTGGAGAAAAACAATTCTTTATGAAAATGGGGCTAAAGTAATGAAGCCGTATGAAATTGCAGATAGATTAAATCTCCTTTATGGGAATAGTAGACCTATGCTATCTGAATTAGAAAGAGTTGTTAATACTGAGGAACTCAGTAGCGTATTTACTTTATGTTCTTATTTCTTAGGTAAGAAACATAGAGCAAATATAAATGCTCTAATGAATCTCGTTTATGAGAGACAAGTTTGTGATAACACATTCGTCCTGTTTAAAGTGTTAGACAAAATATCTCAAAACGATGATTCATTGGACGCATTAAGAAACTTTATGGCATGTAAAACTATTGATAGAAAATCAATGTATCTTGTGTTTAGAGTTTTGAATGGAATGTATCCTGATAATACTGATACGTTAGATGATTTAAAAAATACTATTTGTGCGGAAGAAGGTGAGTTTGATAGAGACTTAGTATTTTTATTATTTAATGTACTAGAAAAAATAATAGATGATGAAGAAGGATTAGGTGCATTAAAAAATGTTTGTGGTAATCATAATTTTATTAAATCACAAACAGAATTATTATTCAGAGTAATAATGAACATTGAATATCCTGGTGATGAAATATTAAGTGCATTAAAAAATATTATTGCAGTTGATACTGATCCAGACTTATATTTATTATTTAAAGTTATTCAGGGTTTTGATGAGTCAAATGAAGATATTGCTAACGTAAAAAGTGCAACAATATTTAAAACAAAAGTATTTGAATTAGTTCATACTCTTACTGAAGGCAAGTATAGTATTCCTATGAATATGAAAAAAATGACTAATAGATTTGAAGGTCAATCATTGACTGATGCATTCAGTCGAGGACAGTTGCAGTCTAAACTGTGGTTAATTGACATTGTAAATAATTATGATATAAACTTAGGTAAGACTATTTACACTTGTGCAGGTTGGTATGGAGTGTTACCAGCATTATTATTTGAAAGATGCAAGATTGAAGGGAACATTTATAGCTTTGATATAGATCCTACTACAGATAATCCAGCAGACACACTCAATAAAGAATATATAATTGACAGCATGAAATTCAAATCATTTGTCAAAGATGTAGCAGAATTGAAGTTTTCTGAGGAAACTCTACCAATAAATCATTATAAATACAGTGATGCACTTAAGTTCGAAGTAATGAATACAACACATACTATTGGTCATCCAACATGTGTAATCAATACAAGTTGCGAACATATTGCAGAATTTGATAAATGGTGGAATGCTATTCCAAAGGGTACTCTAGTGATATTACAAAATAATGACTTTATTGAGCATGAAGATGATACAGTCGTTAATACTAAGACAGACGTTGATACTTGGGCAAAAGAGTTAAAACTGTCGAAAGAAATATTTACCGGAACATTAGAATTGGAGCATTATAACCGCTATATGATTATCGGGGAAAAGTAGTGATTACAAATGACCTAAGCAAAAGCATAGAATATAGAAAAGCATGGAAAGAGTTGTTGCTACAGTACCAAGACGGTACAGTAAAAACTAATAATATTTGTATGGCTCCGTTTTCTCATATGTATATTCATAGCAATGAAGGTCAAAGAGTTTGTTGTATGTCTACTGAAAATAATTTGGTAACAGATGATACAGAGTTAGACTTAGAGAAACGTTGGAGTAATGACTATTATAAAAATATAAGAGAACAGTTTTTAAGAAACGAAAAGCCTGATATTTGTGTAAAATGTTATAATATTGAAGATGCAGGTGGTAAAAGTGATAGAATAAACTTCAATGAAACATATATGGATGACTTAATTCCTAATGTTGAAACAGGAAACCAACACAATTCTCCATTAGATTTAGATATCAGACCGGGTAACTTATGTAACTTGAAGTGCAGAATGTGTGGACCAGTATCAAGTTCGCAGATGGAGAAAGAAATAAAAGACAACAGAGTATTGATGAAACCAATATTGGGTGATGGCATTATAAGAAAATCAGATGTGTTTCAACGTGATGGTAATATAGAATTCTTATTAGAAGCCGCGGACAAAGGCGATAGAATTAAATTCTTAGGTGGTGAACCAACAATTATGCCAGAGGTAGATAAGTTTTTAGATATTCTTATTGATAAAAAATACTTTGATGTGCCGATACACTTTACAACAAACTGTACTAATAATAATAAAAGGTTCTTAGATAAGTTATCTAAGTTCTCAGCAATATCATTTAATTATAGTATTGATGGTATAGACAAAGTTGTAGAATATATCAGAACACCAGTAAAGTTCTCAACCATAAACAAAACTATAAGAATATATCATACTATTGCAAACAGAAATATATCAGAAATAAGTTTTACATTACAAGCCTACAATCTATTTAATTTATATGATACAGTTGTGTGGGCAAAAGAAATAGGATGCACAATTAGACCAGAAATCTTAAGGGCTCCTGAATGGGATTCGATACGAAGTATTCCTCTTAGTATAAGAAAACCATACTTACAACAATTAATTGAGCGATTTAAAGAATGGGACGATGTATTTGCTGAACGAGTTCTGCCTTCGTTAAATCAAGCGTTATCAGACGATAAAGAATATCATCCAAAACATTTAGCAAGAGCGACTAAAAGATTCGATAAAGCCAGAGGACAACACATTAAAGATTTTATTCCTCAAGTATGGGATATAATTAAAGAGGATTATAATGATTTACAGTTATAATGACGTAAGAGCGATACACCTAGAAATAACTGAAAAGTGTCAGGCCGCTTGTCCTATGTGCGATAGAAATGTACATGGTGGTAAAGATAATCCTAATCTTGGTATGCATGAATTGTCATTGCAAGACGTTCAGGAGATGATGCCTCCAGAGTTTGTAAAGCAGTTAGAAAGAATTTATATGTGTGGTAACTTTGGTGATCCGATTGTTGCTAAAGACACATTAGAAGTTATGCAATACTTTCGTTCACAGAAGCGAGAGTTAACGCTAGGAATGAATACCAACGCTGGTGCAAAGAGACCAGAGTGGTGGAGAGAATTAGCAAAGACATTAGGCAATTGGAGTTATGTTAAGTTTGGATTTGATGGACTGAAAGATACAAATCACTTATATAGACAAAATGTTAATTGGGATATAGCGTGGGAAAATGCAGTAGCGTTTATTGAAGCAGGTGGCAAAGCACATTGGGACTATTTAATCTTTGAACACAATGAACATCAAGTAGAAGAAGCCAGAGCATTAGCAGAGAAAACAGGCTTTAAGAAATTCATACCAAAGAAAACAGGTCGTTTCTTTTCTACAATGAAACAAGTGAAGAAAGATGAACACCAAGCAAAGAATAGAAAAGGTGCTGAAACACAATTACTACAACAACCAAAAGAGGTAAAGTATCAGAACAAAGCATTAGACAAGATTACAGAGATTAAAACAAAACACGGATCACTAGAAAAGTATTTTGATAATGTACAGATTAGTTGTAAAGTAGCGGCAGAAAAGAATATGTATATTAGTGCAGAAGGATTAATTCTTCCTTGTTGTTGGGTCGCAGGTAGTATGTATAAGTGGTGGCAGAAGCCTGGTGAGAACCAAGTGTGGGAATTAATACAACAGTCAGGTGGCAAAGATGAATTCGATGCAAAGAAACATGGAATAGAATATGTATTAAACAATGAATACTTTTCTAATAGATTAGTAGATAGTTGGAGTAAACCAAATGTACATGCAGGCAAACCTATGGTATGTTCACAGAAATGTGGTAAAGAGTTTGATGCATTTGCGGAGCAGTTCAAGTAATGGCTGAATTAAAACTCAGGATGAAAGCAAATACTTCATACCACGATATGTATGATAGATACGAGCCTATTGCTGGAAATGATTACATTATCGTTGATTGGATGATGGGGAATACTTGTAACTATGCCTGTACATATTGTGATGATTACTTTCATGATGGTAGTCAGCCTTGGCCTGATGTAGATATATTTCTAAAGTTCACTAAAAGATTAACAGACCATTATAGAGTTGTTGCTCCTGGTAAGAGAATACTATGGAACTTGTTAGGTGGTGAACCTACAGTCTGGCCTAAGTTTGAGGAAGTATTTCATAAGATGAAAGCATACGACCCAAATGCCAGCGTAAGAATATTGACTAACGGTTCAAGAACCCTACGATGGTGGGAGAAGAATGCAAACATATTTGATGAAGTTATTATAAGTTATCATCCACAAAGTGCAGACTATAAACATGTAACAGAGGTATCAAACATACTTACTGACAAGGGAACGATATGTTCTATTCAGTCAGCTATATATCCTCCGTTAATAGAATTAAATTATGAAGCGGCTCAATATTACCATGAGAATTCTAAGTGCATAGTTCATAATTCGAAAGCATTACAAGAGACATTAGGCAGTGATAATACATTTGTATATCCAGAAGGTGCCTTTGATAAATTAAGACAATGGGATGGGCAGACAAAGTATCGACAAGAGATAGATGACGCAGTTGAAAATGTATCTGAGCATATGATGACAGTAAAGAAGTTTAAAAGAAAGAACTTTGGTAAGCAAATGCGATATATAAACACAAAGACAGGCAAATCAGAATCATTTCAGAATGCAAATCATATAATGGAACAAGGTCATAACTCATGGAAAGGCTGGAAGTGTATGATTGGTATAGAAGCATTAGTTGTCAATTTAAATGGAACAGTCACAAGTGGTAATAGTTGTTTTCTAAACTTATCACATGGAAATATAAACAAACCAGATGAAATAGACTTCCCTATTGATGGAAGAATATGCCCACAAACATGGTGTAGTTGTGTATCTGACACAGAAGTAACGAAGTTTAAGGTTAAATAAATACAGTATGTCCAAGAAAAACAATCCAGAATTAGAGAAAAACTTAGAAGAATTTCAACGTAGAACAGGTGCACCAACAAAGACATTCTGTCTTTTGCCTTGGGTACATCTAAGTACACGACCCAATGGACATATGCGTGTTTGTTGCACAGCTAATGCAAGTTCAGTTGGTCCTACTAATGATAAAGAACATGGCGGAGAAGTCGGTGTTTTAAAAAATGCTGATGGTAAACCTGCAAACTTAAATCATAGCGACTTGATGTCAAGTTGGAATAATGATTATATGAAAAATGTTAGAACGCAGATGCTTAATAACGAAATGCCTCCTAGTTGTATGAAATGTTACAAAGAGGAAGACGCAGGCCATATGTCAAAAAGATATTGGGAAACAGAGTATTGGTCTCGTAGAGTTGACATGAAAGAAATAATTGAGGAGACAGCCGAAGATGGTGCAATCCCTCCAAAGATTAGATACTTAGACTTACGTTTAGGTTCTAAATGTAATCTTAAATGTATTATGTGTTCACCTCACGATAGTTCAATGTGGGTTAAAGATTGGATTAAATTACATCCACAGATTGAAAACGAATCATTAAAAGAAACTATGCAATGGGGTAACAAAGGTCAGATAGATGGTGCAACATATAACTGGCATAAAAAGAATGATGCATTTTGGGATCAGTTGTACGAACAAATCCCACATATGAAACAGTTATACTTTGCTGGTGGTGAAGCTACAATTATCGAAGAACATTATACTTTGCTTGAGGAAGTTGTAGAAAGAGGCTATGCTCCGGGTATTGAATTAAGATATAATTCAAATGGATTAGAAATGCCACAGCGTTTATTTGATTTGTGGAAACAGTTCAAGCGTGTACGTTTTCATTATTCAGTAGATAGTATTGGTATAATGAATGATTATATTCGTTATCCAAGTGAATGGGAACACACAGTAAAACAGTTTCATCTATTAGACAACACAGGTCCTAATGTAGAAGTTACAGTAGCATGTGCAGTTCAGGCTCTAAACATTTATTACTTACCAGACTTTGTTAAGTGGAAACTAGAACAAAACTTTAAGAAGATTAACTTATGGCCACTAGGTGCAGGTATGATTAACTATCACTTTGTTTATCACCCACCACATCTTAATGTCAAAGTTCTTCCTAACTGGTTTAAAGAAATGACACATAAGAAATATGATATCTTCATCAAATGGTTAGAAGAAAACTGGGAGTTATGTACTAAAGGTTCACTAACACCAGTAACATATGAAGATTGGCGTCAAGCCGCATATGGTGTGAAAAGATTACAAGGTATGTTACAGTTCTCAGAGAGCGGCGACTGGTCAAGACAGCGTATGCCAGAGTTCATTGAATATATTAATAAAATGGATGGGATACGTGATACTAATTTCAGAGATGTATTCCCAGAGATGGCACCATTACTAGATTGGACTCCAGATGACGGAGAAGATTGGGATGGTGAGTTTGATGACAGACTATTAAAAGAATTAGAAGACAATGGTTTTCACGTAAATCAGCAGGAGTTAGACATTGACAATTAATTATCCAAACATAATCGAAGAAGCATTCAAAGATAGACATAGTTATAGTTTTGATACTGTACCAGATACATTTGTGGATGCATTAATTAAGGAACCTAGATTTCCAGAGTCAGCAAGATTCAGAAAAGTAAAATGGGTTTCACATGAATCAGGCATCCCATGGTTAGTATTAGATACTCCTGAGTTTGATTGGAAAGCATGTTATGATGAAGCAATGGCAGTTTATGATGAAGCTATTCAACATAGAAAAAATGATTATGATGAAAGCAACCCTGATGACTATGGACACAGAGGCTGGCGCTCTTTGACGCTACATGGGTTAGGTAAACATGTATCTCAGCATTGGGATAGTAAAGATGTTAAAGCAATGGGCTTTGATTTTAAAAGTGAAGAAGAAGTAAGAGAAGCATATCATTGGACAGAGGTTGCAGATAAATGTCCTAAGACAGTAGAAATGATTAAGTCTATTCCAGGTTATATGGCATACGATAGAGTTCGTTACATGTACTTAGAACCAGGCGGATACATTACTCCTCATAATGATTATGAACACAATAAGTTAGGACCATTGAATATATCGCTAAACAATCCAGAGCATTGTTATTTTAAAATGATTGATGATAATGCATATGTTCCGTGGAAGCCTGGTAAGATGATTAAAATGAATGTAGGACATCAACATGCAGTGATGAATGATACAGATGAAGTAAGAGTTCATATGATTGTTCACGGGCAGTATGGTGGTAGAGGGTATGAAGATATTATGTTAAACAGTTGGAATAAAATTAATGGATAATGAAACACAACAATGTGAAGACTGTAGAATTGCAATAACAACCAAAGGCATTGAGGTTGAAGATACTGGTAACCTACATGTAGAAACAGGCATACTAATAGGACTACTTATTGTAGTAAGTCTAATGTATATTGGAAAGAAATGGATCGACAGGAAATTTAAATGAATAAACACACAGACCATCAACGCTCAACTAACTTTATTAAAGCAATTAGATGTGCAGTGTTAGATACCTCTAAAACCATTGGTGATGACGATGTATCCGAATATACTAAACAGATAACTTATAACTTTCTTAGAAATAATTACAGCCATTATAGACATAAGATTTATGAAGAAGATTCAGTTGATAAGATATTAGCAGACTTGGCCAATGATCCAGAAGAAAGTGATATTGTTCTTTTAGTAGTTCAAGCATATGGTAATATATTATATGACACATGGCAACCATTAGAGCATGGGTATAGTTTATTCAGAGAGTATTGTAATTATGATTGGTTAGAAGATGCAAAGGCAAATAAATTCCTATTGATGGGACATATTCTTGACGAACAGCACAAAGACCGATGGTTTAGATTACATGAACAATGTTTTGTTATCAACTATCCTATGTGGAAAGAAATGGGAAGACCAGCGTTTGGAGACTTTGGAGTTAAACAACAAGAAGTTAGACAAGCCATTCGTAGCATGGAAAACTTCCATGACGGACATACACCTAAGTATTTGGCTCCTGGTCCAGCACAAGAGACAATTAATAAAACAGGCTTTGGTTGGAACTTAATAGCAAAGAGTTTACAGGCAGGTTTACCAGTAAGAAACTTTGATGAACAAGCACGTAAGACTAAAACATATTTGTATCCAGAGATTAAAGAAGAACAAGAAGAATTCAAAAAGTTCTTTAGAGAAGACTGTGCTAAGTTCAAACCAGAAGAAAGTAACTTAGGTCAAACTAAAAAAGAATTCTTACAATATCAAAGTTATACAGTTCAACGTTCACCAGATGCTATATGGGTCATGAATACAGAATCAGTTAATGATGTATACTTTGTTCCTAGAAAGTTTCCATTAAAGAATATCTATAGTGTAGCCGCAGGATTTAAAACATTTGCATTCTTAAATGGTTGGAACCCTAATACTGATGTAGAGAACGTAGGAATAAATTACTTTGATATATCAGCAAATAGTTTAGAAGCAAGAAAGTGGATGCACAATGAATGGGATCCTCAAGACTTCAATCAATACTTAGATTATTTACACGATGAATGGTATAAGACTGATAAAGCCCTGATATCAATTTATGAAGACTTTGATTTCATGTCACCTAATTGGGAAAGTGAAAGAGAGAAAGCAAAAGAGGCATATCAGAAAAGTATTCTAAGAATATTTGATACGATGGAAGACTTCTATTCAATGCATGAAAAAGTAAAACATAATCCTAACATCACATATGGTGTTGCTGATTTATGTAGAAATGCACAGCCTCTTATAGATAGAATTCAACCACATGAAGAAGGATATGATAGTGTAGTGTGGAGTAGTAATTATATTACTACAAGGTATACAACATGGTTGCTATCGTATGAAGAACGCAGAGCAGGCTATAAAGATGTAGTCAGTAAAATGTGTGAGAAAAACAAACATATTAGATTGCATAGTGCAGATTGGGATGGTTCTCCTACTAGAGGAATGAAAATAGAAGAAATCAATCACGCATATGGCTATCCGGAAGAATTATTTTTAAAATGGCGAAGCAAAAAGAACTAAAATATATTAAGTTTGATGTTGGTGTGTTACACTTAGAGTTAACCTCAAGATGTAATGCCCTTTGTCCTATGTGTGCCAGAACCACAGGACTAGACCATGATGGAGTAATACTAAAGAAACGTGATGACTTGCAATTAGTTGATACAGATCCACAGTTACTTTATAATATGTTAGAAGAAATGAAACCTTTCTTGCCTAATCATGTTTTTATTAATGGTAACTTTGGGGATCCAATAATGTATCCGCATTTACAAGAAGTGATGCAAATGTATATTGACGCTGGCGTTCCACAAGTAACGCTTAGTACAAATGGCGGAGTGCATAAAGCAGACTGGTGGATTAATTTAGCTAAGATGATGCGTAAGCAAGATAAAGTTATATTTGCTATTGATGGATTAGAAGACACAAATCATTTGTATAGAGTAAATACTAAGTGGGATGTAATAATGCGTAATGCAAAAGCATTCATAGGAGCAGGAGGTTTTGCTAGATGGGACTATATTGCATTTGCACATAATGAACACCAGATTGAAGAAGCTAGAAAACTAGCAAATGATATGGGTTTTATAAAGTTTAGATATAAGAAGTCAAATAGATATGTTATACCTAAAGATTATAGTGCAGATCCAGATACTACCAGAGAAGATGAATCTATTGAAAAGAAAACAACTATTAAGTTTGTATCCAGACAGCATCAAAAGAAAAACCCTATGCAAAAAGAAACAGTATTAGAAGCACCAAAGAAAACAGATGCATCTAACACTACAAAGAATTTTGAAACGATATTAAAACAACATAAGACCTTTGATAATTATGTTAAGACAACACAGATTGATTGTCAAACGTCAAGAGATAAAAGTATTTTTATAGATTACAAAGGTAAAGTTTGGCCTTGTTGTTGGCAAGGGCATTACTACAGTACAGTAGGAGAAGACAAAGGTACACAGAAAAGAATAGATGATAGAGTTGAATTAGAAAATAAGTACGGAAAAGACTTTAATGACTTGTCAAAGCATTCAATTTTTGATATACTGAATACAGCATACTATTCAAATGACCTAGTTGAAAGCTGGAGTAATGAAAGCAAACGTCTTTTTATATGTGGTAAAACATGTGGAAAAGATTTAGACTTTAGAGGCAACAGTAAAAAGAACTATGAAGATACAGAAATGACAGAGAATGAACATGAACAAGCAAGGAGACAGCATGTCTAGTACATTTTGCATTCTACCTTGGATAAACATATCTACACGTGCTAATGGTGATTTACGTGTTTGTTGTCATGCCAATCAAGGACCTACTAGAGGTATCTATAAGAAAGAAGATGGAACAAATTATAATCTTAAACAAGATAAGATTACTGATGCAATTAACTCTCCTCTTGCTAAAGATATACGTAAGACAATCTTAGATGATAAATGGCATGCTGAATGTATTAGATGTTTACGTGAAGAAAAAGCAGGCATGAAGTCCAGACGTATTAATGATGGTGAAAGATTTGCTGAACATATAACATTAGAACAAGCACAGAAACATACCGCGGAAGATGGTACGATAGATTTAAATCATATAAAACAAACTTACTATGATATTCGTTTAGGTAATTTCTGTAACTTAAAATGTCGTATGTGTTCTCCGATGGATAGTAGTTCTTGGTACGATGATTATGTTAAGATGTGGGGCACAAATAAGTTTAAAGATACACATGGTATCGTAGAAATGTATAAGAATAACAAAGGTAGATTTGTATCAAACGATTACGATTGGGTTAAGAAGGATCACTTCTGGGAGAACCTAAAAGAAAATGTAGCAGGTATGCAACATGTATATCTAGTGGGAGGTGAGCCTCTTATTATTGAAGAACATTATGATTTCTTAAAGTATTGTGTAGAAGTAGATAAAGCAAAAGAAATAACACTTGAGTACAACACAAACCTAACTAATATTCAACCAAGAGCATTAGAATTATGGAAACAGTTCAAACAAGTTCAGTTCGGTATATCAATGGACGGAATAGGTGAGACATTAGAATATGTACGTAACCCACTTAAGTCTAAACTAATGGAAAAGAATTTATTAAAGCTAGATGAAGTTGGCTTAGAGAAGATGAATTTCAGAGCCTGGATAGCGTTTACTATTGGTGCCTTAAATGCATTTCATTTTAGTGATTTCTTAAAGTGGAAACTAGAACAAGACTTTGCAGTTATATCTCCTATGTTGAAGAATAACCCTAAGCCATATGTTAATGCACACCCAATACATAGACCACATGAATTAGCGACAAGGTTCTTACCATTAGAAGTGAAAGACCAAGTACGTGATAAATGGGAAGGCTTTAGAACAGAGTTTAAAACAGATTTAGTTAATAACATTGACTTTCATTCACTCGCCAAGAAAAATCCTATGGCAATGGGAATGATTAAGCCTGCAAATAAAGAGTGGGCTATAATGAAAATGGACCAATTACTTGACAACAATATTAAGTTTATGTATGATGAAGATTGGTTTACAGAAGAAAACAATAGAAAGTTCTGGCAATACAATGAGAAACTTGATGGGATCAGAAACGAAAATATGGAAAAACAATTACCAGAGTTGTATAACGCAATGAAAAAGTATAAGGTTTAATATGGAAATAGATAAACAATCACTTAAATGGTCACAGTATGACTTTACGAAGATACCCTTTGATGATATTGTCAAAGTAGGACAGCGTACTCTATTGTATAGAGATTTGTTCTCAGTATCTTGGTTGTTAGGTCGTTTCTGTAATTACAAATGTAGTTACTGTTGGCCTTATGCTAGGTCAGATAGAAAAGACCATAGACCTACAGAATTGTGTTTAGCAACTATTGATGAGATAAAGAGGCAAGCACGTGATAATGGGTTTAATAGTTTTCATTTTAGTTTATCTGGTGGTGAGCCTACATTCCATCCAGGATACTTGGACATCTTACAACATTTGGCTGATGATGTCGATAATTGTAATTACACTAGCGTTCATATGACTAGTAATATTTCTCGTAAAAAAGATTGGTTTATAAAGTATGCTGAGATAGTAGGTAAAATGCATAGAGCAAGTATTACAGCCAGTTATCATAGAGAGTTTGCAAAGCCAGAAGAATTTGCAGACAAACTTTTATTATGTATGGAATATGATATACAAGTAACTATTAATATGGTTCTTGTTCCTGAAAGATTTGATGTTGATTGGGATAATGCATTATACTTTCATAACAGAGGTATTAATGTTACGTTAAAGCCTCAATCTGATCCTACTGCTTCTTTTGTTGTTAAAGGTTATACAGATAAGCAATTAGAGATTATGCAGAATGGTATGCCACAACGTGCATACACAGATGATTTACAAAAGACAACAGGTAAAAAGATTATAAGACCTAAGCCAGCAAAGACTATGTGGAATCAAGATGTAATGAATGGTGATGATAAAGGTGTCCCACCAATCATGCAAGTAGAGTTTGAAGATAGCAAAGGCAAGAAGTGGTACATAGACCAAGCAGAAAGATTTAATGCTTTCAACTTTAATAAGTTCAAAGGTTGGGATTGTACTAGTGGCTTCAAAGGTGTTATCATAAGAGAACCAGACGGAAGTATTAAACGTTCTTACAGTTGTGCAGATGAACCACTAGGATATATCGAAAGTGGGTTTAAACTATTTGATAGTCCTAAGCCATGTATTAGTGAAAGTTGTGTTTCAAGTGCAGATAGTAAGATACCAAAAAGAGCACCAGGAACCCTAGTAAGAATATATCCAAATGAAAAAGTTAGATAAGATAGATTTATTTACAAGACATTGTGAGAATAGACAACAGGCTATTCGTAAAGCAAAAGCTATTGTAGACGAAGATGTTATTGAAGTAGGAAGTTCAGTTGATATCTTTAATGACTCTTATGACTTTTCAATATTACATGACCAAATTGCATTCATAGAACAATATGATAAGTGGATACATTCTAGTAAAAAGTTTAAGATAGAAGGGCTTGATAAGTTTAAGAATAGATTAGTTACTAACGGTATAACTGATGCATTCACAGACTTCTATGAGACTACAATAGATTTAAACGTACTCAGAGGTGAGTACACGTATCATAGGGACCTAGGGATCCCTGTATTAGATACGTATGAAGATATACCAAACAGTGGATCTTTGATTATAAGTTATCCTTTTAGTGCTACTGGGAACGTACACTTTGACTGGGATAGAATAATGGCTACATGTAAGAAAAGAAATGTAGATGTATTCATAGATTGTTGTTTGTTTGGAGTAGCAGAAGTACCCAGATTAAATCTAAATCATGATTGTATAACTCATGTAGCATTTAGTTTCAGTAAGACATTTGCTACTGGAGGATTACGTACCGGTATGTTATACAAAAGAAATACTGAACGTACTGCATTACAACTACAAAACGAACACTTTTACACACAGATGGCGGGAATGAAAATACATTCAGAATTAATGAAAGAGTTCAGTCCTGATTATATGTGTAATAAATATAGACAGAAACAAATCGAGTTAGCAAAAGAACTAGAAATAGAACCAAGTGATAGTGTTATCTTTGGCATTAGTACAAAAGATAAAGACAATCATTTTGAAAGAGACGGATATATTAATAGATTATGTTTGTCTTATGCTTTGCAAGAACACGATAAACATTACGAGGACTTTGAATGAGTGTAGAAAAATTAGACATAGAATTCGATTACAAGAGACTTGTAGGAGAGTTCAAAGGACTTGGCATTGAACAGAAACTTATTGATAATGAGAAACAAATTGCAGTTCAATGTAGAGAAGGTATTAAGGGAGAGAAACAACTACTAGACAGTTGTGGTAGTTTGATGTATGATTGGGATGATTATTTTCCTGAGAAAGATTATGAAAACTCTGGACCTAAAATACGTGATGTAATATTACAAGAAGATGAGTTTAATCTACTTTGTGATGTATGGAAGGGTACATATATAGGGGAAATAGTAAACGCTTTAAATGAAGAATATGGAGTCCTAAGAGGTAGATTTATGATGTTAGGTATGAAATCATGCTTGACTTATCATAAGGACAAAACACCTAGATTACATATTCCTATAGTCACTGATGATAATTGTTTTATGGTCATTGATGATAAAGTATGCAGAATACCATATGGTGGAGTATATAGAGTTGACACAACAAAAACTCACACAGCCATAAATGCAAGTAAGATACTAAGAACACATTTAGTATTTTGTTTTCCTAAACCAAAAATAGATAAATCAAAACCTTTACCATGGGAAAAAACAAATGACTGATTTGATTACAGGTTCAGACCATAGAGGGTATGAATTAAAATGTGCAATAGAGAAATATCTTGTTCCTATTGACAAAGATATAGAAAAAGATATAACAACATATTTAGATTGTGGTTGTTATGATCCAAACGCAAAAGTAGATTATCCAGATGTAGTAAAAAGCCTAGCACTTGAAATGAAAGGTGTATTTACTAGAGGCATTTTAGTATGTGGTTCTGGTTTTGGTGTAGCAATAGCGGCCAATAGATACCCACATATTCGTGCAGTAACAGTTCGCACTCCTAAAGAAGCAGAAATGGCAAGACTTCATAATGATGCAAACGTATTATGTTTAGGTGCAGACTTTACTTCTAAAAGAGTTGCATTAAAAATTGTTGATAAGTTCTTAACTACTGAATTCGAAGGCGGTAGACATAAAGATAGAATTGCTAAACTGACATCGATGCTTTAATAAAAGGCTGAGGGTCATAATTAATCAATTCAAAATCTTCTATTTTAAAATCATTCATAGACTCTACAGTTCTATTAATTCTTAGTTTTGGAAAATGTTCTGCTTTTCTTTTAAGTTGTTCTTTTACTGCATCAAAGTGATTCTCATATACATGACAGTCGCCAAAGATATGATTAAATTCACCAACACCTAACTTACAAACATGTGCAACCATATAAGTTAATAATGAATATGATGCAATGTTAAAAGGAACTCCTAAAAATAAATCTGCACTACGTTGATACATATTACAATGTAATTTGTTATCATTAGATACATAAAATTGCGACATAGTATGACACGGAGGTAACGCCATCATATCTATATCACTTGGGTTCCATGCATTAAGAATATGTCTACGAGATTGTGGGTTCTCTTTGATACCTTTTATTAGTTCAGCTATCTGGTCAACTTTACGTCTAGCACCGTTGTATGAGCGCCATTGGACGCCATATACGGGTCCTAAGTTCTTTTCTATGTCAGTGTTANTAAAGCCTAAGTCTTTGCCTTGTTTGTCAGCATTATCAGTCCAGATAGTATTTTGACCTATGAGTTCTTCTCTGGGTTTACCATAATGAATTTCTGCTAGTCTACGTTCATCACTAGAACCTTCTAAGAACCAAAGTAGTTCACTTAGTACTGCTTTAAAGTTTACTTTTTTAGTTGTTAATAAAGGTAGACCAGCTTCAAGTTGAAAGTTTAAATGTGCATAGAATACACTACGAGTACCCGTACCTGTTCGTTCTTGGTCTCGTTTTTCTCCAGTATCCATTACATGTTGTAATAAAGAAAGGTACTCCTCTTCTTCCCAATTAGCCATTTACAATCCTATTTTCTATCCCATGTCTCAAATGTACAATGAGGTTCTGGGTGTGGGTTTACATATCCTGATGAGTTAGTTTTTTTGAAGTCTTTTAGATACTCTACAATATCTACTGTAGTATCTACTGAATGGGTGCCGTCAATTCTAGTTAGTAATATCTTATTACAAAATTTATAGGCATCATCGTAAAGGTGTTTACCACCTATGATGTATATTTGTTTAGTAGGGTGTCTTGATTGAATTGCAGTAACAATACTTTCTAATGAATATTGAGTATAATCATAACAATCATGAGCACCTGGGAATTCAGGCATGCTCTTAGAAGTTATTACGTAGTTGATTCTATTTTTTAGTGGGGCTATTTTTCCTAAACTCTTCCAAGTATTAGAACCCATTACAACTACATTATCAGTTGTGTGGTCTGCAAACCATTTTAAATCTAATTTTATTTTCGACCAAGGTAAATCGTTTTTGTATCCTATGCCACCGTATTCATCAGCGGCTAAAATCATGCTAATCGCCATTGTCCTTCTCCTGCTTCTTCTTAGACTCTTTATCTAAGTAGTCTTTAAAATGATTATTTAGTATTTTTTTAACGTTCATTACTACATTCTGCCTAATGGCAGGCATATCAATAAACACTTGGATATCTTCTATAGCATCGAATTGCTCTACAAGTTTATCCCAACTAAAATCATTTGCAACAGGTAAAGGATTTAATAACTCATCGCCTTTTAAAACAACTTGTTGTCCGTTTGCCAATTTAACACTGATACTTTTAACGAATGCTGAAGGAATACTTACGGGAAATATTTCTTCCATTACCCTATCGAATTCTCCGTCTCTATCGAATTCCATTATGATAATTCATCCTTATCTTTCATCGAATCAATATGTTCGATTGCGGCTAAGATTACTGCACCTGCTTTAATCAGGTTATCTTTATAATCTTCTGCTGATGGTGGAGTAAGCATAGTGGCTCTCCTTGTATTCTGTACAAGATAGTAAGAAGCTATTGCAACCCAATCGTTGGGTGTGTTCTTAATATCTAATTCTGAACCAGGCATATCAGTATGCTTTTCACGTTCATGTGTAATTGCATTTAATATTTCACTACGCTTACTCATAGTTTTATACCTCTGCTGAGGTTGTTTTTGCCGCCATAGCATCTTTAGTAGTACCTTTTGGTCTACCTCTTCCACGTTTAGGGGCTTCTGCCGCCTTTTGTGCTAGAGTTGGATCAAACCTAACTGCTTCCGCTCTTTTCTTTTCAGCTTCATCCTCTAATAGGACAGCCTGTTGTAAAAGATTTTGTGCGATTGCTTTATTATCTTGATCCCTGTTTAATGCTACTTGCTCGTCAATTCTCTGACCTGGCATTTCACCAAATTCAGGATCCGGCGCAACTGCTCCCTCACTGATGTTCTTCATTTCTTTAAGAATATCTGCTAGTGGGATTTGTTGTTGTGGCGTTGGTTGCATTATCACTGCATCCACTGGTACCTTTTTCAAGTGACCTCTGGTATGTAGTGATTCTAACATTGTTTCCCCATTCCAAAACGTTTTACGTTGAAGTGCCTCATGCAAATTATTTGCAGATTGGCCTTCCGGCGATACGATAGCCGCCATGAAATCATCATGGAATTTATCTTGTAACATGTCTGAGTAAACTACTAGAGCATGTTCCTTGTCTTCTGGTATTTGCATAAAGACTACACTTAGGCGTTGACCTGTGCCTTTATGTCTACCAATGTGTTTAGTAATTGCCATAATTAACTATCTGTACCTTCTGTAGTTTCAGCAGGTTGTTCACCAGCTTTTTCACCAGCCGCATCTGCCGCCGCTTTTTGTTGTGCTTGGACATGGTCAACGAATGCCTTTACTTTATTAGCGATTGCTCCTACTGATGATAACTCTGCGGCTTGAAAAGCCCCACGTTTTGATGCTAAGTCAATAATATTGTAAATATTGACCAAGTCATTTACTGTAACCGTTGGTGCCTCGCTTGGTGCTGGTGCACTAGCTGGCGCTTCCGATTGTTTATTTTCTTCTGTCATTGTTGTATACTCCTTTGACATTAGTTTAATTATTATATATAATAGAATAACTTAATTATTCAACTACTATTATAACAAATTGGGGTAACGAAGTCAAGCCTTTATTTAATAATTATGCTACTAAATCAACATATTTCTCAGGCCAATCAAGGTAATTTAACCAAATACGGTGTTTTATCCTTACTGTGAAGTTCTTTTGAGACATTAGATTGTAAAAATTTGGTTTAGTTGGTACTCTTACAGGACTTATATCAGTTCTTGAACCCTTTGCTAGATTACATTTTTTACATGCAGATACCATATTATCCCAACCAGACTTGCCACCTTTTGACCTAGGTATAACATGATCCAGTGTAAGTTCTTTTGAAGGGAATGCATCTAAACAATATTGACAAGTATAATGGTCACGTATGAATACATTTTTACGTGAGAAATTTATACCTTCTTTATTCTGAGACACATATTCACGTACTGCAATGACACTAGGGACACGCATGGTGTGACTAGGACTATGTACTTCCCAATCGTCATGCCATTCGACTACGTTAATCTTATCAAGCCAGATAAGTTTAATGCTTTCTTGCCATGTTAATGTAGAAAGAGGTGAAAGTCCGAGAGGTTTGTAGTCCGCATTCAATAGTAATGTATCGCTCATTAATAATATTTAGTCTCTTATGAAAGGGAGTTTTTTACTCCCTACTATTTATGCGGCTTTTTGATAGTAGGCGTGTTCGCCAAATGGTGGGATGATTGATTCACTTCCATGAATAACAAATAGTGTATCACAGTAGTTTGGATTGCCCCAACTACCAAATGGATACCCATCAGTAAACATTACAAACTTATCAGGATTGATATCGTTTTGTTCCATGAAACTAAAGTTACAATCAAAGTCAGTACCACCACCGCCTTTAATCTCATAGTCTTTAATTTCATCTGCATTCATCGGAGTAAATTCTTTGAATGAAAATTCATTAACCTCAGTATCGAAAGTCCAAACTCTAAGTCTAAAGTCCTGAAACTGTTGCATGATGCCTCCAACTTCACCCATGAAGTCAGCCAACATTTGATTATCAATAGAACCTGAAACATCAAGACCGATACCTAAATCAATCATAGTATCGTTATCTTGACCAGGAAGATAAACACCCATTGACCTAGATTTTCTTGATTGTTTCATCCATGTGAAATCTGATTTAAGTAAACTTAGAATAGATGTATTAAGTAACTGTCGCCAATCCATCTTAGGTTCTGTCATAGACTTAACAAGTCTTTTGATATCACCAGGCATATTACCAGCACCAGCAGTTTGAGCCGCTTGAATAACAGCCTGTTTCATTTGGTCTTTAAGTTGTTTTGCTTCTTCCTTAGAAATTTTGATTGGTGCTTTACGTCCTGTAGGATCAGTTTCACCAGTACCACCTGTTGAATCATTACCATTACCCATGATATGTTGGTCAAGTGTTTTTTTGTCTTGACCTTGACCTGTTTGTTTCAGATGTTGATAAATTTCCTCAGTGTACTTACCATGATATTTTGTATCAAATAATGCAGATTTTGGCATGACACCAATTCTACTTTCAACACAGCCTTGATTAACTTTATAGTCAGCGGCTACGTTCCAAAGTTGAGCATCACGATTCTTTTCATCAAAATCAAATAGACGACCACCTTCACCACAATGGTCATAAACACAGTGAAGAACCTCATGACCTACTACAAAGTCAATCTCTTCCGATGTTAGAGTTCTGAAAAAATCACAGTTATAATAAAAATGTTTGCCGTCAACTGCGGCTGTTGGACACCATTCTGCCTCAACTAATTTTAATCTTGTAGCAAGTGTACCAAAGAATGGATGTTTGATAAGCATTCTTACTCTACCAGCGACAATCATTTCTTTGACTTCTTTATCAGTATAGTCGAATACTACAGGTTCGCTTGAATTTTCATCAATTTCGATGCCTGCACCTTTTAATGCATTATCAACAATATCGTCTACTGATTGTGCTTTTTCTACTTGCATATTTGAGTCACCTTTTTCTTTCATTATGTATACATAATAACACGATTCGTGATATTGTCAAGTTTTTAGCTAATTAAAATACTAGCATTCGTACCGCCAAAACCGAAAGAATTACACAATACAGACGTTATTTCTGCACTAGTTGACGTATTGTATATCTTTGGACTATATCCTTCTTCAAACGCTTCTACGTTGACCGTAGGCGGTATAATAGCGTGTTTTAGAGACATAATAGACATAGCTAACTCTACAGAGCCTGCGGCTCCCATACAGTGTCCTAACTGCGATTTGTTAGCAACTATCGGTACATCTTGTAATCCTAATCTATTGATAGCATCTAGTTCTGCATAGTCACCCATTGGTGTTGATGTTCCGTGAACATTAATAAGACTAGGTGTTGAACCTTTCAACGCATCTGACATGCATTTTTGTACTTCTTTTCCGTTAGGATGTGGTGCCACAGTTTGATATGCATCGTTGTTTACTGCATACCCATCTATTTGACAAATTGTTTTATTTGTCTTATCTTTACTTAATAAGAATATTGCGCCACCTTCACTTAATACTAATCCATCACGTCCGATATCATATGGTCTTGATGCTTTCTTTGGTGTATCATTATATTTGGTTGATAAGGCTCTTAGTTTACCCATCTGTTTGAATGCGTCTGGTTGTATTGTTACATCTACTGAGCCTGCTAAAGCATGGTCTATCATTCCCATTTCAATCATCATAGAAGCCCATATAACACTGTAGATACCTGTACTACAGGCAGTTAATGTTATTGCACTAGCACCAGTTAAACCATATTTCATGTTTATATTGTGTGCAATCATATCAGGACAGTAATGATAAATGTTATCTGCATTATCCTTATTTGCTTTTAGTATTTCTAAGTACATTGAAAAGCCTGGTGAAACAATAACACCTGTTCTACTTTTATCTATTGTATCTAAATCTATTTTACTTGCTAATGCTAACGCCCATTGATTAGATTCTGGAAGTCTATCACGTTCTGATTCTGTTATGATAGGATAATCTTCTGCATTAAAATGAAACTCACCTGCTACTTTGCTTCGTGTGTATCTACTTTCATTTGGATCAAACTTAGTAATAGGTCCATATGCTACTTTGTTTTCTGTTACGCCCTTCCATGTTTGCTCTAAATCACCGAAAGGTGTAAAGCAAGACAGGTCATTAATATATACGGTCATGTGTTAAATCCGTTGCTATAAAATATTTAATTACTAACCCGGTCGGGTCAAACTGATACCATTTTTCTTGTGTGGTATAACTTAAACTATTGTTATGATGATTGTTATGCCAACCTTCTCCGAATGTAAACACTGCAAGTAACCAACTATTTTTACTATCGTCTCCTGTGTCATGGTCTGATTTACCAAATATATGTAGTAAGTGTACTATACCGAATGTACCTACCCAAAATTGATATACACCTGTGATACCCAATACGTAACCGGGTAAGATTGGATCGATTAAGAATAATACAATCATTGCAACTGTTATAATTTGAAAATAATATCGTTGCATAAATCTTACTTGTGGATCCAAATACAAGTCTTTAAAAATTCTACGTTCAGGAGGGAAGTCTTCATAAAAACCCATCAAGTTTTCCCACCATGATTTTTCTCTTGGTGAATGAATATCCATACCTTCTACATCTGCATATTTGTGATGTAATCTATGTCCACCTAGAGTAGGAAGTGGTTTACCTGGAAAGCCCAATGCACCCCACCAAAGAAGAAGTACTTGTCTTTTCCTTCCTGTCTGATAACTTCTATGAGCCCAATATCTATGCCAACCAGCAAAGCCACCTACCATAGTTGTTATGCAACCCCATACAAATGAATACCAAAAATACTCTGGCGCTGATATAATACTGTAAATTAATACAATATGCAATACAATCCATAGTATTCTCATTTTCCAACCATATGTTATTTTATCTAGCATATTCTATCCTTTCACCTGTACGAAAGTTTCTCCAATTAAATCTCCATACATCTTGCTTAATCCCATACAATGGGAAATCCTTATGCAATAGAGATAACTTATCTTCATGTGGCCAAGCCACGTAAGCAAATCTCCATATCTTGTGCATCGTACCACTTCTATCGTCACTGTGGTCTTCTGATGCGGTAGTCACTACACAATCAGTTGCACCTTGTTCAACAGCCCAATCAGCCATAAAAGGAACTAATCTTGCAAATCCAAACTCATGATACATTCTTCTAGTATTCTGTCTATCATCTGCCATATTACGCCACTCAGGTAATGTTGCTAATCTATAATTTATCATATAACATGTATCATGTACATGTGGCAAGTAATGTGCTCCTGCCATTGATATTATTTTATCCTCATGATAAACAAACCACCAGTTCTCTTGTGAACCCCATTTGCCAAACTTTAATGCTTTGAGACTAGCATTATTTAGTATGCCTGCCTTGTCACATTTCTGACAAAATTCTTCTAGGTCTGCTTTCATACTACTGTCGTATTCTACAACTTTAAATTCATAATTTTGTGCACCAGTAAATGTTTCTAATACTTTCATTACCACCAACCCATTAAATGACCGTTACCTAGTATAATCATTACACATGTAGTAATGTGTAGTAGTACCCAAAAAGTTCTTATGATTAACATTTGTGTGTCATAAGGTTTTGTCTTATCATCTGAGTAAGACCCTAAGGCATACTGCCATATTTTTAATAAACTTCTCATCTTTTAGCCAACAATGCTGGTATATAATATCTGCCAGCCCAATCTGTTAAATCATCATGTGACATATCTAATCTATTAGCATAATTATGATGTATATCATGGCACCCTTCACCCATCATCCATACGTTTGCAAAGCCAGTTAGTTTACTAGGTCCACCATCTTTGTGAGCCGCATAGTTTAACCAAGTTAATGCTACCCACATATGAGTAAAATTAAATGCTTGCCATACAACTAACCAAGGTGTTATGATGAAATGTATTAATGTGAACAATACATATAGTTTCCAGTAATGTCTATCAACAAAAACTACATCACGTTTTCTTAATAAAAAACGCAAACTAATAAAATCTTCTGGTGTCTTATACTGACCTAACCACATTTTAAACAATCCTAACTCTGCTGGATTGTGTGTATCTTTTTCTTTATCTGAATTCTTATGATGATTTAAATGTGAGTAAACATATTGTATAGGACTACCATTAGCACTCATAACAATACCATATAGCATTGCTAAACGTCCTAGTATATGTGGAACAAACTGGTCGTGACACAACCATCTATGATATGCAATTTGTGATAATGCATTAGTAACACAACCATATAAAGTAAAAGCAAGAGCAAGTTGCCATGAACCGCCCATATAGAAGTAAGCAGGTATTCCAATCACGGCTACTGCTAACATAAAAAATACTTTCAATGTTACTTTATTTTGGTATGTCATTATGCAATATTCCTAGATACTTTTGCTAGTGCTTCTTCCAATACTTGTTTGTAATCTTTTCCTTCAAATAAAAACTTACGGTGCCAATCGTAGGCATGTGGTGCATACTTGCCGTTTTCTTTACTCATTTTATTACAGTATTCAAACATGATATTGGCTTTTTCCATTAATTCTTTTCTAGTATTTAGTTTGACACTATCATCAAACTTGTTCAAATACACGGCTAACATAGCCCACATGTAGTCTGGATACACACCATTACCTATGTGGTTTGTAGGTCTATTATATTCATTCCAACATGCTTCTTTATGATTTCTTTCTATACCTAACTGCTTTTGCTTACGCCAGAAAGGTGTGTCTTCTCTATCTGATAGAGTAAAGTGATAAGCAACAAAGTCTGCAATACCATCTTCTAATTGGCACATGTTTCTATTGTATGCATAAAGTTGCGAAGGATTGATTACTGCATCTTCATCTTTAGCACGATTGATAATTCTATGTACTAACTGAATAGATGCCTGTGCGACATACAACGAATTAGCTTCCATTGGTTCTACAAACGCACCAGCCATTCCGATACCAACTACATTTTTATTCCAAGGAGTTTTCATACGACCTGACTCCCATGTAATATGTCTTGGTTCTTTAATAAACTTATACCCATCCCAATACTTCATAAACTTTTCTTTAGCTTCTTCTGGGCTTATCTCAGTTTTATCAAAGATATATCCTGAACCCATACGATTGAATAGTGAGATAATAAATGTCCAACCTTCATCGCCTGCATATGATTGTGTGTAAGGTCTAAACTCTGAATACACATCTTTGTATTCTACTGGACCTACAATCGCATCACGTGTAAAGATATGGTCATAATCATGCCAACCATTATTCATTGTTCCTGTTAGTAAACGATTGAAGCCTGTTGCATCACAGAATAAATCTGCTTCAAATTCTGATCCATCTTCTAATACTAATTTTTCTACGTAACCTTCATTATCTTTTACAATATCTTTTACGTGACCCCAAACATGCTTTACACCACTAGGCAATGCAACTCTATCTCTAACTACTTCTGGAAATCTTTCTGCATCTACATGATATGTTTTTGCCTGCCAGTTACCAATGAGAATATTATCATCCATATCAAATGGTGCTTTGTTCATGTCCATTAAATATGTTTGCTCTTGCATATCCTCAGACATTTCCCACCAGTTCTTTCTGCCATCACGGCATAATTGCAACCAGTAATCATTCCATTTATCATCTACACCAGGATCACCTTTTGAGTTAGTAAAGAAATCTTTTGTTTGTAATTGATGATAGAAACTTGTTGTTAAATGTTTTTCAGGTAAAGCAAATGAGAATGAAAAATACTGTTCTTCAAATTTAGAACAGTTCCAGTGATTAGTGACATGGTCTCTGTTGCCTTCTTTATTCCAACCAACAAACTTATTACCTAGTTTGTATATTGAATTTGTATGGCTCATCCAGTCACGTTCTTCAATGCCCATTTCTTTAAAGAAGTCACCAAGTTGAGGTATAGTACTTTCGCCTACACCAACGATGCCTATCTTTTTACTTTCAATTAATGTTATATCAATATTAGGATTTTTGTATTTTAAATATCCAGCAGTGAACCAACCTGCCGCACCGCCACCTAGAATGACAATTTTATTTACTTTATTCTTCATTCTGTCTCCACAAACTTTTCCCTGACAACATGTCTCTGAACTTTTCCCATAGGGTTTCTTGGTAATGGATCTGTTGTAATAATAATCTCTTTGGGCAATTCGTACTGAAATAGCTTATCTTTAACAAATTTCATTAACTCATCACTATTTATCTTGCTATCCACACTGACTACTGCAACAATTTCTTTCTCTCCTAGTTCTCTATCACGGTATGTTACGCAAACTTCATTAACATCGGTATGTGGTAGAAACATATTCTCGATCCTAACAGGAGATACATTATAACTATTGACTTTTATTAAATCAGTTTTACGTGATTTATAAAATAAAAGATTATGCTGAGTTTCTAGTACATCACCAGTACTCCAATAACCATCATCATCTATAGGTGTCTCTTGATTTAGATATCCTTTTGTAACACAATCACCTTTAATCCAAGCAACACCATATCTATCTAATTTGAAATCATAGTTATCAGTGATATGAATTTGCAAAGGATGTGGATCATCTGGAGTTGCCAAATGTGTAAACATCGGTACATGTGTTTCTGTACAACCATATAAGTTTCTTAATGCAGGTGCTCCCTTGTCAAATAGTTCTTGTAACATTTCTTTAGGACAAACTGTACTACCGAACCCTAACTCACGCCAGTGAGATAAGTCTGCTTCTTTCCAGCCTCTGATTTTAGATAGTGCCAACATCATAGCAGGAACAATAATACCTATAGTAGGTTTATATTCTTTACATATTTGTATATAACGTCTTGGATTAAACATTTCACAAATTACTGTAGAACCTTTCATTAGACCTGGAAGTGTATACAGATACAGTCCACCAATAGTCCAAGGAGGAAGTTGTGAAAGTATTACATCATCGGANGTTAAAGTTTGTATTAAGATGTTTTGTATTGAACCTTGAATGCAAGCCATTCTAGTATGTGGGACCGCCTTAGGCTCTCCTGTAGTACCGCTAGTAAATATAACAGTATACAAATCGTCTGCACCTTTGGCAAACATTAAGCCTTTATTGTGTGGCTTTAGTTTTAGTGCATCGTCTTCACTTAGAATTATATGATTTGGGTGACTTGCATTCTTTATACGTTCAACTATTTCATCTGATAAATTGGGAAACGTTGGCATAAATGTTACACCTAAGGCATCACATGCCAGAACCATTCTTACATAATGATATTCTTTTTCACTTGCAAATAATACTCGCTCACCAGGTCTGATGGCTGTAGATAATGTAGCCGATAGTTTTTCTACACTCTCAACTAATTCTCTATATGTATAACTTTTATCATGGCATATCAAGGCAGTTTTACTGCCGTGGATCTTTGCCTGTGCTTTAATTGTTTCCCAAATCATATCTAATTATAACAAAAAAAAGGAGAGAAGTCAAGACCTCTCTCCCTCTTAAACGCATTAAAGTGTCTGCTCTTATGCGTTATGAGCCTCGATAATTAACTTACCGTATTTCTTAAAGAACTCCTCGATACAAGGAACCTTCCTAGGCTCTAGTGGAAGTTTGTAAACTTTTAGTGCAGTTCTACCACCTAGAACAATCATTTCAGTTTCAAAGTTATCCATCATGAACCTGAAAAAGTTGTCAGCCATTTTGTATAACTCATCCATCTTACCTTTGTTTTTCTCGGCATGTTCTTTTAACTCATAACATAGTGAAGCAGTTAGAGAGAACATAGCTGAGATTTCCTTAGCTTCCCTAGATACCGTTTTGACCTTACCTTTTAAGATATCAGTTGGATTAGGGAGTTTACCTGAAATCGCTCGGTGAGCCATAAACTTAGTAGCAACACCATCACCGACAGTACCTGCAATCAAGTCATGTAGTTTACTATCATCAATAGTTTCACCTTCCATCGGCATCAACTGTGATGTAAATGTCCAAGACCTAGGAGTTGCGAAAGCCCTTGAAGCAGTTCTAGGGTCAAAGTTAAACAAGTCCATTTTATTAGATGTTAAGTAACCTACAACATCAGCATGGATTTTATTTTCTAATGCCCAAGTCTGCCAATCTTCAAAGTCAACACCCATTTCTAAGTGTACAAATCTGTTAGCAAGTGGAGAAGGCATTCTATAAGCAACACCTCTATCTGATTCTCTGTTACCAGCGGCAACAATAAGAACATTATCAGGTAGAGTATAATTACCTAAACGCCTATTAAGAATAAGTTGATAAGCCGCCGCTTGTACTGATTGCGGTGCTTGGTTCATTTCATCTAAAAACAATACAATGTTTTCAAACTGGTCAGCAAGTTCTTGACTAGGTAAGTCAGAAGGTGTTGCCCAATCCATAGTGTTTGTTTTCTCATTATAGTATGGGATACCTCGTAAATCAGTAGGTTCCATAAGAGCAAGTCTAAGGTCAATCATATAACCTGACCTTTCTTGTGTGATAGTATCTACTATCTCAGATTTACCTACTCCGGGGGGACCCCAAATAAAGACGGGTCGTTGACGATTAAAAGCATAATTGATTTCAGCTTTTATATCAGAAGGACGTACAATTCGAACATCCATATCATGTGTTGAAACTTTTGCAGACATATTTTCACTTCCTTTGTTATTCATTATGTATACACTATAACACGATTCTCTAATCTGTCAAGTTTTTGACCTAAATTAAATCAAGTTTTTTTAGTTATTTTGGTGTATTTCTGATAAAATGTGCTTTTGTTCGACCCAATCCTCTAATCCAAGTAGTGATATTTCAGCCGCAATAGCTTCTTCATACACTCTTAGTCGCTGATTCGTCAATATATATGGACTATTTAGATATCTATCAAGTACAAGAATCATCTTACCTGTGTGGTCAATCTTAAGATGTACTCCAACATTATTGGTATTTTTGATTACGTACTCTTTGAAATGAGATTTAAGTATTTTAGCACCGAATGATGTTAATCTAAAGTTTTTATTGTTTTCAGAAGAACTAATGAAAATATCGTTTGTGCGAAACTCTTTGCGGCCCGCCTTTCGACCCTTTGTATGCACATTTAGATACTGGATTAGTTCATTTTTTAACACTAGTCTAACTCTAGTTTCTCGCCCTTGGTCAAAATGTAAACTTCAAAGTCTTCACAACGAAATAGATTATTTAATCTCTGTGCCAAATTAATAGCATGTCCTGGATTAGAGAACGATACTTTCTTATATTTTGGTCCTGGGAAGTTGACTAATGAATTTAAACTACGAAGGTTTATGGCTACTCCTTTATGGAATACCGCATACACGGCGTCTGCTTTTAAGACTTGTTCACTTCGATAAGTTTTATTATCTGTATGCTCAAGTAGAATAGTTGGTTTAGGTCTTGCCATATGAATTCCTTGTTAAATTTACTACATGTATTTATCTATTTTTATGAAAAATATTCGTAGTTAACTTATATTTATCTTGTATTTGATTTTCTTTGGTCAAGCCAGGATTGTAAAACAGCAGGATCTTTTTCTTTGAGTATGAAACTAAATTCAAATTCTTCATACCCTGTAAACTCATCTCCTCTTTTTACTTTAAGCGTCATTGTGTCACCAGGAAACGCATGTAATCCTGCTTCAATAATGTTCATAGGTCCGTAGAATTCTTTACCATTTATCTCTAAAAAGATATCACCTTGTTGTAAGCCAGCTTCTGCGGCCGCACTATTCGGTAGGTCTGTTAAATCAACATATACCATCTTTCTATCTTTACGAGGTAACTCTAAAATTTCTCTTTCTTTTAGTTCATCGTATGTCCATATTTTAAATGTAAATGGTAATTCAGAATAAGGGACCCAAGCAACAGGTTCTCCATCTACATAATTCTCTAATATGTAATCAACAGCCCTTTGTGAAATTTCTGATTGTACTGCTAATCCTACTCCATCCCATCCAGGAGTTTGTCTTCCCGGAGATAGAATACTAAGTATAACACCAGCTACTTTTCCGTCCATAGTCATTACTGGACCACCACTGTTACCCTGATTAACAACTGCATCTATCTGTAGATGTAATGTATATGGGCCTGTACCAAATCTATTAGTATAACTAATGCTACCTACTGTCGCAGTATAAGGCAGTGACATTCCATGTCCAATAACTACTACTGGATCACCTTCAGTTATATCTTTTCTTGAACTTTCAACAAACTCTAATGCTTTCCAGTCTTCGTTGTCTTTCTTTTCTATTCTGACAACTGCAATATCGGCTACTGGATCATAGCCAATGATTTCACCTTCATAAGGCCACCATTCTGTTGCTGTGGTAATTTCTAACTTAAGATTGATTGGCAGAGCAACATATCTTTCTACAACGTGAAAATTCGTTACGATATAAGCATGGGTGTCTGTAACTTTAGCAAAGAAACCTGTACCTGTGCCACCTAAATTATTAACAAATGCATCATCACTTGGTTTAGATTTTACTTGTACGATACTCTTATAGCTTTCGTGGATAACGTGTTTAATATCACGTTCACTATCAAATCCTTTACCATTGAATACCCAACCATTAAGGTCATATAGGAATTCACCGGTATCTTCACCGATAACTTTGTATGTCCAACCGATACCTTCATGTATCTTTTCTTGTATGTCTCTCACATAAGAGTTAGCTACAAATGAAAAAATCACTGCAACTAATAATATTCCTGACCACTTCAACCCATTCTTAATCATACGAATCATACTGATTCTCCTTACTTAATCTTTATGATTGGAATTTGCCTCCGTCTAGTACCTGGTCACTGTCTTTACTACTTTCTTTTAGTTCAAGTAATAATTTAACTAGTTCATTCTCAACGCCGTTTGCAATGTCTATTGACAAACGGATACTTGTCTCGCCTCTTAAATTTGCTCGATTTATGATGGCGATTAATTCTTTTAAGTTTTTATACATTAATCTTGTTTACTAGCCTTTAGTACCTCTGCCTCAAGTTCTGTCTTAGTCTTGAATGGACCGACGAATTCATAATTATCCAATGTTTCTAATTTGACACAATACGTATTACGCCAAACACCACTAAAATGTAAACCATAATAGCCTGCGGCATAATACGTTTTGCTTGTATCACTTTTTGTATATACAGGTATGTGTCTCCCCGACTTTTCTTCCATACCTGAGTTACAAGCCTTATGTTTGCACGGATAACCATTAACTTCGTCAAGTGCCTTTCCGTATTCTACACTGTCTATCTTATTAACAAGTTTTGGTATTAAGATAGCCTTACCGTACTTTGTAGTTAGAGCATCGAGGTCTAGGTAATCAATACCTTTACTCCTCGTGATTACTTCAAAGTTGGAATCACCATCTTCTTTTCTGATAGTGCCGAGTTTAACTCCAGCATCTTCCAGTATCCAAAACTTGTCTTTTATAATTTCTGTTGTATACATTTAATACCTATTGAAACCATTTGCACGAATTAACTTCGTACAAATGTATTTATCCTTTCTAGTCAGTCATTTTTTCTGTGTCAATAAAAATTACGTAAGGTTTATTTGACACTATTGTTTTTCAATTATTTGACGCTCAAATTCACGTAAACGTTTGAACACACTCATTAACTCAATAAGTGTAGGCCATGCTTTAAATAGATATTGAAGTGAGCCTTCTACTCTACCGAATGCACGAATAATCTGTTGCATCACACCTAGTGTTACTACGCCTGCTACAATGGCCGGTGCTAGGAACACATAAGCACTTAATACGTTTGCTTGTAAGTATGTAATACGTCCTACATTAAAATACAAATAACGCAAATAAGATTTGAAGTGAATTGAACGAACGCCTTCGAACAGTTCATTAATTGTCTTTGGTCTTACTGTTTTATCATCTTCTGCAATAACCAATATCTTTCGATATGCGGCTTCTTTCTTTTGTAAGTCATACTCAACTCCTACTAAACGTAGCAACCAACCTATCCCAATTAAGAATAGTGTACCACCTACTGACCAAACAATAGCACCTGTAATCAATCCGTACTGCCAATCTCCAAAGAAGAAGATAGGAATACCTACTGATAAACCAAATAGAATAGGAACAAACTGTACTAGAATCATAATTGATTCAATGAAACTTGTACCTAATCCTTCCATGATACGTGAAAATTTAATCGTATCCTCTTGTACCCTTTGTGCGGCACCCTCAATAGTTCTTGCTTTATCATATACTGAATGATACCAATTTACCATTGATGTACGCCATCTAAACAAATAGTGTGCAGTAAAGAAACTTACTGCAACCGCAATAGCAACGTATATCATTGCTAGATAGATAAACGTTCCTAAACTACTCCAATACTCACCAATAGTGATAGCATTGGGTTCTGCTAAGGCTTTTTGAATCATGTCGTAAAACTGACCAAACCATTCGTTAATCTTAACATCAATCTCAACTTGTATCCAGAGTGATGATAGAATCAATGCTGACCCTAACCAGGACCATAAGGCCCATTCTTTCTGTGTAAAAAATCTAAACATTTTTAATCCTCTTTTATTAGCCTATACGACACAATAAGTCCCATGTATCTGAATAGTCATCCACTTGGTAACTCTGACCATTTTTCATTTGCTTCACTGCTTCTGAAATGTCATAATCGTTACCGCCTTTCATAGTCTTATCACCTATAAAGATGATTGTATCCAACTCATCAAAATTATTAATGATTTGTTGTTTTCCCTTACCAATTGGCATAATGTCTAAACCAGTTTCACCAGCAACCTGGGCTACGACATTCTCACTTCTAAAATTTTCATTGAATTCTTTTGCTATAATCCATCGTTCTCTTGTTTCGTTATCATACTTAACGTATTCTTCCCTTTGTTTTGTATCAGCACCTCTACCAATTATACTAAAGTTTAATAAGCCTGGTCTCGTATCAAAATGTGTACCAGTTCTTAATGGAAAATTACTCTCTGTAAGTTGTTTTTGTAGAAATATTTTTGGAATAGTAGGCAGAGTCCAATCGTTATTATAAATGTTATTACCTTTTTCCCAAACTGAGTTACCACTACAGTTATAAACTTTGATAACTGAATTAAATAATTGTTGTCCTATCTGTTCAATAGTCTTAGGTGCATCACTACCTGTCGCAAGATAGACATTGTTTTCTTCCACAAACTCATTGAAGAAGTTTAAGAAGCCATGGTCTATTTTACCTCTGCTTGGTGTAAGTGTCCCATCTACATCAAATATGTAATGTTTCATTGATGTGGATATGCTTTGTTTAAGATAGCCGCCATTTCATCAGGCGCCTTTGATAGATTTTGTAAATCCCATTCACCGCACCATTTTAGAAAGTTAATACCTACACCGGCTACTTTCTTAGGTTGACTTGCATCTGCAATAGTCTGAACGAAATCTACTTTTAATTCTGTAGGTTGTGCAGTTAAATTGATAAGTTTCTCGTTACGTTCATAATCTTCACGTACTGTATGTTCAACACCATTATGGTCTGTCCATTTCTGTAACATAAAGTTATTCCAATTGAATCCACCTGATGCTTTATCTTCATATGCTTCAAGCATTCCTGTTTTGTTACGAGATCCTTTCTTACGCACACCTGGATATGCACTAAAGATATTATCACTTGTATCGCCACGAATACATTTCTCAAACAGTAACCACTCAGGGTCTGGAGCAGGCATAAGTTCCTTAGTCTTTTTGTCTTTCATTGGTGTCATGTTCTTATCATCTTTAAAGAAGCCTTCTTTAGTAATGATACGATTTTGTACACCATCGTAAATTCTTACATTATCTGTGATTAGTTGCATATAGTCACTATCACTTGATACGATAATATGTTCATCATCTGGATGTGATTCGATAAACAAAGCAATCATATCATCTGCTTCTGCTTGTTTGTTATGCAACATAGTGCAATTAGTCTTTTCATTTAAGAACCCAACCATACTATCATATGCATCAAACATGATTTGATTTTCTTCTTGTTCACGTACTGATAAAGCCTCACGTGCAATTTTACGATTTGCTTTGTAAGGTTCATAGAAGTCTTTACGCCAACTGCGTCCTTCTAAACAAAATACTGCATGGTCGGCATTGAATTTGTTATAACACATTTTGACACTACTCATCATAATGTGAAAAGCCATACCGATTTTCATATCGACATTCGCACCACGCATTGCTACGTGCTTTGCTCTATGATACATGTTGAAACTATCAACAAGAATAAATGTAGCCATTAATTGATCCTCTTTGTTTTATATACAATACTAGAATAGCACAGGTTGTGCCATTTGTCAAGAGTATTCGGCAGTGCCATCTTCACTTTTTACTCTTTGAATGATTACACCATCTTTACTTTTAACATCTGCACTTTTAGTTGTACCATCTTCGTCTTCAAGACCTTCCATAACAATGTTCTTGCATAAGTCATTGAACCAACCATCTACAATAGCATCGTTGTCTTTGCCTTCATACCCATTGTTTGCAAGATATTCTACAAAGTCTTCATTAAAGTCAATTTCAAAGAAGCCTGATCCGGGTTTATCCTTTTCAAGTTCCATCTTTAATACTTTAACCCAAGGTTCTCCTGTTAATGTAGCAACTTTTTTATCATGGTCATTATTTGTAATATGACCGAATTTTAAATCAATACCAGCTAACGCAATGTCACGTTTCTTTTCATCTGTTATTAATCTAGCTTGGTCTCTATCAGCTTCTTCTTCTGACTTGAACCAAGTCTTTGGTTTCATTATATCCATAATATTATCCTTTCAATTCAGGCACTGCCTGTATTAATTCGTCAATCCCTCCCTCAATATAAATCATATTATTATATCCATTATTTTTGAGATACTTCGTAACTTGTTCTGCTTTAGTGCTATCCTGACATAACATCAAACACACAATATGTGTGGGTGCCATTTCAATTTGGTCAGGTATCTCATACATTGAAATGTTAAACGTTTGTTTAACAGCACCTGCACTTTTACGTTCCTCTGTATCTCTGATATCGACAAGAATATAATCTTGTTTCTCATACCATTCATCAACGAATTCTTTAACTGTAATACCTAATGTATCATCATTTGTTTTATAAAACATCTGCTAACATCCTTCATTTATTTCGGCTTCCAGTGCATCAGCATCTTCGTTCTGTACACCGTTCCACCCTATGTGTTCCCAAGGAACTTTCTTATCACCAAAGTGACCATAAACACAATTCTCACTATACTTATAAAAATTAAATAAATCAAATCTATCAATAATACCCTTAGGTGTCAAGTCAATATTTTCTTTAATAAACTTCTCAATACTACGATTGTGTCCGTTTGAATCAATGTAGATACTTGTTGGTTCTTTAATACCAATAGCATAACTTAATTGAATATTACACCAATCAGCCATATTATCTGCTACAACGTTTTTTGCTATCCAACGTGCCATATATGCCGCACTTCTATCTACTTTGGTAGGATCTTTTCCACTAAAAGCACCCCCACCGTGAGGAGCAAAACCACCATAGGTATCCACAATAATTTTTCTTCCTGTAAGTCCTGTATCACCGTCAGGCCCACCAATTTCAAATTTTCCTGTAGGATTGTAATGTTTGACTGTATCATTGTCAACTAAATCTCCTAATACTTCGTGTACAATGTTCGATAGAGGCATTCTGATAGAATGTTCGTATTGAGGAATATGTTGTGACGAGACCACCACTTGGTCTACACGTTTTACCTTGCCACCTTCATACTGTAGACTTACTTGTGATTTTGAGTCAGGTTGTATGTATTCGTATCCTTCGTCTACTCTTAAACGTTTCAATGCTTTTAGTAGTTCATGTGCATAATGTATCGGTGCAGGCATCATACTATCTGTATGGTTACATGCATATCCAAACATCAACCCTTGGTCACCAGCACCAAAATTATCTGTACCTAAACCAATATCACCACTCTGTGCATGAATTTCATTATAGATTTTTAGTTTATCCCAATGAAATCCTTCTTGTTCATATCCAATATCTTTAACTTTGTTTCGAACAATTTCTTTTATCTCATCATTGCTCACGTTAAAGTTTTTTACTTCGCCCGCTAACGTTACGTGGTTAGTGGTTACAAGTGTTTCAATCGCTACACGTGTTGTTTCATCACCATTCTTTAGTCCTGCATCAACTAATGCATCACTAATTTGGTCTGCTACTTTGTCCGGATGACCTTCGCTAACACTCTCGCTTGTAAAAATATAATTATTCATTTTCTTTTCCTTTCCTAATGTCCAGCTTCCCTAATTCTTTGTTCAAGATTTTTAGAAACTGTAACGTCATTGCCTAAATCGTCATACCTAGATGCAGTACCATCATCACGTGCCCCATGCGTTTCCGAATAAGGTGATGTGTAGTCTTGGTGTGAAACGCCATCCTTTCGCCATACATAATTCTGCAACATCTTTGATTGTAAGATTGTATTCTTCACTTCTACCACCCAATGGCATAAGATAGACAGGACATTCAATACCCACTGCACGATATTCGTTAACGGCCCTATCAGCATCGTCAACATCTGCACTATCAGAAACAACAAACTTAAAGTACAAACTAGACCCAACCACGTCACTGTAATCACTAGCGATAGCAGGTTTGATAGCAGTGTCCCAAGGTTCTCCCGAAACTGGGAGTTTCGGAGAACAACTAAATGTTGTTTTAAATTTTGCCCTAGTTGAGAGATATTCTTTAAACTCTGGATATAAACTTTGTGTAGTATTTGTTTCAAATGTAACATTTTTTAAATCTTGCATCCTTTCATGTTCGAATAAATCTATGTATAAACGTTGCCATGCTAACAGTGGCTCACCGCCTGTCATAATTAAATGAACGTCTTGCCCGTTATCTTGAACCCACTTACCATTAGGTGTTAAACTTAATAAATGTTCAACAACTTCATCAACACTTTTCTGCATATTGAATTTCTTAAATTCAGGATATATACTTGCATATGTATCACAGCCTGTGTGTATGATTGGTAAATCTGTAAATTCTTTTGTAGTTTCGTGTACTCCCTTGTCAATTAAATCTTTTACTTCGTCATTGTAACGATTGCCCATTTTCTGTTTTTCATCACGCATTGGTTCACTTCTATCTAAACCAAAGTTCATGCATCGAAAGTTACAACCGAAAGTACGTAAAAATACACTAGGTACTCCTACATATTTGCCTTCGCCTTGTACAGAATAGAATGCTTCTGAATATCTTAACTTCATCTTGGTGCAAATTCTTGTTGTAGTTTAATGTTATCCATAAATTCTTTCTTCACATGTTCATTATCAAAGAATGAACCTTTGAGTACAGTTGTTTGTGTAAGAGAACTATGAGCCATTATGCCTCTATTCTCACAACAACCATGTGTTGCTTGAATATAAACACCTACATCATTTGAGCCTGTTGCTTTACGAATCTGTCTATTAATTTCCATCGCAAGTTCTTCTTGTAATGTTCCACGTCTAGCACACCACTGTGCAATACGTGTATACTTAGATAGTCCTATAAGTTTGTCTGCCGCAATCAAACCGATGTATGCAACACCTGCCACTGGCTGATGATGATGTGAACATAAACTTTTTAGTTCTGAACGAACAACAAGTAAACCTTCATATTTTTCATTTGTAACATTATCTGGTTCATTTGGAAATGCAGTTGCAGGAGGGGGTAATTCATACCTACCTGCCATGAGTTCATTGACATACATTTTAGCTAAACGTCTACCTGTATCCATTGAATTTGGATCTGTATTCGTATCTATTACTAAACTGTCTAACACACCTTCAAACTTTTCAGTGAGTTCGTCTATAAGATTTTCTTTATCGCCTTCGTAGATAATCTCTGCTATATTATCTCCAGCCCAATAACGAGCGCCGTTGGCCTCTAGTCTTGCTTTTAATATTTCGGAAGTCTTTTTCATTTATACTATGTTCCTTTATTTTAGTCTTAGTCTGTATGGTGGAAAACCCACCCATATACAATACTATTATATACGAGTGGGTCTGTAATGTCAATAGTTAATTTAAATTAAATTAGTATTGATATGGTTCGTCATTATAACCAAGACCAGTTCTAGCCGTTTCAGCAATAGAACCCATGTCTTGTGTATCAACTACAACCAAGTCATTAACTGTCGATAGATTAACATAACCTTTGGTGGCTGATGTCGAGCCTAAAGCACCTCTATGCGTAGCGCCTTTCGTTGGTAAGTCTTGCGGAGCGTCCGCAATATTACCAAAGTCTGCCATTTCACGCATATCGATTGAACGTCTTACTTTAACCTTTGGACCAAGCCCAGCGTTATTCATAATCAATGTTCTATATCTTGCCATGATTTATTCTCCCATAAAGTGATAGCGAGTGGGAGACCCACTATCAACTGTATTTATGCAATTCCTTAACTAAATTGTCTACTGAGTAAAAGCTACGTACACTTTCAATCTCTTTATTCATAGATTCGCTCATATCTGAGTTCTTATTCATTAATATATGTATATGTGTCTTAATCTGTTCTATGTTCTCTTTAACTGCATCTAAACTAGTTGTCCATTCACTAGGGTATTTAAATGTATCTGACCACATTTCTGTGTACGATAGTCTGTCTGGCACTAGTGGAATAGCACCAACTACAAGTCCTTCAAATACAGATATACCTAAAGTCTCTTGTAAGTTGGCACTAAACACCATTTTTGCTTTACCAAGCATAGTGTGGTATTCTTCCTTAGATAGATTAAGTTCTTGACATTTTACCCAATTATACTCAGGCATTTGCTCTGCTAGATAGTCAAAAACTTCTGGTTGCTTTTCAGGCGCTAACCTGTGAGGAAATAATATCATATCCTCTTTTGCCATACCTTTATAGTCTGCTAAATCGCTTTCTATATATTCCATAGGCCAACCAACTTGTCGTATTGAGTGAAGTAGTTGCCGGTCGATATCCCTATCGTCCTCAAAAAATGTCTGGGTAAAAAGGTCAATATGGAATTTTGTTGCAAAATAGTTATCATCAAAACATTCATACATTGACATTTCAGCATTTCGGACCCATGGTTGGTTCCCTATCAATCTTCCTAGAAAGTCTTGAGGGTCATACGAACCTGCATGCCACATACCCCCAATACGGATTTTCACCCCAAGTAGTTCAGCCATATATTTTAACTGTATTACTGTGGGGTTCCAAGCATCAGTATACAAAAAGTAATCACCATCTTTAATCTTGCCTTCGCAAAACAGTTGGGATATCTTTGTTATCTGTGCCGCCTTGTAGATGTTAGTACCACCAAAATTCAAAAAAGCACCGGGTGTAGTGGCTTCGGGAATGCCTGCCCTAGGGCCGTCTATCACCGTCACATTCAAACCGTTGCTTCCAAGAACTTTTGGGAAATGTGTCTTCCATTGCTTAGTGTAGCGGGATTCAACACTTTCCAAATCTACAAGATATATCATTCAATTTCCTTTAGTAGTTCTTTAAACCATTCTTCTGAACCTTCAGTGCCACAATCACATTCTATAATATTTTTAATACGTGTTGCACCTAGTTCATCTAGTTTACTGTTTATTTTATTACCTGCTCCACAAAAAGTCTGATGTGAACTATCACCTAATGCACAAACAGAATATGCAAGATTTTTAAATTGACTAGTTGAGTTCTCTAACCAATCCCAAAACTCGTCACCATTATGAGGCAAATCACCATCACCTGTAGTTGATGTAACCACAACTGCAAGTTTCATTTCTTGTAGTTTATCAGCAGTTACATCGTTGAGTTCAACTAAGTTGACCTCATGATTTCTTTTCTTAGCAATCACTTCAAAATTATCTGCAACGTCTTCTGCATTACCAGTCATTGAAGCCCATAAAATATTAATTAACATACTACTCCTTTAAGATACTATAAACATTGTATCCCTTAGATTTTAGTTTATCAGAACCACCTAAGAAAGTCAAGTCCATTATACTTGCTATCCCTATTGTTTCTGCACCCATACGAGTAATCAATGACGTTACTGCTTCCAGTGTTCCACCGGTTGCAATAACATCATCAAGTACTAAAACACGGTCGCCTTCTAACACTGAATCAGATTGTAGGTGTAGTTCGTCCGTACCGTATTCAAGTTCGTATTCTGTAAAAATTGTTGGTCCTGGTAACTTGCCTTTTTTTCTAGCCATAGCAAATGGTCTATTCATATCTGCACTTAAGTATCCTGCTAAAGGAAACCCACGTGCTTCTAATCCTACGATTCGAGTGTAATTATAAGCTACTTGAGTAGCATACATCCAATCTTTTATAAGTGTCATACATTTAGATAATCCATCTTGGTGATTAAATACACTTGCCATGTCTTGATACATGATGCCAGGTTTAGGATGATCCGGTACTACCCGAATCATTCCTTGTATATCTTCTGCTAGAGAATTTTTATAATCAAGTTCCATATTCAATCAAAGCCCCATTCTCGCCATCTTCGGATACTTCAATCTTAACACTACGACCTGGAAATTTCTCTGAAATCTTATCAAACAAATCATCACTCATCATTTCNCATGACTTATAATCTANTACGAGTGTTTGTTCTGCATAAAGTTTCTCTAGCCAACGTTTAAATTGTATAAACTCTATGTCTCTGTCGTTATGTGTCACTGTAATCGCCACACGAAAATGAAAGATATGTCTGTGAGGATAACCTAGAAAACTAACATCGTACTCATCGCCAGTTGCTAACGCAGGGTCATCAAGTGCCGCTGGATATTTGTGAATACCTTCTTTTTGAAATGTAACCCAAATCCATCTTGTTGCATTTTGTTTTTGTTTTTTAATATCGTCTGCCATATTTGCCTTTCTACTTTCGTCTAGCATGTAGTTATAATAACTACCCATTTGGTTGTTCCCCTATTTGATTTTCTAGGGATACAATTTCTTCTTTTAATTTCATTTTTTCAACCTTCTTGCCTTGAACGTCTTGATACTTATTATAATCTGTTTTGATTTGTTTGTCAAGTGCCCTATGGACCGCTCTGAGTTTTTCAAGTCTGTGTGCTTTCTTTTTAGCGAATGCTCTTTGTCCTGATGCCATTTTGTCCTCCTTTCAGTTAAAAATGTATTGTAGGGGACAAGCCCCTACAAAACTTACTTATCTATTGTACTACAAAATATAGTACTGATACTGCCGCAATAGCTAAAGAACCTGCATTAAGTTCTGAATGTCTACCACTTGCCGCTTTAATTACTACATGAGCAATAAAACCTAAAGCAATACCATAAGCGATATTAAATGTTAGTGGCATAATAATTGCCGCCAATACCGCTGGTGCATATTCACTTACATCGTCCCAATCAATATCTTTAAGATTACGTAAGAAATACGTAGCAATAAAGACTAATGCTGGAGCCGTTGCAAATGCTGGAATGCTTTGTGCCAATGGTGCTAAGACCAAACACACTGCAAATAAGATTGCTACGGTAACCGCAGTTAATCCTGATTTGCCTCCTTCTTTAATACCTGCACCAGACTCAATGTATGATGTAGTATTAGAAGTACCCATTAACGCACCGACTGTAGTTGCAGTTGAGTCCGCCATTAAGGCTCTATCAATGCCTTCTACTTCTCCCTTCTTATTCACTTTCCCTGTAAGGTTGGCAACACTTGTAAGTGTACCTGCCGTATCAAAAAAGTCTACAAATAAGAACGCAAAAGCAACACCAATAAATCCGGCAGTCGCAATCAAACTAAAGTCCAATGTAAATGCATGTACTGGACTCGGAATCGACCCCACAACACCATTTAAATCACTAATACCTGTTATCCAAGCAATTACACTTACTGATAAAATACCAATAATAATTGAACCTGGAATACCTCGTTTATCTAAGACTGCCATTAAAGCAAAACCTAGACCTGCAAGTAATACTGGCCAACTAGAAATATCTCCTAGTCCTACCAATGTAGCTGGATTATCAACCACAACACCTGCATTCTTCAAACCGATAATAGCTAAGAACAGACCTATACCTGCTCCTATACCTAGTTTCATACCTTTCGGTATACTATTGATAATGTACTTTCTTGCTGGTGTCAAACTTAATCCAAGAAACACTATACCTGCAATAAATACAGCCGCCAGTGCTTGTTGATAAGTATATCCCATACCAAAAATAACACCAAATGCAAAGAAGGCATTTAGTCCCATTCCAGGTGCAAGTGCTACGGGCCAATTAGCCCACAGTCCCATGATTAGTGTACCAATCACTGCCGCAATAATTGTGGCAGTAAAAACAGCACCAAACTCCATTCCAGTACCTTCAGTTGACAATATCGCAGGGTTTACTACTGTGATATATGCCATAGTAAGGAATGTCGCAAGTCCGGCCATAACTTCCGTTTTAACCGTCGTTTTCTTCTTAGATAATCCAAAAAGTTTTTCTAACATATTATTTCCTCCTTTATTCGCTAACCGAATAAGTCTGCTACAGTATCAGGTGTTTCGTATTCTTTACGTTTACCTTTTACTGCATCTACAAACTCCTCAGTTTTTACGTTTGCTTCTTCAAACTCCATAAAGTCTGGAGTTGTCGAAATGTTTTGAACACGTGATCCTTCACATTTACGTAAAAATGCTTTAAAGTCACTTAACATGTCCATTGGTCTATCTGATACAAAAAGTTCTTCTACAAACTTTGCAAAGTACAATACTGTATCAGGCACAACATCACTAAGCACATTTGTTTTGCTTAAATTCATGTTATGAATATCAATCTTGTCATGCAACATTTCATATTCGTGGTCGAATCTACGTAATGCATCTTGCATTCCTCGAATATGATACTCCGTGTTGTGTGCTTGGATTAATATATAGGATAGACTATCCCAACTTGATTTTGCTTCTTTCTTGTTCCTATTCAACATACCTGGTTGCATGTAGTTGATATCACGCATATTAAGTCGTGAACCAATAGCACCTTCATACATCCAAGGTTGATCCGGATTAGAAATATCTTGTCTCCAGTTCAACTTTTTAGTTTTATAAGACCAAGCATTTGCATTCAAGTCAGGATAATCGTATGCTAATCCTTTAGATGCAGTTATATAGGGAGAGGCCGCATCGAAAGATATTGTGATATTTGGATTAACATGTTCTCTTAGTTGTCTTTGTATGGCTGTTAAGAAACAACCCCATGGGAGAACACTAATGCCTAGAACGTGTATCCAAACATCGTCACCTGCTAACATGCCATCATCACGCATTGTGATTAATCGCCTTAGCAGAAGTTCTGCATCACCGGCATGGTCACCAGCCATAGCCCAACCTTCAAATGCTCTATTGCCATAGACTTTAGGGTCATTGAATTGTTTGACTGCTTGATACCATTTCTCACTAGTATCCCAATTAGCACCATGTAGTGTATTGAGAAACTTAGTTTTGCCAGGAATACGGTTATTGATAAAGAATTTATGATTAAATATTGTTTTTTCTAAACACTCATCAGCCGATTTTAAACCTGTCTTGTCACGATACTGTGGAAGATATCCCCACATGGGAATATCAAGTGTCATACTATAATCACAGTATTCTTCTAACCATGTCATAATACCACACCTTGTCTTTTGCCAATCTGCACCATTTTCAAACTGAGACCAGTCAAGTTTCCAAGCACCACTACCAATCTGATAGCCTCCTGAATCACCTACTAGTACTGTGTTTTCTCTGTTACGATTGACAACCATTCCATCATCGATTTTAGAACCTTCTAAATCGAGATTGGCGTGACCTGCGGAATATAGACCATGTGAATAATGCACATAGCCCTTGTCCTTATCCAGAATATTCAATCCGTCTAAGCCGTGTTCAAATCCTTTTGGAATACGTTCTGGTGGGAACATATCTGTCTTGTCCGCATAATGTTGAGAGATTTTACGAACATAGAAATTTGAAATAGCCGGCAAGAAAATTGCATAACCGGAACTTAGATTGTTTTTACCTAAGTCAATCACTTGCTAGTTACCTGATTTAGCTGGTAAGATGTATTCGTAGAGTCCAATACCACTATCTACTTGTATCATCATTGCACCTTGGTCTGAAATCTTAACACTCATTGTGCTAGTATCACCAAGTTTCAAGATTGTTAATACAGTTGATAGAGGGAAACTCCAACCAGTGTTTAGTTCACCGTTTACATTCTGTGCGAATGGAAGTTCTACTCTATCAGTTGAACGGTCACCGATAAAAAATTTCAGTACGCCGTCTACTGTCTTAACAGTAAAGAGTGGATCAAATGCTCCTAGAATACCTGCGAAGTATTGTAAGTCCTTGATTGCTTTTTGTGTTGGCATAACTTCAACGTCCCATTTGGCACCTTTGAAGTTTGCAGTTTTGATTTGTGCATCTACTAGTTCACTTACGATTACACGATAAGTTGATTGCATTGCACCTGGAATTGAAAATGATAATTGAGTAGGAACCATTTCACCATTACGTTCTTCATGTCCTACTTCTACTCCAGCTTTTACAGTTTTACCTTCTCTATCTTCTCCCTCATAGTTAAGATAACCACTGAGTACGCCTAGTCTACCAAGACCAAACTTACCTTTAAACTCATTGACTGGTGTATGTAATTTACCCCTTAATACCACAGTTCTATCGTCATCCATAGCATCAATCGTTGTTCCTTCATCATCTGTAGTGACTTTAGCCGCTTGAATGATACCTAACGAATGAGTATGCTTAACAATATCTTTTAAAATATCTTGCATGTTATTTGTTCTCCTTATGGTTTATTAATACTATATTAACACTATTTGCTATCAATGTCAATACCCTTTTTAGTTTTTCCTGCTACTGGATTATCTACCCAATGTATTTGATTTGGCGGCATAAAACCCCATATAAACCAAGCATTTCCAAAAGTAGGTGCACCTTTTCCAGTAAAATCTATCCTATAGTTATACACAAGTGCAGACATTCCCTTGTCCATAAACATCTTTCCTCGTCTTGCTCCCTGAAAACTTGTAACAGGAAGTAATAAAGCAAAGGGTTTATCTAATGCATAGCAATGTTCTAAGAATTGGTCTTTCTTGCTATATGGCGGATTAGTTATAACACCATCAAAGATATCAGACTGTTCACAATCAAAAAAATCCCTAGTATCAGACCCAACCATATTATAGCCGTGTTTGGTAAATCCTGAAAGAATGCTTGAACTTTTTCCGCTAGTTGCTTCATAGTATGTTTTATCCTTATCTAAGTATTTTAGTAGAGGTATAACTTGGTCCTCTGGCGTATAACATTCGTCAGAAGCCTCATTGGTTGCTCTACGATTTATTAGTTTAGTATATGTATTTGTCATTACTTTGACATCCTACTAATATTCAGCAAGTGTTTTGCTTGTTCTAATTTGGGTGCAATGAAATCTTTAATCATTTCTTCATTTGTTTCATCATTAAAATGTGTTTCATCACATGTGATATTTTTATCAGGATATTTCTTTATATAATATTCATGTGCATTTGTGCCATCAAAGTCTACATATATTGATTTCTGTAGCATTGATTTAAATCCAGGATAGTTGTAGAAGTCCCATGACTTCTGCCATGCTACAACTTTTATATCTAATAGTTTACATAGCTTAATTGCTTGATATACATCTAACATGCCCCAAAACTCTGGTGACATATGATTTGCCGCCATTTGTTCTTGTGTTTCTTTCCAATGTTGAAAAGTCTTTCTAGTTTTCGCAAACCATTCTTCTTCCATGTCTTGGGTTAATGCTCTCATGAATTCATATATGGATGCAGAATTTTTGTATACATCATCTTCTATAATAGACATATCAGTTACATGCTTTATCTTTAGATAAGGTTCTGCAAGACATTTAAAGTTTAACTCTGACCTATTGTTTACTAACTCCATTAATAAAACATCAATATTATGCTTTTCTTTTAAGTACACAATCTTATTTAGGTAAAGTTCAGTACCTTTACTAGAACATGCTGAGTTAAAAAACCTCATGTTTGTTGTATGTTTCTCTAACCATGTCTCAAATGGTAATGCTAAATTATTTTCACCAGTCTCTTTGTTATGATGCATACCTACACTATAGCTAGACCCTACTATTCCTACTTTACACATTTACTGGTACCTTAACAATAATCCAATTTTCTATCTCTAGTAATACTTTTGCAGTTGAATACATTATGTCTAATTTGTTTCTTATTAGTATTTGTTTCTTATTCTTCTGTTTATAATGCATTCTTGCAACAACCTCTTGACCTATGTAACAACCTTTATTATAATCAACTAAACTATCATCTACCTCAGCAGGATATAAAGAAGGCTGTGTTAAGAAATTAGTATCTAGTTTGCCCTTTTCTAAAAGTTTTAAGAAGTATTTCTTATCATATACATTTTGTACATCTACTTTTTCTACAACTATTCTTTTAAGCATTGCATACATATTTAAAAACTTAAACAAATCTCCTTGGTCATTAGTGCATAATATATTAAAGCTGTCGCCTTTATCTGTTATTGTTACTTGATGTTTTATCTTACCTTGAGGAGTAAGTATAAATGTTTCTACTGGTCCATTATCTATATTGTTTATATTATTAGTAATCAGTCCTTGTAAAAACTCTTTCAAATTATTACCAATAATCTTAAACTCTACAGAATTTATTGTATCAGTATACATTTAAAAATCAAATAAATTTGTAAATTGTTCAGATGCATCAGCATCACTTAAGTCCCACTTAAGAACACCAATAAGATTATCTAGTTTCTTATCAATGATTGTTGCTTCCATTAACTCATCGTCAAACGGAAGTTCTTGAAACCATTCTGGAATTCGTTTTTCATCGATTGGATAACCTATACTTGTCATTTTTAACGCATTAGGTTTTAGTTTACATACAATAGTTTTCATACCATCTGTAATCTCAATAGAATATTTGTCTCCATGTAATTCACGTAGAGTATTCCAATTTAAAGCCGCACTAACATGACCCGGAAGATGTACTTTATCTCTTTTGTCTTCGGCACCTGTTAGTTTAAATTCTCTACCATGTGCTTTTGCAATCTTCTGTACTTTCTTTCTGTACATAGTAAGATTGTTAACACGTTTAGGAGTTCCTTTTTCCCAACCAGGCTTCGCTCTAAACTCTTTCTTGAATATTTTAACCATATCGATAACGTCTTGTTCTGTACAGTCTGTTAGAATTTTAACAAGAACATCACTCAAAAAGTTCTGCATATAGTCTGGAGTGTCACTACGTTTCAAGTCAAGACCCATAGCTTTTACTTTACCAGGTTTGCCATCTACGTCTTTCCTTACACCTTCATCATCAAAGATAAGCATTGCATAGCGTTTCTTCTTAATGAAGATACCCATACTTGCACAGTTCTCACGACCTGCGGCAATAATCTCACCTTGTTTACGTGGAGAATTAAAGAAGTCTTTCATAAAGTCTGGAAAACTTAAATTGACTTGATTTGCAATCTCATCATATAGTTCAATAACTTTTTCTTTACTCCACTCAATTTTGCCTGCGTCAATGTCTTCCTTATAAACAGGATACATAGAATAATAGATACTATCTGTATCACCATAGATGATGGACTCACCTTTGTAGTCATAATCACCAGCGATTACTTCATTAGTCTTAGCACCCATATGTCTTGTGATACAACGACCGGACAATGTTGTACTCTGACCTATACGTTTATCATAGAAGCGACAACCAGGATTTAGAATCGCACCATATAAACTATTCAAGTTAATCTTTTTAACAAGTTGTCTCTTATCCCAGAATGCAATCTTTTCTTTATCGCCTTCTTCGATAGCTTTCTTCTTGTTCGCTTGTAATATTTTACGTTCAGCATACCAACGTTCTAATAGACTAGGAATAATACCTTGTACATCTTGCTTAAGAACAGTACCATTGGCAGTAATAGCCCATTGTAGGTCGCTATTGAATACCAAGTTATGTATCTCTGCACCAGTCATGTCTGCTACTTCGCCTGACTCTAATCTAAGATTAATCTTTTCTGTCTTATCTTTCTCATTGACTAGTCTAAATTCTTCTGCACTAAATGTATCTTCCCACGCCTGTGCCGCACCGAAACCCTTACTACCATTTCGTCTACCATGTGCAATTCTATCACCAATCATCTTCTCTGTTAGTGTTGGTTCAAGTTGTGCAACAATAGTTTCTGGAGACATATTCAATGCACGAATAATTGAAGGATAAAGTGAGTTGATATCAATACCTGATACCCAACGTTGGATTCCAGTCTTTGGATTTGCCACAAATGCACCTGCGGCTTTTTGTTTTTCTGCTTCTTCTAATTCTGCATCAGTTGGTTCGATATCATCTTCTCCCCAATCTTTGGCTTTTCTATCAGGCACAACCATATTTCTACGATGTGCTTCGTTAATAATTGCTTGTTCTGTAACTGCAACAGCACCCATAGTTGTTTTGATATTAACTGTGTTATCATGTGCAATTTCATTTGCTAAGTCAATAAACTGTAGCTTCTTATCCATTTCACCAAGTAGTGCAACGTCTTGTCTATTGTATTCAATAAACTTATAGAAGTCTCTGTTGTATAGTTGGTCTAGTGTACCTTCATACTCAATTTTCTTATCACCAAGTTCGTACTCACCAATAGCATTAAGTGAATATGAATGCATTTCGTGATACGTATACTTACGATAAAGTTCAAGATAGTCTAAGTGAATACGACCTGATAAGTCATATGTAATTTGATCCCTACCATACTTAACTACTTTTCTTTCATGAGGCAATAAGTCCCACAAACAAAGTTTACGTGTATGTGATTTACTCATCATACGAGTAATACGTCTAACTGTATATGGAATATCAAAACCTTCTGAGTTCCAACCAGATAAAACATCAGCATCATCAATCACTGCAATAAAGTCATTTAACATATCTACTTCATCAAGATATAAAAATGTATCATCAAATTGTTTACAGATACGTTCTGCTTCCTCTAGCCCTTCTCCCTCTTGCATATGTTTAGGAGGAAGAGCAAACGTGACTAGTTTATCTAACCACTGTAGATATACAGTAATTGCAGTGATAGGCATAAAGGGATCCTCTGGAGGAGCAAATCCCTTATCTGCATCAAAGTCTACCTCGATATCAAAGAATGCAACATGTAGTTTAGGAGAATCTACGCCGTTGTAGTTCTCACTTAGACATCTTACTTCTGGTTTGATATCACTTTCGTATAGAGATTTACCTGAGTTTATTCTTCGTTCTTTGTGTAAATCTTTTAGTCGCTTACACTTAATTTCACGTACTTTGTCGCCATGAATACTAGAATGTTGTCCTCTAGGATCTTTGACATAAAATGTACGCCATGCAGGGAAATCATTATAGACACGTTTTCCATCGACACGTTCTATTACTTGAACAATGTCTTTATCTCGGTTGTAATAAGCGTCCACATAACTCATTTATAGGGTACGTCCTACAGTCTCTAACACTTCTTCAACATCAGCAAAATCTTGTTTTGCTTCTGTTAATTTTGCCTTATGTGCTAGGCTAATCGCTTTGTTTAAAACACCTGGTTTGATATCAAATTCATCTGCGATTGCTTTAACTGTATCACGTAGACCACCTTTTAGGTCGTCAACTTCCTGTAGTACTGAGCATCCCTCGTCTACTAATTGCTTTAATTTAGCTTTGTCTTCTGTACTTAATGTATCGATTGACATATAGTTCCTCCTTAGGTTAAAAAAGAGCGCCCTATTTCTAGGACACTCTTTATAATAACATAAGTAATTTTCTAAGTCAATACTTATTTTTTGTATTTTTTCATTGATCCGCCACAAGCGTCCATTAGCTTCTGTGCTACTATGTCAATCTTTGTAAAATCTGAGTCAGTTAGGTCTGACATTTTCTTTGGATTAGATTTTAATTTGATGTTCTTGCCACCAACTGAAATACTGTCACCAGCTTTTTTGCCTTGTTTGGCCGCTTTGTCTAGTTCTTTGTAGAATTCGTTGTACTCTGACATTGCAATTCTAGCCGAATTATTAACAATTCTGTCTGCTACATCATCTGCATTGAATACTTTTACTTTAGATTTCTTAATTTGCCCACCAGTTAAATCTGATGCTTTATTCTGCATACCAACACCAACTGCTTTGGCTAAGTTACCAAGTGTGCCGCCTACTGCTTTTCCGACTGTGCTATTACCTACTGCTTTTGCAACTTTAACACCTTTACCAACTTTCTCTGCACCTGTTTTGACTGCACCAGCTACTTTTCCTACTTTCTTTGCTATGTTCATAGCAGTATCTAGTTTGCCTTCTTTCATAGAACCCATGGCGAAGTCTGCAATCTTTAACATACCAGCTTTTGTTTTAAGCATATTGTCAATTTTTTCTCTGTTTGCGTCATTTACTTTATCATAAACTTGTGAAACTGCACTAGCAGTGAATAAGTCAACTTTCATAGACCCATCATCAAATTTAACAGGCATATTTTGTTTGTCTGCTACAATTTTCTTTATAGTATCCATTGCGTTTGCTTCAACAACTGCTTCGCTTTCATCTACTGCCAAATGTGCATCGATACCAGCAGTTGATTTCATACCCCAATGTTCAGCCGCTTTTTTAGCCGCTCCATATGAAGTAGACGCATGACATTCATGTTTGCCTTTTTGAGCATGTACACAAATGTATGGTTTTTCATCTGCTTCTGATACTGATTCATTTGCATGACCAAGTTCTGCCATTCTCTTAGCAACCATAGGTCTAACATCTTTGTTGCCTTCTTCTTGTGCAACATACATATCATCTAATAGTTCATCGTCAAATACAAAAGACATAACCATGTCACTTGTATCTTCGCCTGCTGGACGAGGTGTAGCCATAAATTCATTGTATTTTGCAACAGCCTCTGAATATTCTTCTTCTGGTTGACCATCATATTTCATTAGTCCACCAATCATAGTACCTTCTTTGATACCCATTTTTTGTGCTTGGTCTTCAAGTTCTGCTTTTCTACGCATTACTTCTCTTTTGAGGTCTTCGTTATTTGCTGTGTCAGGGTCCATCTGAATATCTGCTAGTGCTTTACGCTTTGCCATATAATCTTCTTTATTTAAAAGAGCAGTTGAAGATTCTTCGATACTTTCTTCTGTTGTATCTTCTTCGGCATCAGCATCTGGCTTATTCGCCATCACTGCATCATAATCTGCCATGTCTTGTTCACCTGGCATTTCTTCTGCGTCTGGTACATTCATATCCATACCGCTCATTTCACCATCTTCTGGTTCTTCGGGAGCCATATCAGGTGCAATGTCCATGTCGCTTGGTGCTTCTGGATCCATCGATGGGATCTCACCAGGCATATCCATAGCTGGAGCTTGTTCATTACCTAATTCTAGTGTATGCATACGAGCCGCTAGACTGTCTGACATACGTTCATATGCCTCATATGATTTATTATGTTGTTGTGAAAATGTTAAGGCTAAATCATGAACCGCATCACGGGCATTCTTTCCACCTTCTAATTCTGTTTTGAGTTGTTCCGTACCACGGTTTAAGTAATCTTCAAACTCATCGTTATTGATTACAAAACTCTCTGTTAATTGTGTAAGTTTCATTATTTTGCTCTCTTAATCATTGGACTCTTGACAGGCTTATTATAAACTAAGTTACCTACATCGGCAGAAAAACCCATCTTATAGTTCTTTTGTTTCTTACCAGGTGTCAAATACCCAAACGGGTCTACTGCTTTTTTGGCATCTTTAGCTTTCGTGCCAGGTGTCATTGGCATAGCCACACCTGCAAACGCTCCACTAAAATTTTCACCTAATAATTCTGTTAGTTTCATATTACTATTTATCAAATTAATTAATTAATTGAATTTATTAGTTCATTGAAGTGAGGGAAGCACTCTGAATATGAGATTTTGCGCCTATCTTCTAGTATTTTAAACTGTTTTTGTGCTATTAGCTTAGTTTCTACTGGTACTTCGCTTTCTACTAGTGATTTCATTGTCTTCATTAATCTAATATATCTTTGTTTTTTATAGAAATTACCAGACATATTCTGAAAATATTCTATTTGTTCTTCTATTGCATCTGCATGATGTGGCTCTAACGAATCTACTGCTAAATGCACTGGATTATCTACCCAATTCTGATGCATTAATATTGTCTTATCATATTCATACTTATTTATTTTATCATTAAGATACACTAAAAAATCTTTGAAGTAAGGAAGACTTAAACTATTATGGGCGCAACCAAACCCAATAATTAAGTTATCGATTTCCTTTGACTTCTCAAAAAATAAATCTAAGTTTTCATCCCATTTATTAAAATCTAATCCCCACCTAATTAATTCACTCTGCTTATCTAATGCTTCGCCTGATAGTTGCATTTCATAACGTATATTTGGTGTTCTATGTACTAGTTCAATAAATTTATCGAATTTCTTTTTAGGGAAGTTTAAATTTGTTGTAACAGTAATTACTACTATTTGACCTTCAGTGTGAGTATCATTAATGTTTATCATAAAATCTTCAATAAACTTAAACATATGGTCAGTAAAGAACGGCTCACCGCCTAGTAAACTAAAGTTAACATGTCCTTGCCCTACTAATTTCTTATCCCAATAATCATTTAAAATATGCAGTGTTTTATCAAACATCATATCATCTGTATCTGGAAAACGCTGTCCTACTTCTTTTTGCCAACGAGTACTAGAACCAGCCCAACAATACACACATGCCATGTTGCACTTATTTGTTAATTCTATTTCAATAAACTTGAAGTTATCACGTTCCATCATATCTCTATGAAATTGTTTAGCCATGTTTGGATGATTACCTGCTTTTTGTAAACGCATTCTCCATGGATAATCGTAATTACTATTATATGATGTTCTGACACTCTCACCGCCTGCATCTTCTGTTCTCCAACAACCCGAACAATCTGCACTACGAGTGCCTCCACTTAATTCATACTTTCGTTTTTGTAGTATAGGATGATTAAATAAAAAATCTTCGGTAAGTGTATCTATATTAAATGTCAGTTCTTTCATTTGCTCAGGTGTATGTTGTGTTTTACAACACCACTTTACTGTTCTTTGAGGTAAGGATATAATAATGTCGTTCCAGTTTTTGAAACACATTGTATTTTTTAAATTATGAAGATTTGGATTTAGTTCATTCATTTTTTCTTTGTACGCAGTAGCTTTTTAGGTTTCCCATCTTTGTCTACATCATTACCAAACTTTTTAGCTTGTTTAGTAATTTCGTTGGGTCCTACGTCAACTGTGGTATTTATGCCAGGTATAACTCTACCTACGCCCGCCGCTTCTTTTACATCTTTTCTACTGAATACTTTTTTAATTGCTTGTACTGTATTTGCAGTAGTTGATGTATGATGCTTAATTGCGATACCACCAGCTGATTGCCATGCATTGACATTCTTACCAAAATCATCAATTAACAAGTTCGGAGTACCGTCTTGTTTCTTTGCATACTTTGATTTATTGTGGTCAATGATAACTTGCTCTGGTTTAAAGAAGTTTAAATTTTTTCTCACCCACTCTCTTTTGCCAGGATCTACATTAGGATCATTTGCTAGAGGGGAACTTAATATTTTATAATTGCCTTTAGTGGCTTTAATAGTTTGTAGCAAGTCTTTATAGCCTGCTAATGCTGGCAAGTCTTCCCAGAAGTTTGGAGTATTAACAATCTTCTTAAGTGCTTTACCTATATCTTTTTTTGGTATATCTCTGTATGATTTTACGTTTACTAGTCTAGCCCATTCATTAAAGAAATCAACTAACACGCCGTCCATATCTACATAGACATCAGGAGTATTATCTTCAAATAGATTATTAAAGTCTTCATCTATAGTTGTTGGTTTCTTATTTTTCTTATTCATCCAACTATTATACTTGCTTTTTGCCCAATTTGCAACGCCTCCTGTTGTCGCAAGAGCGCCTGCTATCTTAGGTGCAGGATCATTTCTCAGAAACTTCGCTACATGTGGGCCCGCCATTCTGGCACCATGTGCTACTGCTTGAGCGGCTGGAACTATCCATTCATCTGTCTTTTCTTTATCTAAACCTTTTTCTATTGCTCCCATGTAATCAGGTATCTTAGTTTTAACCCAAGGACCTCTGTGCATAAATTTTGCACTCATCATTACATTTGTACCAAGTAGTTCTTTTGGTTCAAATATCATTACTTGATATTGTCTCTTTTCATTATCAACTGCTACTACTTCTACATCCATTGTATCATACTTCTTACCCTTGTAAGTAATACCATGTCCTGTCATAAATCTAGCAACTGCTTCAAATAATGTATTTTCTCTAACTGGAACTTTACTTAGTAATTCTTCCTTGCTTAGTTTATAGTTAGATTTCATCCATGTATCTTTTAAATCAGCAATCATTTTACCAAGATTAGGACCAGCAACATAACCTCTTGCTAGTAAGTCTTTACCATTAATTGGAAAGTCTGGCTGTTCAAATCCTTGGACTGTATTATATACATCCTTCTTGCTATGCATGTTTGCCCATGCAAGTAAATGGTCTTGTGATGCACCTTTGATAATCATATCTTGTGCTTGTTTTGAATTTATGTTTTCACCTTTGTGCTTGATTAAGAAGTCAAACATTTCTCTATCGTAATTGCTCATCTTCCAATCTCTTGCAATACCACTACTGTCTAGCATTCTTGCAAGTGCAATAATAGGTCCTGTAGGCTCACCTAGTTTAGCTGGATTGATACCTTCAAGTCCAATCTTACTTGATACGCCTGTCTTGTTCATCCACTCAAGTGCTTCTTTGGCACTTGACCCCATTAACAATTTACCTATTTCTTGCCAAATTCTTTCAACAGATAACCCTGACATGCCGTCTGCATTATCTTTAATTGCTTTTAACGTATCATCATCCCACTTTGGACTATCTAACTTAGATTGAAATCTAAAGTATCTTAAGATACGCAAATAATCTTCTTTAATTCTTTCTTCTGCATCTCCTACGAACCTACTTACCTTATCTTGTAAGTCGTCCATACCACCATTATAATCATGTACAGTACCGTCAATATCCATTGACATTGCATTGTATGTTAAGTCTCTACGTTTAGCATCTTCTTCCCATGAACGCACAAACTCTACATCAGCATGTCTGCCGTCTGTATTTGAGTCCGCTCTCAGTGTTGTGATTTCAAAATCTTCTCCATCTACAACTGCGGTTATTGTACCATGTTCTATACCTGTAGGAATGTGTCTGATGCCTGCTTTATCAAGCATAGCAATCATTTCGTCAGGAGTAGCATCTGTGGCGAAGTCAATATCTTTTGGATCTTTACCTAATGCAATATCTCGTACAGCCCCACCTACTATTCTAACTTCATGACCATTCTTTTTGAATACTTTATCTAGTTTACGAATAGCTTGTGTAATGATAGGCTTTACGTTTAATGCTTCTTCCCTTAATGCTGATAATGATACATCTAATTCACTTTCAAACATTGCATTACCATACGAATTGAGATATTCTTGCTCAAGTTCACGATAGTTTATTTTGTTGTTTGTCTGCATTGCTAACATTTGTGCATAATAGGCAAGTGAATGTCTAAGTTTACCATTAGTTTCTTTGTATTTTCTTGTAAGTATATCATGCATCATATCTGCAATTTTAACATATGCTTTTTTATGAACTAAATGATTTGCCTTACGAGCAATTAAACCAAAAGGTGTTTCTTCTTTTATCCCATGCTTTTTTCTGAATGCTTTTAAATCATCTTCTGCATCCTTACTTCTTTTCTTAGATGCCTCAGCATCTTTAACATTATCTGAATGCATCTTATCTACATCGAGGCCTTTTCTTTTTAATTGCTTATTAAAGTTTGCTCTACCAAACGCCTCACCTACTACTGATTTTAATTCATCTGGTAGCATAGAGATAGCTTCTTTTCTTAAATTCTGATTACCCTTTGTCATAACTCTTAGCAAGTCAGCCTTTTCTGCATGGTATACTTTAGCAAACTTAGGATCGTTCTTGCCGATATCTCTACCATTGCTAATCAAGTCTGCATACTTAACTGTCTGTGCATCTGCACTAACACCTGATAGTTTATCTCTATCGATACCTTTGCGTACTTTTCTATTACCGTCTTCTGGTTTACTTACATCAGTAAGTTCAATTACTAGTTTAGCAATAGCAGGACCAAACTCACGTGTAACATCAGTAGAGGTTACAGAAGTATCTTCTACTGTGTCATGCAATAAAGCGGCACACTGTTGATTGACAGACCCACCGGCCTGCTTAACAATATTCCTGACTTCATCCAAATGCACATAGTATGGTTGTCCAGTGTATTTTCTCTTGTGGTCTTTATGGGCCTCTTGAGCAAACTGTTCTGCTTTTCGAATCACTTCCATTGATTCTTCCTCTTCTGTGTATATATCTTTGAAGTATACACTAGGAAATTTTAATGTCAAGGATAAAAGTTCATGAACGTCAATGTTTGCACGTAAAATACTAACGTCTTTGCCTGTGTTCAATGCGGCCAACCATCTATGATGGCCATCTATAATCCAACTATCACTACTTGCTAATAGAGGCTTTGGATTATTTCCATCAAATTCTTTATTCTTGATTAGTTGTCGTTCAACACCTTGGTCTGAAAATTCTTTTTGTATTGGTTTTAGTTCTTTTGCACTTACAACCTGTGGAGTTAGCGATACTCCATTCTTTTTAAGATACGATTTGTATGCGTCATAGTCTGTAGATTTCACTTGAGGCATTTTGTCTCTAGTAATACCCATAGTATCTTCTGGCTTTGGCTTCTCTATCTTAAATTCGCTCAATTTCATTTAAAACAATCCTAATTATTTGACATTTCTATCTAAGCTGGCCATATTTGCGCCTACATTTTTGCCGAAGTTAGGCTTTTTTAATTGCATTTGTTGTACAATTTTCATGAAGCCTTCTTTGGTTCTTAGATATTGTTTAATCATTTCTTTTTGTTCTGGTCTTGCTATATCATGATATGCCATTGTGAATCTTTTTGCAAGTTCAGGTGTAACTTTAATATCTCCACCATTCTTAAACTTAATCGGGAAAGGCATATTGTCATTACGTGAGGCTAAGTTATCTAATACTCTTAAAGGATCAGATTGTTTAACAGGCTTACCTTTTTCATATTCTACGATTACGTAAAAATCATCATCTTCTGATAATCCGTCACCTACTGATGGTTGTTTCTTAGCAAGTTTTTTATCACCATACCCACCTAAACTAGATAGAGGTTTCTTGCTACTGATTTTGTATTCACCTAAGTCTGTCTGCATATCAACTAAAGTTGCCGCCATATCTCCCATTGCTAGTGATACTTTGCCTTCTCTATTGTATAAGAAAAATTTAACACCAGCTGGAATACCTTCTGCACTAATTTGTTGCATTGAAAATTTTGAAAGATTATACTTCTCTGATTTAGTACGTCTGCCCATTTTAAATGGTTTGTATTTCTCACCACGTTTGAATGATGAATCGTACCATAGATAAACAGTGTCACCCGCTTTTAAGTCATTAAACATTGCAAGTTTTTCTTCATCAGAAATTCTTCTCATTGGGTTAGGTGTTTCGTCTTCTTTTACTTTTTTCTTATTGTGCTTATCTTTGATTGCACCAATTTCTTCTGCACTAGCACCTGTACCAGCGGCACTTTGTATTGCTTTCATGCCTGCTTTGCCGTATTTTTTAACACCAGCTTTGTATAGTATGCCACTTTCTTTTATATACCCTTTTGATTTTAATTGTTTCTCAAAACTCTCTAAATCTTTTGCATTCTTAAAAGTACTCATGTCATAGAAACGAGAACCATCTTTATGTGTTTTCTCTCCATCATGAAAGTTTACAACATACTTTGCTTTACCAACATTTGACATAGTATTATATGTCTTAGACTCAACTAGTAAATCTAAATCAGAAATTCTATCAACAATCCATTCTTCTGGATCACCGTCTCTTGCTTTTTGTGTACCATACGGCATTTCGCCTGAATCCATATAGTAAACAAACAATTCTTCATATGCATCTGTACCATATTCAATATTATCTAAACTTGTGATATTATGTTTATCTAGTATTGCTTTAACTTCATCACGTTCTGAACCTACAACACTTTCAACCGGGAATTCTTTATTAGATGTTTTGAAATTCTTTTTACGCATAACAGTTTTAGCAACTAAGTCTAATTCTTCGTTGTCTCTGTCCCACTTCAATACAAAAGGAATATTAATATCGCTTTCTAAGTCTTTCATTACTGCCTCAGCATCAGGTCCCATTTGTGCAATAGGTTTACCCCAACGTTGATATTCTTTTTTAAACATCTTTACCAACTCTGCCATCGTGATTGGGTTACCATTACGGTCATCGTTTGCTCTATCAATAAAATGCCTAGTGAATTCTACATCAATTTTAAGACTAGCAAATAGTTTATCTAGTGCATTCTCTAAAGCATTTAACTGAGCATTAGTTATCGGTTGTTCTACTTCATCTAATCTCATTTTATTTTCCCTTTTGTGTCTTCAAAACTTGTATTTCTTTTTGCAATACTTCTATTGCTTTTGTTAGTTTTGATAGTTCTTGTTCATGTTTATAGTCTGCCTTATCACCGTCTCTTTCATTCTTTCCTACGTCTGCCAGTAAAGCTGATAACACATTGTCAGCTTGTGGATACTTAGTTTTTAAATGAACCAATGCTCTTGCAGTTTTTGGGTCAAAGCCTTTTAATAAGTCTTCATCGCCCTTTTCATCCATCTTAGATAGTTTGGCCGCTACAGCCATTTGTCTTCTTTTTGCTTTGCTTTTACCCTTGAATTGAGGAGCATCGCTTTTATAAAAATCTGTTACTACATCACCCATAGGTGTTCTCTTAGTAATCTTTTCTTCAACATCATGTGTAAGTTGGGCTTCTATTATCGCTTCGTATAATGATGGCTCTTCCCAATTTTCATTTGTAAGACCTTTTTGTAATTTGTTTTGAAACAACTGCATTACATCATTTGGAATATTAGGATTACCATATAAATCTTGTAAAATCTGTTCTAGTGTTGACTCATCTGCTTTTGAAATCATATCACGAATTTGTGTAGCACTATTGATTGCTTTTCCTCTAAGTGAAAACTTAAATGTAGGAACAGTAGCTATATATGAATGGTCACGTAATGGTTTTGCATTTTCAATACCAGGCCATTTCTGCATGTGAGCAGGTTGTCCTTTCTTAGCACCTCTAGTTAATAGAGCCATGCCAGTGTCTGGAAAGTTAAATCTAGGGTCTTCTGCCATATCTTTCTCTGATACTGCATAAACTATTACTGTTTTATCTGGATCAAATCTATCTGTAATCTCTGTAGCAACATAAGGAACTTTACATTGAACGATAGAATTAGGGTCTACACCAGCTAATTGCATCATTTTTTTCTTCTCTTGGAATGTAAAAGGTGACTTATGGTTGTCTGTTTTATCAGAAGATGCTATAAATACTTGTGCACCTTTGTACGTTTGTTTTAGATACTTGAATACTTTCCCATGTCCTATATGAAATGGGTGGAATCTTCCTGGATAAATCACAACAAGATTAGTATTTTCGTTCTCAAATAAGTCGAATAGTCTCATATTTTGCTACCTATAATTAACTGCTATGTGTATTTATCTTTAAATCAAAAAAAGACCCACTCGGAAGTAGGTCAGTTGTGATTAATATTTAAGGGATAATGTATTAATCTAAGTCGCAGGACCAATGTTCGCCATTATATATAGCTTGTAAGGCACCTAATGGGTAATCCTTATGTTCAAACAATATATAAGGTTTACCATATACACTTATATTCTGTGTAACAATATTTACTTCGTCCAATGGAATCTTTCTTACGTCTGAATCCCGGTATGCTGAGTTGAAGATATGTATCATTAAGCTACCATCCTTGCTTCTGCTAGTGCATGAATACAAATTTTATAATTTTCTTGTGTAGGCTTCATACCATTTTGTTTACACAATTTCTTTGCTTGTGGTGTCATAAAACCTTTTTCTTCTAACATACCTAAAGGTGACTTACCAGCTTTGTAGCCTTCAGCATATTCTTCAACTGTGAAGTTTTTAGCTAAAAAGTTCTTAAAAGCACCTTGAAAGAACACATACTTGAAACGAGCAATGAATAGTTCTACTGGCATACCAATACGTGAAGGATGTATTTTATCCTTTCCATATACTTCTTCATATGTAGGCTGACCTTCATATGTGCCGTTATACATTAAATATCCACCGTGATAACTAAACTTTGTTTTGTCAAATTGTGTCATTTGTATGCTCCTTTTTTGTGATTACTTAACTAATATAGCATGATTCGTGTATTTGTCAAGTTTTTAGCCGATAAATCTTTCGATTGTTCCTACTATATATCCTAAACGATATTGCAATTTTTTGGGAAGGTACTGTATAAACTTAGTCAAAGAAATTACCCTCTACCCATTTAAAACCAGTTGAACCTTCTTCAAACCATGCACCGTCTTTTGATACAGGATTAGACCAAAGCAATTCTTTATTTGCTTTCTCCATAACATCAAGACCTTTCTCTGCTTTTGCTTTAAATGTCTTACCATATGCGTTAAATGTAAATGTAATCATTACTACCCTCCTATTAAACTAAACTTGTACGTGTATCGCCTTCAATTTTAAGGATACATTCGCCTGTACTAAGGTTATCGACATTACCAACAAACTTGCCAATAAGATGCTCATAGTCAGTTCCTTCCTGAAATCCACCAACGATATAACCTCGTTTCATATACCAATCACCTTTGTCATTCTTACGAACAACATTATCAAGGTACAAGGTATCCCAACCTTTTGGGTCATACTCTTTTTGTGATTTTACGTATTCTGATTCAAAGTTATCTTCAACTTGATAACAATCAAAGAAGTTTTCTTCGTATGCTTCGTTTGAAGATGTAACTAAATCGATAACAGAAGTAGCCTCGTCATAACTACTTGCTTCAACAATATAGGTGCTACCACCTTTATTCTTCCAATATGACGTAACACCGTCCCAATCGTCATTATGGGCGGCATAGTTTTCACGAATAGAAGTCTCAATAACAAACTTATTCATAATAGCGTTCTCCTTCATCATGTATATACTATAACACGATTCGCTATATTGTCAAGTTTTTCTACTTATTATTTGGGTTAAAAATATGCCGAAAAGCGTCACTATTTTTAGCTTCATTGATATTTTTTATAGAACCCATATTGATTAATACGGTATCTCTATGATATTCTCTAGTATTTGCATATGAATGAAAACTAGTAGTTGATGGAACAAATGACATTGCACGATTTTCCTTCCATTCTACTTGTCCTACTACTTTACTGTGTGGGTTTTCATTCTCATGAAACATCGTTCCTTGATTGAATGATCCAACATATAATACTGTAGACAATCTTTTCCATGGGGAATCAATATGAACTTTATACTTATTGTATGGTATTTGTCTATTAGCCCATATTATATAGTCATTGGCTGTCAATTCTTGGTCTGATGCATTAGGAACCTGCTCAAGTAATTTATTACGTATGTTCTGTAATTCTTTACCAAATGCATTTCTAACTTCTACTGCTTCTGGTAGTGCCTGTAATCCACTATGCATGTTCTTCATATTTGCTTTAATTGTATTATATAACTCTTGAGGTAAAAAGTTATCAATAATTACATAGGGGAACGGGCGCTCATAGTACTGAATATCCATTTAATTTATCCTAACCGCCTTTGCGTTTATTTCTTGCTTACCACCATAGTCTCTAACTGCGGCTTTAATGGCATCTTCTGCCAATACGCTACAGTGAATCTTAACTGGAGGTAACGCTAGTTCTTCAACTATTGTTGTATTTTTAATTTCTTGTGCTTCATTTAATGTCATACCTTTTAGCATTGTTGTTACCATGCTTGAACTAGCAATAGCACTGCCGCATCCGTATGTTTTAAATTTTGCATCTTCTATAATTCCTTCATCGTTTACTTTTATTTGTAAACGCATAACATCACCACATGCCGGTGCACCTACCATGCCTGTTCCAATGTCAGGATCTTTTGGATCAAATTTACCTACGTTACGTGGATTATTATAATGGTCTAACACTTTTTCTGAATAAGCCATAATATTTCCTGTGTGATTATATAATAGTATTTATATGGAAATGCTCCCCTATTTCTAGGAGAGCATTATTTCTTTATTTAATTGTTGGTCTAAGATATGTTAGTGCAATAAAGATTGCACCAGATATAATTAAACCAGGAACTATTGGTTCAACAAAGTTATATACACCAATATCATATGTGATACCAGTAAACAACTTTGATTCTTTGAAGTGTACGAATAGTACCCAACCAATACTTGTTACTGCACCACCAATAAAACTTGCAAGTGCATGACGACCATTAGATAGTCCTCTTGCCATTCCAATAACTAGTGGTAACATACTTGCACCAATAATACCAAAATACAATGCAGTTGCACGTGCAATAATTGCCATTTGCCCATTGAATTGAATTGTCATCCAAAGTGCTAGTAAAATAACTGCAATCATTGAACCATATGCTACTTTAAGACTTGGTTTCTTTGTAGATACAATATCATTGGCTATTGTTGTTGATAGTAAATGCATCAAACTATTAAGAGTTGTGAAAGCCGCCGCCAAAATAGTTAAGAATAAAGCACTAGAAACCCATGCTGGGAACCCTGTCTTAATCCAATAAGGAATAATACTAGCAGTTCCTCCAGCCGCTTGTGCAACTGTCATACCTTCTGTAGCAAACGTATATGAGTTGGCAGAAATTGCCGCTAACATAAACGTTATGATTGCTAGACCTGGGATAATAACACCCCAATTTGCAATAGTTTTAAAACTCTTTTCATCTTTAGCCATCATCCAACGTGTTTGTAGTTGAGGCAAAGTGATAAGTCCTACTGGAATAGTGAATACTAATAATGTAGTAATCATTAACCAGCCTCTAGACCAAAACTCTGGCCAGCTAGTAAATCCTGTAAAACTAAGTTTACGCAATCCATCACCTTCTGGTACTAGTAACCATGCATCTGATAAGTTATCCCAAAAACCGGGAGCCTGCATATGCACGAATACTGTAATTGCTAATACGACAAGTGACCCTGCAATAACAATGATACCTTGTACCATATCATTTTTAAGTACAGAACTCATTCCACCGTATGCGATAGTTCCAAAAACTAGAATACTAAAACCAACTACTGCTAAAGTAAAGTCAATCCCTGTAAATGCAGTAATAAATTTACCGACACCTATAAGAACTGCCACACAATAAAATGGGATTAACCCCACAGTAATAAGTGCTAGTAACTTAGAAATCATTGGTGTATTATAATGTTTACCAATCATTTCAATGTACGTTTTGGCTTTAATTTTCTTGTTAGCTTTGTATACTTTTGGACCAATATAAACGGTTGCAAGATATATAAGTCCCACGAATGGAATAATCATTGTGAGTGGAATAGAAAATCCAATCCAACCAGCTAGACCTCCAAATCCTATAATAGCGGACGTTGAAATTAACGTTGCTCCATAAGAAAGCCCAAGGTTCATATTGCTATCTGATGTTGTCAGAAAGTAATTATCCCCTTTAGACTTGTAGGCTACTAATCCTACTGCTACTACGAATAGTAACATTAATATTATGTTCATAAATTGTCCTCCTTAGACATTTCTTCTATTTGGCGGAAGAGGAGAGATTCGAACTCTCGAATGAGTTTCCCCATTGCTGGTTTTCAAGACCAGTGCATTCAACCGCTCTGCCACTCTTCCTAATAATCATATATGATTACTATCTTTTATTATAGCATACTTTAGTAATAGAAGTCAATGCTTATTTGACATCTATTTTAACTTCTCTTGTTGTTTGTATAGGAAGACAGTCTATTGCTGTATTTTTGTGGTTTTTTAGAACAACTGCTTTCCTTAGTTCTTCTATACATTCATCTACTGTACTAAATGTGTCTACGTGATAATATTGCATTGATTGTCCTGCCGACAACTGCAACCATATTAAGATCCATACCATATTACCTCTCCTTTATGTTATGGTGGAGCATGAGGGAGTCGAACCCACGACCTCCTGAATGCAAATCAGGCGCTCTCCCAACTGAGCTAATGCCCCATAGATTTGGAGCGGGCGATGAGATTCGAACTCACGACAACCTCGTTGGCAACGAGGGACTCTACCACTGAGTTACGCCCGCTTTTCTATTGACTTCATGTTATTTATCATGTATAATATGAGTATATAAATAGATTGTCAAGCATGATTATTACTAAGGAACTACATACAGTAACACCCGAACTTGAAAACTTTCTAAAAGCATGTGAAGTAAAAGGCTTCAATAACAATTCTACGTTAGAAGATATGAAGTTTGAATGGTGTTTGGAACAAGGTGGCATGTGGCATGCAACCTATGTAGATGAACGTATGGTTAGTGTCAGTGGAATACATCCATGGGCTAATGGTTGGAGAGCGTTGTTTAGAGGTGCACAGACTGAAAGTAAAAAGATAGGTCTGAATAGATACCACATGCAAAGTTATTGTTTTCATAGTCAGTTACCATATCAAATAGATTATGCATCAAGCAAAGAAACAGATTTAAATAATCTATTCATTTACATCACAACAAATACTGAACATGATGCAAGTGGAAAGATGAATAGAATTGATAAAACATTTTATCATTTAGAAAAGATAGAACTAGTTAAAAACTTAGGTGTAAGTGAAGTTTTTAGTGTTAAACAAAATACATGGATATTAAACGTAGAAAAATATAATGAAATTAGAAGACAATATAATTAAAAACGAATTCGATGAAATGATTATGGAAGGCTGTATACTACAAAGCAGTGGTTCAACAGGTACTCCTAAGAATATATTTCAACCACCAGAAAAGTTAAGATATGCAAATGCTATTGCTAGAGAAGTACAAGGCATAGATAAGGACAGCAAGATATTAACTGTATGTACATTAAAACATGCAGGTGGATTACTGGCACAAACATTACCAGGTTATGAAGTCAATGCAGAAATTGAAGTAGAAAAGTTTAATGCATTTTCTTGGGTAAGAAAGATAAAAGATTTTACGCACAGTCACTTAACACCTGATATGGCAAGAGCGATAATGAAGACAAAGAGTTTCGATAGTCTAAACCTAGAAGATAAAATCATTATGTGTGGCAGTGACAGAGTACAAAGTGGCATTATACAAAACTTTATTGATAGAGGTGCAATCTTTATTGTTAATTGGGGCATGACAGAAGTTGGTCCAGTTGCAATCAATAGAACATTTGTACCTGGTATAAAAGTACAGACAACAGAAACAATAATGGGTAGTAAAACTTATTGTGATACAAAGATTGTCGCTGGTGAATTATATGTCAAGGGAGATATATGTGTATATGATGATTGGTTTGCTACTGGAGATTTAGTACAAAACAAGGAAGGTATGTTCTACTATGTTGGACGAAAGTAGAATTATATTCATATCATTTGAACAGGGATGTGGTGGACATAAATTAGGGAGAGTATTGTCTTGCTTACCTGATGTATATTGGTATAGTCATAAAGATAACGGTACTAACCCATGGAATGTTTATTTTAAAAATTCAGATATACGACAACGGCATATAAGTCGCTATCATTTTGATAGACTAGTACCTAATGGTTCCTTGCCGCCAATACATGATTATGTAAAAGATTTTATACCAGATGAGGAACATTACTATACTAGGTTCTTTTACCCACGCTTCGAAAAGATGGGTGGCCATGCGATAATCAAAAAGAATAGAATTATTATATGCACACACGAATTGCCAGAGAAATTACTAAAAAGATTTCCTAATGCAAAAGTATTAAATTTGATAGATGATGAATATACAACAGGCGAACGATACTTGCGAACAACTGCGGTGTTTCCTGGATTTCTTAAAATGAAATGGCTAGGTGGAGAAAATACAGAATATGGGAAAAAGCTAAGAACAATCGCCAAAGAGATAGGCTCTGATTTCACAATACGAGATATTTGGTCTTGGGATAAATATAAATTGAAGTTCAATGATAAACATCACATTGAGTACTCTATGCATATACACGACATTATAAGAATGAATATGTGGAAAAGACGTTATCTACCCTCACGTTATATAAATTCATCAAACATATATGAAATAGATAAAAACTATGTAAACTATAAAGGTATAAAAAGGTTCTTGAATGATAGATGAAAGTAAACTTATATTTTTTACAGGTGCTCCTGGAAGTAAATGGAGTGCAGTAAGTAATGTGTTGTCTATGACAAAAAAGATTGACATCAATACTACTGATAGAAATGAAGATAGAGAATATACACATCCAACTAAATTTAATAAAGCACAACATCTAGGAAGTTACTTTGGCACGGGCATGGAGTTCGGTGAAGGTTGGCATGAGATTAATAAGTTCTCAAAACAAGAAATATTAAATGAAATAGATAAAGCCTGGAAAGAAGAAAAAAGAACTGATTACAGAATTGTAAAATCACATATGATATCAAACAACTTAGATTTTATTGCAGAGACATTTCCTAAGAGTAAGATTATAATAGTGTTCAGACCTATAGAAAGTTGTTATAAAGGTTGGTTTGGTGCAGGTGGGTTTGATATAACTTATCCAAAGTATCATGGTTACTATAAAGATGAACAAACTGCACGTGAATATATAAAAGAAGAAACTAAAGATGCAAGACAATGGATATTTAATAGAAACTTAACAATTCATACTGCAACCAGTAAGCATTGGAAAGATTATTGGGATATAACTGATAGTCAAAATAGATTTATAAAAAGTATAGAGGGTTATTTCTTTGAAAAGAAAGATCCTAGTAGAGATGTTTCGTTAGACACTCATATTGCTTATTATAATTTTGATAAAATAGATGAAAGATTATAATGTTATTAAAATATGCAATCGTTGTACTTAGAAGTGGCGATGACCATTTTGATAAGATTGCTCTAAATTATACACAATTAAGTTTAGACTATCAAGAATGCAATAGATTACCAACAGAAAACCAAGTTGATTATTATGTAATGGACAGTTACACATACTTGCATGATTACGATATTGTTATGGTTGTCAATGCTGGAACTATATTCTTATGGGGTGCATACGAGCATCATTATAAAAAAATGATTGAAGCATCAAAGCATGAGTATATACATTTTAGTGATGACGTTTGGTTTCATAAGCCATTGGGCGACGGCACAACCCACATAGAAGCAAAGTTTATTCATAAGTTAAACACAGATAGTGCAGAAGAATTCTACAATAGCCATGATACTATTTTAACAAGTTTAATTGATGATAGCAATATTACATATCTAATGCACAATGAAATACCAAACTACGGAGATATAACTAAACCAGTTGATTGGGCAATAACAGTAAGCAGTGGATTTTTCATTAACTGTATATTAGACCATCATGGGTTTAATGAGAAGTCTGTAATACATCATGTCGATATCTCAAAGATAAGTCTTCATGTTCACAAGTATACTATTGAAAATTGGGATGGAAATGATTTTGAATCATGGATAGAACATCTTAACAATAAATTTCCTAGCATGTCACTTTGGAATAGAAAGAAATTTACTAGTGAAGATAGAAAATGGAAAGTCGTATGGGAAGATGTACAGAATCATTTCGGAGACAAATGGCAAGAACACTGGAACAAATATAAAAGTTTAAATCATAAGTGGCATAGAATGAATATAAAAGATATTAGTTCTATTGACACTAATGGGCAAGGAATGATATGGTGGGACGGTGCATTAAAAAGAATACCAAGTAACCTACTAAAGACAAGTAAACAAAGTCATCAAAATGCAATAGATTTCTTATGGAGATTACCAGAAGATACGATATGCTATGGCAACGACCATTGCAATTTGCAATTTGATGGTGTAAGTTCTAAACTAGCACTTAAAAAAGTTCTATCACACAATAGCAGAGAGAAATTATGGACGGACAAGATTTAATATTGGCAACAGGTGCTCCTGGGAGTAGATGGAGTGGCACCTTACGTGCTATTAGTACTAATCCAAATATCAATATTAGTGACGAAAGAAGTGAACTAGAATACGCCAGAGACTATGTTACGCCTGATGGTAAAACAAAACAGTATGGTTGGCATCGAGGTGCTTATTGGGGGCCATATCATAATCAAGGTCAACGATTTGATAATCTACAAGATATGACAAAAGATGAAATCATAAAAGAATTCAAGAAGCCATATAGAGATTTTAACTATGGTGTTAAGATAATAAAAAGTCATTGGTTTGCATATCATCTTCCTTTACTACAAGACTTATTTCCAAAAGCAAAGATTATGGCTGTATATATGCCATCTAATTTTTGTTTTGATTGGTGGAGAAATAAAGTAGGTGGTTGGGATATATCATATCCACATTATGATTGGTATGAGAATGATGCACGTATGATTAAACAGATTAACATAGAAAATACAAACATAGAAAACTTCTTTGATTTAGAACAACTATCAATATATGAAGTGTTTGAAAGACTTGGTCTGCCATCTGAATTTAGAAGTGAAGAAGAATTGATTTCACAAGATTCTAAATTGAAAGACTTAACTAAGAATAAAGATTATAAAAAAGTTTTAGATAACACAGTACATCGTAGTTTTACTGGTATAAAATAATGAAAGATGTACCTAACTCTGGAACATATGTAATGATGCTGAGTGGCGGACTTGATAGTGCGTTGCTCTCTTATCTAGTGCTAAAAGAGTTACCAAATACAAAGCTGGTCTTAAGTAGCGTATGCCATCAATCTTTAAATTACTATAATCTATTTAATGTAATAGCAATTACAAATTGGTTACATGCTAGATTTCCAAACAGAATTGAAGAACATTATATTGGTTACTATAAAGATAGAAATGAAGCACGAAACAATAGAACCAAAACTAGAGATAGACTTATTGATAAACATAAAGCATCAGGTGTATTAACTGGTATGACACTAAATCCCTCTGAATTATTGATAGAAGGACGTGATGAAAGTCGAGATAAAAAGCGAGAAATTAGAGTAATCTCATCACATGGGGTATATCACTATCGTCCGTTTATAAATAGTACTAAACAAACGATAGCAGAATTATATAACGAGCATAATTTACAAGATTTAGCAAATTTAACTATCAGTTGTGAAAGCGAAAGTTTGCCTAGACCATGTAAAGAATGTTGGTGGTGTAAAGAGAAGTATTGGGCTTTCGGTTACTATTAATGTAAAGGACACGAAATGTCATTAGGACTAGAAGAATATAATAAGTTTCATCCAACTGTATTACAACCTCTTGATATGAAAATTGATGTAAATTTGTTTGAAGAACAAATGCATGAATACAGATACGCATTTAGACGTTGGGGTACTAAACACACTGAATATCCAAGATATGGAGCTCCTCTCGTTAATTTAAACGGAGATATGTTCAACAATCCAGAACCTATATGTTATCCATTAAATCAATGGAATGAAGGAAAGAAAGAAGAAGATAAAGTACGTGACCCGAAATGTACTTCACCTACTCCAATGTTGGCAGAATCATGCTTTGATCCTCTTGAACCAATTAAACCTTTTATGTATAGAAGTGCTATATTAAAGTGGCATACTACTGGACATTTTAAACCTCATACAGATACTAAAATACCTAGTGATATTATTAGACTATGGGGAACAAATGATCCAGATAATATGATATTTCAATTTGATAAAGATAGAAAAACGGCTAGTCCAAGAGAAGTGGCAGAGGGTAATCTATCATATGATTTAGTAAGAGAAAAAGATATAGAAGCAGGTAGATTATATATAACAGATACACACGTAATACATGATGCAAGTGCTATCGGTGATAATGTATATCAATTTTTTATTTCATTAAGCACTGATAGTATGCCAACATTGAAAGAGTTACTATTATGAACTACACCAAATTAGACTTACCAAAAATACCAAAAGATTTGATACTTCCACTAGAAGAAGTATTGAAACTTGAAAATATATTTGGAGGCAAAAGTAAGAATTATACAATACACGAATGCCAACCAGAACTTAAGGAATATTTGCAAGAGTTATTCCCTGATTGTACTAAATTTAGATATCAGACATTAACAAAGGATATACCAATACACACAGATAGAGGTAGAGAATTTGCAATTAATTATATTATACAAACTGGTGGACAAAATGCAGAGACATGTTGGTATGAAGAATTTGTACAAGAACCTATAGATTCTGTTATAATACCCAAAGAAGAATGGCATAAATTAGCAGTAAACGTGCATCATACAGTAAGAAATATCACAGATTGGCGATTTGCTATCACTGTGTGCTAAAATAGATAAATAGTAGTATATTAGGGAGACAACGATGCCACATATATTAAGATTTAAAAACGAAGGTACAGGCGAAGACGGTAAGCAATGCTCAGATGATGCACAGGCAATTTATGACCGTTATGTAGCTGAAAATAAAATTATAGAAATGGATATCATTACTATGGGTTTAGCTGGTGAATACACTAAGATTGCTTTTACAACATCAGAAGATTGTGATGCATTTAGACAAGAAATGTCTGATATCAATGAATCTGACACAAGCGGTAATAATCGTTCAGATGTATCCAGATATGATGAATAACTAAGGATTATATGAGAGACACTAAATCGCTAACCGGGTATACAACTAAGATGTTACGTGAAGCGAAACAGAAACTTCTTTCTCGTTTCCTACGAAAAGAAGTAAATATTGGAAATAATGGTACACAAGATTACGTAATAAAAAAAGGACCAAATAAAGGTTCAGTCGCAAAGAAAAAGTAATTAAAGTAAAGTTTTCAAAAAACCTATACCATCTATCATCAAATAAACGATATACATAAAAGTAAATCCAAATGATTTACGGCTGAAAGCCGCCACCATTAATAATCCACTAGCTAGTATGAAAAAAATGTAAGCCCAAAACATTGGAGGATTTGGGCTATACCACATTAGTATTATTGCGGCCATTAAGTTTAAGGTCATCCCACAAACCTCTGTAGTAAATCTTACAGGGTTAGTAGCGTAATCTTCTTTGATCCATTGCAGGACCCGTTTTCTTCCAACTCTTGCCATACATCCTTATTTAGCCCTATTACCTCGTAATGCAAAAAACAAACCACCTACCCATAAAAATACGTGTAGATTGTCATATAAGATTACGTCTAATAGACTTTCTGGTTCGCCTACCCAGATAACACCTGTCATTATACAACAGATTGTAATTCCAGAGAAACGTGTAAAAATGTCACCTATCCAATGTGGCATTTTTTGTGTGTGGAATATGCCTCCTACAATGAGTCCTAAACCTGCGCCTAGTTCACCATAAGAGACAACCCACCAAACCAAATATGGCAGACCAAAACTTTCAGCATCTTCTACGGATACTGGAAACTTACTTAGTCCTTGTTGAATAAAAACAATGGCCAAAGGAATTCTGTACAACCAATGTGATAAACAGAAGTCCGGTAGTTTTTCGCTTATGTTTTTAAAATAGTTCATTAAAGATCCTGCATTAGACCTTTAAGTTTCTTTTTCGATTTACCACGTACTTTTGCTTTCTTTAATGCATCTAGGTTAGAGGTATCATCACCTACAACTATAAGTGCAATCATACCCATACTTGCATGTGGTGTGCATTGATACAAATAAATGCCTGGCGTGTCGAATGTTAGAGCAACCTCTTTGTTGTTCTTTGACTTCTTTGGTTTATCCCAACCATCTGGACCTGCAATAAAATGTACATTATGTCCTTTAGATGTTGGTACCCAAGTAATTGTATCGCCCACGTCAATACGTGCAATGTCTTCGCTATAAACCATCTTTGCTCCATCGTCACGTTTGTTTAACATTTCAATAGTCATGTCTTCTGCATAAGCAAACGATCCAATTAAGAGGCTACTAGCGAGTGTAACGATATACGTTAATTTCATTCTGTTATTCCTTGTATTAAGTTTAAATAGATGGTGCCCATGGAGGGACTTGAACCCCCACGCCGTGAAGCACAGGTACCTAAAACCTGCGTGTCTACCAATTTCACCACATGGGCTAAATTTTATTATTCAGCTTTTTCGAAATACTCTTTGAGCATTTCAAGACGGTCGTGTGCGGCCGCCAGCTTATTAAGTTCTTCAATAACTGCTTCGGTAACATCTGAGTGTTCTCCGATACCTGCAGGCATTGTTTGATAGACCTGAATATTTGCTAGGTGGATTGCTATTTCTCCCTCCGCTTGTTTCCTTGCGGCTATCATAATTGCTTCGCCTGGCTTCATTTTATTACCTTTCTGTATGGTGCCGTTTGAGAGAGTCGAACTCCCGACCTGATGATTACAAATCAACTGCTCTACCAACTGAGCTAAAACGGCAGACTTTTGTTAACTACGTCTATATTTATCTTAAGGGATTAACCATGATCCCTTGCGTGTTTATTTCGTAACAACCCGCTCTTGTCTTATATGTTCATTACTGAACGTAGATTTCAAGAAACGCTTTTTGATGAATTAATCTTCTTTTGTTGTATGAAGATTCTTTCTTTAATGTCTGCTACTCTTTGTTCCATTGGATCAGGTGGTATGTGAGGTACTTTGTATGATTGTTCATGAACCCAAACTACACCAATAACCATACCCAATAAAATTACACAAAAGAATAGTATGACGTATAACATATCTATATTTATTCATCTATTTGAATTTTTCGATAAGATAGTTCAGAATAAACTTCCATCCACTTCATTAAATCTTCATGTGAAGGTGAACCTTTATGTCGTATTCTGTAGAATTCTTTTAGTAACTCTTTTACTGAGAGTACCTTTAAGTTTGTCTGATACATGCCTATACGTCCTTGTTTTCTCATTGATTAATAATAATAACACAGATTCGTTATAGTGTCAATGCTAAAAGTCAGTATTCTCATCCACTGTATGATTTGACGCATCTTCCATATCAGGCAATTCTTCATAAGGAACAACTGTTTGAGTCATTACAACATCTTCGGCATTCTCTAGGTCCATATGGCTTATACTAGGTGGGTTAGCTTGAGGAGATTGTTCTTCATCAGGATCTTGTTCTGAAGGTAAACCTAATCTAGGATTAATATCTTTTAGACTTCCGCCACCTATTCTAAAATCATATGTAGCATACTCTCCACCTGCTGTCATACCTCTACCTTTCATTTCTTCTTTATTTAGAATTTTAGATACTGGTGACATTTGTTGCTTAATACCTTCTTTAGATTTATCTTTTGCATCTTGCATTTGTTTTTTATTGTTTTTTGTATTTGCTATACTTACTGCACGAGGTTTAGCACTTCCTGGTTCTACTACCCATACATATATACTCTCGCCATCAAGTGACTCTATATGAGATATATAAACTGAATCTGCTTTAATTGTTGCATTGATAGGATAACCTAATATCCTGTCTACTGACATATAACTAATAACTACAGTCGCCAGTGTTAAAGGTATAACTAAACCTAATAGTAATGCGTTTCTATGATTTTTTATTGCGAACCAAAGTACAACACATGCTAAAAAGAACAGTGAAATGAATAATGGCGCTAACTCTACTGAATACAACATTTAACGTCTCCATATATGTGCGGATTAAAGCCCGCCGTTTCTTGCTTTTCTCGTTATAATATTATTATCTAACGTATTGTATTTAACAAAATTCCCATCTTTGTCTAGCCAAAAGTTAACTAATGATAGTTCTTGTCCTTTTAATGAATAATTTGTATCACCTATGTACATTTCTCTATAAGGATTTATTTTAATAATTTTTACCTTAATTATCAAATCCTTTACATCAATATTCTTTTTTGCTTGCCATGGTCGCATTGCGTATACATGAGCCGCTACTTGGTATTGTCCTTTTAAAGTACCACGTAATGTTATTACCTCTCTATTGATATAGATAATCTTTTTATTACCATACTCATCTACAGTCATATCATTGGAGTGCCCCAAATCATCTTTTTCAAGATTCATATAACCGTTTTCTTTCTTTACAAAAGAAACTGTATTACCTTCAGGATCTTTGACCCATAAGTCAATATCATCTGATACTTCTGTAGGCCATTCCATAACAATCATGTACTCTGCTTTTTTAGGTACATCTGCTTTCTTTGTTATTGGATTGATTAAAATAAAAGCAATGATGAATAGAAATACAAACCCTACTAATAAGTTGAATAATAAGTCTGTAAATCCTACTGTGCTTTTGTACTTGCCTCTGTTCATTAGTCACGACTCTCAAGGTTGACTAACTGTATCTTAGTAAACTGACTGAATATAAGACCGGTAAGTGTCGTGTATAACGCAGTACTCATACCTAATGCCATTGCAGTAAGTGTTGATTTAAGACTTGCTGTATCTTCTACATCCAATCCTTCAAAACTAGAACCTAACATCAGAATAAATCCTGCTACAGTACCTATCATACCTAACGCCAACATACTTTCTGATATGAACCAACCGACGCCCAAACCTGCCTCGATATCTTCACCTTCCTTATAATCCATCGTTAACTTACCGATATATAAACTTGTAAATATATACAAGAGTATAATACCAAAGCTAATCTTAGTTACATCCTTTTCATATAATTCATTAAACAGTCCGAAATAATAACCTATTCCCATGACTGTTAGTGATATACAAAAGAACAACCACCACCTTAGAGTTTTCGACATAATCTATTTTTCCTATTGATTATTAAACATGTCCTCTACGCACTTGACTGCATCACCGATAGTATGTATCTTTTCTGCATATTCATCTGGAATAGCAATTTTATAAAATTCTTCTACTTCAAATACAATTTCAACTGTATCGATACTATCAGCACCCAAATCTTTCTTTAGATTGGTATCATCATTCAAGTCAGAGACCTGTCGTTTCATTTTTCGTGCAGTTATTTCATACACTTTATCTTTTATTTCCATTATCTTCTCTTTCGTCCTCTGGTTGATTACACTGAGAAACTACTACCACATCCACATGTAGTTTGTGCTTCCGGATTATCGATTACAAATCTGTCGCCTTGTAGGCTAGAGATATAATCTACTTTTGCATCTGCTAGATACATAATTGACATACTATCTACTACTAACTTTACGCCATTAGTTTCATAGACACTATCATCATCCTTAAGGTCTTTTTCAAAACCAAAACCGTAACTAAAACCATGGCACCCGCCACCTTCAACAAACACTCTTAATGCTGTATCGTTGGTTTCGCCTTGTTCCATGATAATTTCTTCTACTCTCGTAGCCGCTTTTTCTGTAAAAATCATACTCGCCACACCTTTATATCTCTGGCTAATTTAGAATATGTTGAATACTTTAAATCAGTGTCAGTAGACTCTATTGAATAATTAACAGGACCTCCTGTTAGGTATTCGTTGTTATCTTTACTTTGATACCATTGAAGGCTTTCATCTGGGTAACCAATTCCCAAACTATATGTCAAGTTGTTATCTTCTTTCTTAATGCCGAGAACTTCACCCCAAACATCCTGACTGTGCTTTGGTTCTTCAATGTAACCAAAATTCTTTCCATAGCCAGTAACATAGCCCATCATATTTGCACTAAAGGCTACAATGCCACTTGCTATACCAATTGATGTAAACGCATTATCCCATCTACTTGCCGCATTTGGATCTCTTACGCTTCCATCTTTTTCGTTATTACGAATTTCTTCTTCGTTCATCTTTCTATTGAAAACAAACAAACAGTTTGCTCCCATTTGTGGGTTTCTTCCGACCCAATCTTTCATACCAGGTAACATTGTGAAGCCCCACGAATGTTCCTTGTAGAGATAATCTAATTTTGTTCTGTCAGTAACAACGTATAAATCAAAAAAACTCTCATCTTGTTTTGATGGTGATGTAGTTGCTAGGTAAATCCAATGGTCTATGTGATCCTCATCTACTTCTTTAGAAAGGTCCCAATTTCTTTGGCATCTACGTGCTTGATTTATCGCATGTTTCTCACTTTTCATTCTTTCATTCATACCGTAAAACTCTCTCCACATCCGCAACGTGCTTTTTCATTTGGATTATTTTGAAGTTCGAAATGCGAACTCATACTCTTAGGATCAGTGATATAATCTAATGTTGCTCCGTCAATAGTGTGAAAATATTTATGCTCTACGAGAATGTCAAAGTCACTATACTTAATTGCAAAGTCATCTTCTATGTTGAATTTGTCATCAAGTTTAACTTCGTACATGAAGCCAGTACAACCGGCAACATCTATACTTAATCTCACTTTTTGTTTTGGGTTCTGAGACAACCATTGTTTAATTCTTGCTGTAGAGTTATCTGTTAAATACAACATAGGTTATCCCCTCTTGAATCTTTTCTTGTTTTTGTTTTGCTTCTTGGTGAATTTCTGATATTTCATAAAATCTATTCAATAATCCACTAGCAGTTTTGTAATTCTGATATGTATCAATACTTTGTTCTATTTGGTCTTTAATGAACTGTGTTTGGTCCTTCAATTCATCAATGTATTGTGTTATGTCTTCTACAGTAAGTTGTTCTTCTAATTGATGTTTTAGTTGATTAATAAAAAGAATATCATCAGGTCTAACACCGTCTCTAAAATCATTCTCATGACCTTTTAGTCCAAGTATATATCTTGCACGGGCAATAGGATCTGCAAGGGTTTCGAAAGCCCTATTTGCAAATGCTAATCTGTCTTGACCTGTGAATGAAGTGTCCTTCTTAAGGATAGTTAGAATTTTTTTATAGTGTGTCGTAAGACTACGCCCACTTATCCCTTGCTTTTCATCAATACCAAAGAACTTAAAGTAGTTCTTTTCTTCAAGACCATATATTCTTTTTATTCCAGACATTTTTATATACCTATTCTTTAATAATATATCATTTTCACTCTAAAGTCAAGTCGAAAATCATAGATTTTTCAACTTTTCAGTTAGTTCGTGGTACGGTCGTAATCTGGGATCAGTTTTCTCAGTTTCATTAAATTGCAGACCATATCTCCAACCATCATCAACACGACTAGATACCCATCTATTATGTCGTATTGAAGATAAATCTATTTCGGTCTCACCCTCTGGAATATCAAACTGTTCACTAGTAGTAATTTCCATAGTAAAGTCTTTGTCAGTCCAGTTTTGTAACAACTTTAACACCACTTCTGCTTCTGCTTCTGTTACTGCCCTATTCATACGAAAATCATATACATGAAAATCATCCATCATATGATATACTACTGCGGTGCCATCTTCTTTTGGCTCAAATATATTGGCAATAGCCTTTTTAAGAACAGTAATAACACCTTTAATATCGTGTTTATTCCATTCTTCTTTCATCATTAATCTTATGTGATGTTTAAAGTTTGCCATTATCTTTTCCTAGTATTCTTTAGGGCCTTTAGCCTCTGCTTTTTCGTTTACTGTATCTCTAGTGTCTGATGCTTTTATCATTGTCGATCCGCTACGTACTTCAACTTGTTCAAATTTACTTGAACTTGAATTTACATATAATCCGAACCATGCCGCTCCTGCACCTACGATTACAGATACAAGACCTGCTTGTTGAGTATTAGGATCTGGTAGTGCCATAAACCATTGCGTAACATCGTACAAAAGATAAATGTACATTGAAATAAACGCTCTAGGAAATAATCTCCATCTACTAAAATACTCTGGTGCATACCATATTACTCTTTCTATCTTCATTATAATGTCCCTTGCCTTGTTATTAATGCTCTCATCATATGTATTTATCATTTGAGAAACACAAAATATTAGAGATTGAACAGGGTAGCTACAATTATAATGATTATTACTGTGAGTAATTTAGTTAAAAACATCTTTCCGATGCCTTTTCCGGTATCTTTTGCTGGTTGTTTCCATGTTTCCCAACGACCTAATTTAGCCCATTCTTCTTTGGACGTCCATAGACCGCCTACATGTTTAAGCCATTCTTTAAAGGATTTGTCTTTATGACGTTTACGTTCTTTATACCACTCTTGTAGTATTTCAAACATATCTTTACTATTCATTTCTAACGAACCACTCTATTCTTGAGATATCAAGACCTACAGTAGGTCTAGGGTCGCTATTAATATATTCACAAAATTTTAAGTAAGATTCATCTAAATCTTTAGCATCACGCATATCGCCCCAAGACCAAAAATCATTGATATCTAATTTATAATGATTATATTTTCCAATATCTTCTAACCACTGATTATATTCATGTGTAGCAGGCATGGATAAAGGTTGATGAAGATATTCATTTTTATCTTCTATACGCCATAGTAAATCTTCTTTATCTGGGATAATAACTATAGGTTTTATATTTGTAAAATCATTTATATCAAGTATTTCATGAGGAGCAGGTGTTTTTACTGCAATATCGTAGGTATCTATAATATTCTTAACGTGTGCATTCAAGGGTCTTCTACCTTTTTTATTGATTAGAAAATTACCTTCTTTATCAATGTGTAAAGGACCATCTAATTGTCTTGCAATTCCGAATTGAGTTGGAGTAAAGGCATGAGGTAACTGATAGAAGTTTCTGTGTAGATTTATAAAATGACAAACTACACTCCCATAAGACCCAGGCCAAAAGACTACTGGATAAATCATTATGGAGTATCCGCTACTGAGCCCCAATCATCTGGTACATCGATGTTAATCCATGCACTACCATTATAGCCTTCAAATCTACTAGTAGTCGAATTAAATCTAACCATACCTGATGTTGCTGAACCTGGTCTCTGTGCAGTGGTTCCTATTGGAAATTGTAAAGCACCTGTAGCCGATGAACCAACTGTTCCTGATGCATAAACATCATTCCAAGTTTTAGTACTTGAACCTAAATCGTAAGTTGCATCTGCATCTGGTACAATATTAGAAACGATTTCGGCTGATAGCGCCACTGTATCTGTATCTGCATTACCGAATGTAAGATTACCAGATATAGTTGCATTACCTGTTACTGAAAGGTTTCCACCGATTGACACATTATCACTATATGCCGCTGTACTTGATGCTGTGTTTACTGTCCAAATATCACCACTATACCCATCAAATGTTATTGGATTTTGTGCTATACTACCCCAATCACTAGCAAGTCCGCCAGTAACTTCGTGTACTTCCCACATTGATGATGTTGAATTATATCTTAGAAAATTACCATCAGCTAAACCTGTTAAGTCTACGTCTGTTAAATCATCTAAATTATCTGCAATTGGATCCCATGTATTAGAAGCTGTTCTAAATTTAACAGTTTTGTCATTTGTATCAATCCAAATGTCATGTTCTGCTACTGCATATCCTAATGAAGAATGAGGGTCGTTACCGCCCTGGTAGAGGGTAATTCCAGATTTGCCTATTTTAAAGTAAGGTACACTGGTACCTTTTGCGTTTAATACTACTGCCATGTCTTCCTCAACGTTCTGTTTTTAAAGTCAGTGATTTCTCACTGTCGTTAAGTTATATTGTTACTTATCTATTTATCTTTATTGTGGAATTGCAGAGGTAAAAAAAGAGAGCCGATTTCTCGGCTCTCTCAATGTGTATACTAAGTATTAAACAAATTAGATTTGCTTGTACTCCGCTGTTACGATAACATTACCAGTTGATGGTGAAGCACTTGATCCACCGTTACCGATAGATGCTGTTAGTGTTGAACCACCTGCTGTTGCTGTTTCAAAACCAAGATCCATAACATAGATTCCACCGTCTGATAGATCCACGTCATTTACTCCTACTAGTGTAGCTGAACCATCTGAGATAGTTAGTTCGTCTGCACCTACGAATGCTGTAGTCACTTTAACAGTGATTCTAGAAACGTAGTAAGATTTGCCTGAAACGTTAGCTACAGTACCGATAGCAAACGATGAAGAACCGTTCGCCGCGAATGCCACTCTACGTACACCAAAGTCAACGGAACCAGCCGCCGCGCCATCAACATAGTCTTTGGTTGCGAATGCTTTGTTTCCGCCACCTGACATGTCGTATGAACCTGGAGCTAATACAAGACCGTCACCTTTTGGTGCTAGTGTAATGTTAATGTCCGCTGTAGTACCTTCTGAATGAAGTTCTACACCGCCAGTACCATTGTGGAATTCAAAGTTATCAACTGCACTTGCTGTAGCAGTAAATGTAGCGATAGCTTCGTCATCTGCACTCATAAGTTGAACGTTACCGTCTGCTGAACCGCCGTTACCGCCTTTGATAACAACTGCACCTGAGGCACCGTTAGCTGAACCGTTACCACCTTTAAGTACCAAGTCACCGGCCGCACCAGCTGATGAATCACCACCTGCTACTGTTAAGTCTGTATCTGCTTCACCTTGAATTAAGGCTTCACCTGATTGACCTACGATGAATACGTCACCACCGTTCTGACCTTGTAGATACATATCTACTGCGCCTGAACCTGATGCGTTTTTGGCTGTAAGTGTTAACTTGCCTGCCGCGTTAGTTAAGTCTAGGAATTCTGCTGTTCCTGATGAGGCGTTAGCCGCATCTACAACTTTAACACCTGATGAGTTACGTACTTGCTGGATGTATTCCATTGCAAGTGCTGAACCGTCTGATGTCATTACTTTGTTGTCTGAACCTGCAGAAGTTATACCTGTACCACCATTAGCGATTGGCATTGTACCAGTAACGTCTGTTGTTAAATCAACTTGAGCATAACCTAACGCACCAGAACCATTTACTTTAAGTACTGTTGAGTTAGCGCCTTTAGCCATTTCAGTCACGCCACCTGAGCCGTCCATAGTCATTAGTGATGATGCCGCAAAACTTGAAGTATCAGTATGCGTACCACCCATGTCTAATGGAAGAGCGTTAGCTAGTGTGATTTCGTTAACTACCATATCATTAACTGATACGTCTGCTAGTGTTGAACCAACTTTTGCTTCCCAACGGTCTGTTGTTTCGTTCCAGTTGATAGCCGCATTGTCAGAAGTACCACGATTTACTTCGATACCACCGTCTTGTGATGGAGCACCAGTTTCATTTGAGTTTAAAACAATAGTGTTGTCTTCGATGTTTACTGTTTCTGATAGAGTAGTAGTTACTGAACCTGAAACTGTTAAGTCACCGTTTACAACTGCATTGCCTGTAACTGTCAATGAAGCTAGAGTTGAAGCGCCTGCGTCAAGCGTATTTGCACCTGCATCAATGTTAACACCGAATGTAGCATCTGTATCATCTAATGTGATTTTAGTTGCTGTAGCATTATCATCAATACCTGTTGAAGCAAAGTCAGAGATAGTTCCACCGTCGATAGAGTCACCAGAGATTTGGTCAGCCGCAAGAGTTAGAGTACCTGAAGATACGTCTAAAGTTTTGCCTGCACCAACTGTGATGTCATAACCGCCGATAGTGTTACCTGTTGTACCAGCTAAGTTAGCCGCTGAGATTGAGCCACCGTGTACTTTGTCGCCATTGATTGAGTCAGCATCTAATGTTAGAGTTTGACCACTCATGTCAACGTCCGTACCTGCAACTGAACCACCAGTAATTGTAGCGTTACCTGAGTTTAGGTTTGTCGCTGTTACTGTAGCCAATGAAGCTGAACCGCCTGTTAGTGTTACGTTATTTGATGTTAGAGTAGAGAAAGTACCAGCCGCCGAAGTTGCTGAACCTATTACTGTTGCATCGATATTACCACCGTCAAAATCAACAACTGATGAAGTCAAGTTTGCACCTGTAATTGCACCACCTGTGATTTGTGCGTTAGCAGAATTTAGCGTTGAAGCTGTTACTGCCGCTGGAGTTGTACCACCGATAATTGTACCATCAATAGCGCCACCGTTGATATCTGCACTGTCTGTTGCCATAGTTGTGAAAGTTGCCGCCGCTGATGCGTTTGCACCAATTATTGCGCCGTCAATAGCACCGCCATTTAAGTCAACTGAGTCAGAAGTTAATGTTGAGAACGTACCAGCCGCTGATGTACCACCACCGATTGTTGTTCCGTCGATTGCACCGCCGTCGATATCTACTGTACCAGATGTCATTGTATTGATTGTGATAGCATTAATTGTACCACCTTCAATTTTGTCACCTGAGATTTGGTCGTTTGCTAGAGTTAGCGTACCAGCTGATAAATCTGCTGTGTCCGATCCGCCTAGAGTTACGCCACCAGTTAGAACACCGTCTTTAATAGATGCACCATCGATTCCAACACCGTTACCTACTGAGTTTTCACTAATAGTATCTACTGAAACTGAACCAGAGAACGTTGCATCTGAACCTGTTACAGCATTATCAAATGTAATGCCTGCACCATTTGTTAGTTCACCGATGTTATCAACTGAGATTGAGTCCATTGCTTGAGCACCAATACGCAAGTCTGCTAGTGCAGTACCTACTTTTAGTTCAAAAACGTCATCTGTCTCATTCCACTGGAATGTCGCATTGTCGGCTGTACCTCTGTCAATCTCAAGACCAGCTGTACCGGCTGTTACGCCTGCACCTGATTCACCGTTGTTTAAAACGATTGAGTTGTCAGTGATTTCAGTGTTTGTTGTATTGATTGATGTTAAAGTACCGTTAACTGTTAAGTCACCAGTTACTGTAACGTCTGCACCGAATGTTACACCAGCATCTGCTACAGTTACCTGTGTAGATGTTGCGTTGTCATCGATACCTGTTGAAGCGAAGTCTGAAATTGTTCCGCCATCGATTTTATCACCTGAGATAGCATCGTTATCAAAAGTCAAAGTTTGACCAGTCATATCGATTGCCGTACCTGCGATTGTGCCGCCTGAAATTGCCGCACCTGCTGTAGTCATAGTTGAGAACGTACCAGCCGCTGATGTAGTTGCACCAATAATAGTTGCATCTACTGTACCACCGTTAATATCGGCAGTTGTTAATGTTGCGTCTGAGAATGTTGAAGTACCAGTTGCGGCTACGCCAGCATCTTTTAGTACTACGCCATCTACAGTAACACCATTACCTACAGTTTTTTCATTAATTGTGTCAACGTTTAGAGTATCAGTTGTTGTTGAACCTGCACCTGAGATGCCTGCACCAGCAACGTTAATACCTTGTGTTGTAACGATTAGTGAGTTGAAAGTAATGTCGCCATTTGTAGTGTACGCTTCAATTTCGTCAACTTTTAGAGTACCAGTTACGTTAGCATCTGCAAAAGTGGCATTCGCCGCCGTTGTAGCACCAATAACTGTTGCATCAATGTTACCACCGTTAATATCAGCCGCATCAGTTGCCATTGTTGAGAATGTACCTGCCGCCGATGTTGTTGCACCGATGATTACGTTGTCCATTGCTGAACCTGCCGCACCGTCTACGTCTAGTGTTCCGTCAACGTCTAGTGTTTTACCAGCACCTACAGTTACATCAAACTGAGAGATAGTTACGCCAGCGCCACCTTGTAGTGAAGCACCGTCGATTGTACCACCAGAAATAACGTCACCTGATAATTGGTCGTTTGCTAGAGTTAATGTACCACCTGATAGGTCTACAGTACCACCAGTGATTGCTACTGCGTTAGCATCTTGAGTTGAAATTGATCCAAGACCCAAGTTTGTTCTTGCAGTACCTTTACCTGATGTTTGTGATGCATCTACACCTAAGCCACCATTGGCTAAGCCTAGAGCACCTGACACTGCATCTGATGATGTTAGGTCAACTGAGCCATAAGCTACGCCGCCTGAACCATCTGATAATAGTGATTGACCAGTTGTTGTAGTACCTTTGATTGTTAGTTCGTCTGAACCATTAACCATAATGTAAGTACCATCAACGTTTACGTTTAGTGTATTACCTGATTTTGATAAGGCGTCACCAGCTGTGATTTGGCCTGTACCAGTAAATTTAGTGAATACGATGTTTGATGAACCAACTGTAATTGGGCCATCAGAAGTCATAACGTAACCTTGGTCTGAGTTTACAGTACCTTCTTCAACAAAGAAGAATGCACCTACGAATTCGCCAGCTTCGTCCATGTCAGATGTTCTTGTTAGTCCACTTGAGTCATAGGCGTAAATGCCGTTTTCGCTTTGAGTTGTTTGATCCTTTACAAGGATTCTATCGCCAGCACTTAGATTCACGCCGTCTATTGTAGACGCCGGAGTTCCAATTGTGACGGAGCCAGTTGTCGCAACACGTACCGAGTCTTTTACGTCAAGACCGGCCGCTACTGAGTCAACATAGCTTTTATTTGCCGCATGGTTATCCGATGTAGGTGTTGCCACGTTCATGTTGCCAAGTGTAGTACCGTCAGTTGTTACTTTGAACAGGGAATTACCTGAATCATATACAACACGACCGCCCGACTTACCGAACTGAACGTCAGCACCAATACCACGGATACCAAAGTTTTTAATGTCAGCCATTTTAGTTTCTCCTTAGAAATATTAGCTTTTAAGGTTAAGACGCATAATATTGAATATACAATACGCCCATCTATATTTTCTCAATTTTATTGAAATGTGATTACCGGAAGAAACATCAGTAATGGTAAAAGATTAAGAACATCAGTCATTAAGACCGGTAAAACTCTTACTGATTGTATTTAGCTGTTTGGTGAAGTGTGTTTTATGCGTAGTTTATACGTATGTTACTGTGACTTTTACTTGGCCAGCAGTTGCATTTAAGTGTTCCATTGAACATTTAATCTCTAATTCAGTTGCGCCCGCATAATGAAAATCTGGAGTTGTAGTATATGAACCTGTACCTTCGATATCATTCTGGTCTTCTGTCATAAATCTATCCGGTTCTGCTACTGTACCTATTTCTAATGATGGTACTAAATTATTAGGTCCTCCAGCATAACCTGTTAATGGTGTAACAACTTCTACAAGAACGCTTACAACCCTAGAGTTATCTGATATACGACCTAGAGTTACAACTTCTGTAGTACCAAATGATGAACTTGGCATTGTATATGTGTGTGATAAAGAGTTTGCATCTGTGGACGCACTATCTTGTGTGGCAACAATATTCCATTGTGTCCCATCCCATACGTGCATCGCCCATTCACCTTGTCCAGTGTCAAGAATATAAACGCTATCACCTGACAATTTAACTGGAATAGCGTCACGTGCCGCTATAGTAGAAACAACTGTAGTTCCTGCTTTACGAACACCTTGTTCAACATTAAGACCAACAGCATATGAACCTGTATGTCCACTTAAAATTCCAAAGTCAGTAGTACTTGAACCTACAGAGTCTTGTATTATAATTTCACCACCATCTTGTCTTTCTAGTTGAAGAACAAAAACGTTAGAACTACCTGCATAAGTTAGTCCTAATGATGCACATGAATTCATGCCCGCAAAGTTATTATTATTTGCATCCGGTGTTGTATTAACGATGGTGATAGCACTACCTTGTGCTTGACTTATAACTAAGTTACCTGAATTTACTGATGCTGTAATATCAGTAATACCTGCCGCATTAATATCTGCGGCCATATCGTCTGCAATAGCAACCGCCATACCATATGCGGCTTGTCCTGCCGCTGTCGTACTAAAGTTTATTACTGAGCCATTGATTGAAGCTGAGAACGGTGCAAAACCACCAATAAGACCGTATGCCGAACCATATGTGTTAATATCTGATGTTATTTCATTTGGGGCTGGGCTTGCTGATGCTGTTACTTTATGGTCTGATGTTTTTGCATTAATATCTGTAACTGCATTTTGAACTGATACATTACCTAGACTACTTGTTATAAAAACAACATCTTCACCGTTAACATTCATGGTGTCGCCTGCTGTAGCTTGTCCATTAATTACAGTACCACGTGTAATACTAGGAACTGCATCTACTAATTTTAAAAAAATAGCAACACCTGTATCTGTTAGAGTTAAATCTCCTGAACCATCAACTGCAGGATAAACAAAGTCACCTTTATTTCCTGGTAACCCTGGAACAAAATCAATAACACCATTAGCTGGTCTTAATAAAAATCTATTTGGACCTAAACCTGGATGTGTCACAGTTCCAACTAATCTTGAAATATTGCCTGGAGCCGCTAATTCAAATGCACCTGTTGATGAATTCATACAAATTACATCACCTTCTTCGAATGTATTACTAGGTTGTTCAAGTACATAGTTCATCTGAGGGTTTAGATATTTGAAACGTGAGTTAACATTTGCGTAGAAGTCACTTGAAACAATACCAGTTGGAAGTGGATCCAACATAGGATCACCTTCTTCATTAATTTGAAATACTACTGCACCACCTGGTACGTTAAATATACCTGTACCTGATGCACTTCTAAATGTATTGTATCTTAGTCTATCTTCTACTTGACATGTTATTGTGAATGCTGTTTTTGATGAAATACTTACAATTTGCAATGCACGACCGTCAGTTGCACCTGCGATAAAATCACCTACTACAATATCATAACCGTTAAACTGTCTTGGTGTTCTTGTTAAATGAGAACCATGCTGTATTGTTGTTACAGTCATGCTTATTTCCCATCTATAGGATTTGGCGTTACCGCCACCTGACCACCACGGATCCCCTTTTCCATCATCATACTCCCAATTAGCTAATGGAGTTGCTGATAAGACGTTACAGGGAAGAACTTTAGCCGGGACGTTTAGGTCGATTGCACTAGTCTTATAATTAATCGCCATTCAAAGTATTCCTATTCTTACATCATTGTAAACATGATCCATGCATGAGTATCAGTACCAAATGAACGAGAAGCACCTGTATCTGTTTCTCTAAGTTTCAATGTTACCACTGACGAACCTAGTGAACCGAACGCTGTCGGAGAACCTGCTGAACCACCACCCGCTACTTTACGAGTTGATATATCTTTGTTCAGTGGCATGATAAGGTATTCATTTGATCCTCTTGCATAACCATATATTAATATATTAGCTGGCGGATAACTATGACCTGAGAAAGTAATTTCTACGTCACCGCCTGTAGTTGATAAAATTGTTGCACTTACGCCACTTGAAGTGTTTGATATTGTACTCAAACTACCGTTAGTTGCATAATTTAATTTAAATTTCTCAGTAGAAGTTCCACCGCCACCTCCACCGCCTGATGCCGGTGCCGCTGGTGCATATGCACTATTACTGCTATTCCATGTTAGTACATCACCATTGTTTGGTGAATCTGTAGAAACATCAGATAATTCTGTAATTGATTCGCTTGATAAATCAGTTGTACTTCCTGCTTGTGCTACAAATTTAGTACCATCCCAAGCTAAGAATTCGCCTGTACTGATACCTGCAATATTAACATCATTTAAATCTCCAACGGAAGAACCTGATAAGTCTGGTGTACCGCCTGTTTCATTAACTGGTGCCCACTCTGAACCTGACCATTTAAGAATTTGACCAGTATTTGGAGTGTTAGATGAAACGTTTTGTAAATCACTTAAATTTGCATTTAAAGAAAATGTATTAGTGTTTAGTTGTAATCCTGTGCCTGCTGTATAAGATGTACCACCTAGTAAGTTTCCTGAATCTGCTAAGTCATCGATATCTGTAGGGATAGTTGGTTTATTCTTTATGTTTGTGTAGTCCATTACGTCTTGGCTATTAAACATCAAGTTTGAACCTGTTGTATTAAGAGTGTTGTTACCAATGTATAATGAGGTATCACTTAAGAATAAGTGTCTAATCTTTTTATTTGCACTACCAATATCATATGTCTCAGTCGTATCTGGTAAGATATGAAAATCAAAAGCACCCATGTATGATTGAACATCTGAGTCACCATATGATCCGCCACCGCCACTTACTGTAGAGAATGTGAAGTTGCCTGAACCATCAGTTGTAAGAACCTGCCCAGAACTACCAGAAGGCATAGTCAAATCGCCTAATGCACTTGGTATCAAGCTGTTTGAGTCTGTTAACTGATTAATGTCTGTAATCGCTGTAGGCTTACCTGACAAGTCATTATAAGCACCGCTGAATGAGTCTGTAATACCGTAGCCTGCTAATGTTGATGGTGTGCTTGTTACGTTATTCCATGCTATAGATGATGCAGTACCTAATAAATTTGCGTTATCAGTTAAGTCACCTAAGTCAGCTGGAATACTTGGTTTGTTTGATAGAGATACGTAGTTACCATCGAATGTAGTAAATCCTGTGTCATTCGTCAAATCACTTACTTTAGTTGGCATTGTTGGTTTGCCAATCAAGTCTGTATAATTACCACTAAACGTACTAAAAGTAGATAAGTTTGGTGGAGTATATGTGAATGTACCTGTCGCTACGCTATATGTTAATGAACCGTTGCCACTTGCACTTTGTTGTGAAACTGAAATCGCCGCTCTTGCGTCTGTGTCTGAATAAGTTGAACCACCACCTGTTGAAGCGATAGTTAATATACCGCCTGCGCCTGGTGTGATAGTAATATTTGCACCTGGTAATAGTTGTGAGCCTAGTCTTTGGTCTACTCTTGTATCTGTATAATAAAGATTGTTTGTACCTTCAGTGATTATATCACTAGTAGTTGCTTGAATTCTTGAATCTACACGTGAATCTCTGTAGTAAAGATTAGTTGAACCTTCTGCTAATGCATCTGTGCTTGTCAGTACTAAGTCATCATCTGGTTCAAATCTATTTGCTGATGCATTCCATTTTAGAACTTGTCCGTCACTTAAGCCTGCTGTGCTTACATCAAGTAAGTCATTTATACCTGCATTTAATGTAAACTCGCCGCTTACATTATTATATTGTAAACCTACACCAGTACTTAAATCTGTTAAGGCTATTCCTGCACCACCACTTGAAGTTGAGTCAGGTGATGCCGCCCATTGCGAGCCGTCCCATTTTAAAACTTCACCAGTTGATGGAGCACTTGAACTTACATTTGTTAAGTCACTTAACGCTAAATCTAAATTCTGGATTGTAGCACCATTGAAATTTACTGTACCTGAGAATGATGATGAACCATTTGATGAAATATTACCACCGAAACCTGCGTTGCCACTAGTATTATCAAGTAGAACATTGCCGTTAGTGTCATATATTTTACCTTCATATGCATTTGCTTGAATAAGATTTGTTGCAGTAATATTATTAAATGTTACATCGTCTGTAGTAGAAAGTGCTTGATTAGATGTAGGTATATTTACTGTCTGATTTTCCCATTCACCTGATGTATTATTGTATATTAAGAACTGACCATCTTGTGTGCCTGTTACTGTAACGTCATCTAAGTCATCTATAGTTTGCACAGAAGACCCACCAAGTGATGATAGGTCTACTGAGTTACCATTTGCTATTGTTAATGATTTTGTACCTGTATCAAAAGATAATGTTTGATTATCTGTATCTGTGAACATACCAGAAAAATCTACTGTATTGCTCCCTGAGATACTTAATTGTGTACCAGCTAAAGATAGTGCTTGAGCGCCTGCGCCCGATAAACTTGATAAATCAACTCCATTGCCTCCAGATATCGATAAGGTCGTACCTGAAAATAGAAGTGTTTGGCTTGAAGGAATTGTTGGTTGATTTGATAGAGAATTATAGTCTCCATCGAATACACTACCTGGCATCCAGTGTCCCATTGATTGCGACCAAATTAATGCTTGACCGTTAGTTGGGATGTGACCTGCTGATGCTACTTCTACGTCTGTTAAGTCGTTTAGTATTGATGCACCACCACCACCACCTGATAGTGATGATAGGTCAACATAGTTACCGTTTGCTATGGTTAATCTGTTATTATTAGTGTCGAAAGATAATGTTTGATTATCTGTATCAGTGAACATACCTGAGAAATCTACAGTGTTACCACTTGATATCGTAAGTTGTGTTCCAGCTAATGTTAAATTCTGTGCTACTTGACCCGATGTCAACAAGTTAGTTGTGTCTGTCAGGTTTGATAAGTCTGTTGGTATAGTAGGTTTATTTGACAGATTGTTATAATCTGTTGTACCACCAATACCTGATAAATCTACAGAGTTACCTGTAGAAATTGCTAGAGTTGATCCGTTTAAAGCAAGTGTTTGTGGTACAGAGTTTCCTCCACCTCCTGAACCTGCATTATCGGCCGCAATCCATTGACTGCCGTTATATGTTAAAATCTGTCCTGCTGTACCGGTTACTGTAAGCGTATCAGCCGCAACCGCAGTACCTTGGAATGTTTCAGCGTAAATGTCATTATATTTGTATGTCGAAGAACCAATATCAAAAGTATTTGTTACTGTCGGTACAGTTGATTGGTCTAATCTTATAAATGGGTCATCATCATTATATGATGGTAATGTAATTGAGTTCCCACCTGATATAGTAAGAGATTGTCCTATTAAAGAAAGAGTTTGTGGGACGCCTCCGCCTCCACCTCCGCCACCACCTGTAGGTTGTGAAGCAACCCAAGTAGAACCGTTCCAAGTTAATACATCGCCTTGTGCAGTACCTGTTAAAGAAAGATTTTCTGCTAGTACGGCTGTACCTTGAAAAGTCTCCGCATAAATGTCGTTAAATCTGTATGTTGTTGAACCTAAATCAAATGTGTTATCAACAGTCGGAACACTATGATTGTCAACCCTTAAGTATTTTGAGTCTGCTTCTGCTTTTGAATATACACTTAGATTTGTTCTTGCTGTTGCAACGTCGGCCACATCAGCTAAATTATTTGATATTTCTAGTTTGCCATTAATACTGGCTGTCAGTGTAATAGTTAACGTATCGTTTGCTTCTGCAATCGAAAGTCCACTACCAACTGCTATACTTTTTGCTTCAAGTGAAGTTCCACCTGTATCAACACCTTTAATAACACCAAGTCCAGAACCTAAATTAGTACCGCCTGTTAAACCTGATGGTGATGCAGATCCTGTTACGTCAAATACTAATGCTTGACCATTATCTGTAATTGTTAAATTTGTGCCGGCTATAAGACTTTTTAATTCTAGGGCTGTGCCTGTTGCCTGTCCTACTCCAACTCCAGTACCTGTATTAGATACAGAAGTTAAACCAGCGCCTCCAGATGCACCCGTATTAGTTGCGTTTACAAACGCATTTTCACTTGCATCATAAACTAATATTTGGCTGTCCGACAAGTTGCCAACTAGTTTAAATGTAGGACTAAATGGTTGTGCGTTAATGCTCATATCTGTGTTCCTTTAGTAATTTAAAAAGATTTTCTCTATATATCCTGCTTGAGTAAAATCTGATATACCCAATGCAGTCCTGTCTAAAGATGCTCTTAAATAAACTAAATTGGCCACGAATGTGAAGCCTTCAACTCCTGTGAAATTGTTGTAATCTTTATATGGTAAACCAGTAAATAGTACATCAAACCAATCATCATCTGTTGGATTAGTTGCTAATGTTCCTTGAATTTTTACTCTACCTGACAAAGATTGACCGTAAATCGCAACTGTGTGTATTCCGTCCGTGTAACCATAATAACTGTCACCTGGGACTGCACTACCTGTAGTGTTTAATTCAAGACTACCTGTTTGTGGTAAGAGTGTAACTGTTTTACGTGCCATATATCCTTCAACCCTTCGTAATTAACCTGTATAGTTTATGTTCAATAATAACTATACTTATTTATCTAAATCAGTTAATAGCACAGCTTTAGTTATGGTACCAATACACTCACTTGCAACGAAAGTTAGCAAGTCTGTATCAATTTTATCTAGGCAATATATAGCATATAGCTGATATTGGTGATGAATATGTCTTCTCTTTTGATGTTTTAGTAAGTATTCAGGATCAAATCGTTTCATATTAGAGTTAAGCCTATAATTTGTATTATGTGCATACATTTTATATAGGTCATGTCCCGTATGGTCAATGAAATCTCTATTAGGCTTGAATACTATCTTATACTTATATTGCTTGAACCATAGGTTATTTTTTAGTTCTACTCTGCGGTCAAAACTATCTAATACTTCTTTAAGATTATCAACTAATGGTTCGGCATAAGATTTGTGTAACTCTACGTATCTCTGTTTCGCTTCTTCATAGTCTGATTTGTACTTAAAATACGCATGTGTATACGCACCATTATTGAATTTTATATCTTTAAATTTTCTTAAGAAAGTAAAACAGTTAATTCTAACAGACTTTTCTTCATCTGTCGTTGGCATATCAAACCACCATTCATTAATTGCATTTGGGTTGCTTTCAAAATGTCTTTTGAAAAACAAACTATCTTTGTCTGGAAATCCGTACAGTCTTTTATATGATATTTTGTACGGGTGTGTTCCATAGAATAATTTAGCTACTTTCTCAGTATTCAAATTCAATCTCATCATTTACAATTTTTATAGTTACCAGTCCACCATCAACAAGTTTACCAAATAATATTTCTTTTGACAATGGTTTTTTGATGTAATCATTTACTACACGTTGTAAAGGTCTCGCTCCCATATCAGGTTGATATCCTTTATTTCTCAGCCATGTTTTTGCTTTTGCTGATAATTTAATAGTTACATTTTTATCTGATAACATTTCATTAATTTCTTTGATTGTTTTCTTAACAATCATATCTATGTGTTCACGTTCTAATGAAGTAAATTCAACCATTGCATCAAGTCTATTTCTAAACTCTGGTGAAAAGAATCTCTTAACTGCTTCATATGAAGCGCCTTCATTTGAATTCGTGAACCCTATAGCACTCTTAGATTGTTGTGCCGCTCCTAAGTTACTAGTCATTATAAGAATAACATTGCTAAAGTCTGCTGTTTTACCAGTTGAACTAGTCAAACGACCATCGTCCATAACTTGTAATAAGAGGTTCATTACACTTGGGTGGGCTTTTTCAACTTCATCTAATAGAACAACACAGTTAGGTGTTTCATCTATGTCATTGATTAATTGTCCTGCGCCAGCCCCGCCTTCGGCGTGTCCTACATAGCCCGGAGGGGCACCGATAAGTTTTGATACAGAATGTTGTTCCATATATTCTGACATATCGTACTTTCTAAGTTTAATATCAAGTTTGTCTGCTAATTGTCTACACAATTCAGTTTTACCTGTTCCTGTCGGACCTACAAATAAGAATGAACCAATTGGTTTATTTCTTGCTCTCATACCTGATTTAGATACGAGTATAGATTCGACTAATGAACTAACTGCTTTGTCTTGCCCAAATAGTTTTGTCTTGATACTTTCTTCTAGTTTTTCATAGTTTGCATTTTGTTTTGCATCTATCATTTCTAAAGGAATTCTTGTAATTTTTGCTACGGCTTGTTGTATTTCTTCTTTAGTAATTTTACCTTTATGTTTATGTAGCTTTGCTCTTGCGCCTGCTACATCAATAACATCGATTGCTCTATCAGGGTTAAACTTACCATGCATATAACGTTCTGCTAAATCAACTGATAACTCTATCGCTTCACTTGTGTATTCAACTTCGTGGTATGCTTCGTAATATTGTTTCAAGCCTTTCAAAATTAATTTTGTATTCTCTGCACTTGGTTGTTCAATAACTAGTTTCTGAAAACGTCTTTGTAATGCTCTATCTTTTTCAAAGTTTTCTCTGTATTCTTCACTTGTTGTTGCACCAATACAATGCAATTTACCACTTGCTAATAATGGTTTTAATAAGTTTGCAATATCTATGTTAGATCCACCTGCCGAACCTGCACCCATAATCATATGAATTTCATCAATGAATAAGATTACATCATCTTTACTTGATAATTGGTCAAATACTGCTTTTGCTCTTTCTTCAAATTCACCACGGTACTTTGTACCTGCTACAAGTGATGTAACATCTAGTGAATAGACTGTTTTATCTTTTAATATATCTGGTACATGACCTTCACCAATCATTAATGCAAGACCTTCTGCGATTGCAGTTTTACCTACACCAGGTTCTCCTACAATGATAGCATTGTTCTTTTTACGTCTTGCTAGTACCTCTGTTAATTCTATTAATTCTTCTTCACGTCCAATAACAGGATCGATTATTCCGTCTAATGCTTGTTGATTTAAATTTAAACAATAATCTTCAAATTTTATTGGTGCTCCTTGACCTTGAGGTCCACCAACCATATCTCTACCTTGGCTAGTTCCGTAATATTCTTTTCTTAGAATATCGATTGCTTTTTCTCTTGATACACCTGATTGTTTTAAGATATAATAAGCAACAGATCCAGTCTCGCTTAATAGAGAAACAAATATATCTCTTACTTGAAGTTTAGAACGACCACTAAAAATTACTTGTGTTACTGCACGATTAAACACACGGTCCAATGATAGCGTTTTTCTTGGTGTGGTATTATCCTCACCTTTTGTAATATCATCACGCTCATTAAGATACTTTTCTAATTCATCTAACATAAACTTAACATTACATTTCATCTGAGTAAGCATATTGCTAACATCAGGTTCTTCCATAATTGAATATAGAAGATGCTCTAGTGTCACATATTCGTGTGCTAAAGAATTTGCATGTTGTACGGCACGTTCAATCGAAACATTTACTCTATCTGCTTTACTCATTTTCTTCCTTGAATTTTATTTTAAGTGACAAGTCACCTAGTATTTTTTTAACAACTATGGTATCATTAATCCTAGTCTCATAAGGAACCATTACATCAAAAGGAACATCTTGGCACATGAATGATTGTTTAGTGCCTAAAATTAAGGATAAGTCTTGCTTTGTTATAGGGACTGTTATGCTGAGTGTCCTTACAACACCATTTTTGGATTTTTTATCTTTTAACTGTATATAAGCAAGTCTTACCTTATCGAATGTTTCTCTGTCACCGTCTCCAGTGTCAGGATGATGTTTCTTCATGAGTCTTTTATAAGACTTTCTGATATCATCTGTTGTAGAATATTTATCGATTTTTAGAACTGCGTATGGACTGGATGTCATTTAAGAAAATTAGAAAGAAAGCCACCTTCTTCATCGACTTCAATTTCTATCTCGCTTTGTAAATTGATTTCTTCAAGGGTTTTATCTGCTTCTTCGTAGTATTCTCTATATGCAACTATTACTGACTGTTGTTGGTCTAATAACTCTAAGATGTCCGCTATATTGAATGATAACTTTTCATAGTCTTCTGCATCTAACCCAAAAATAACAATAGCTTTACCGTCTTTTTCTAACTTAGCGAATTCTTCTTCAACATTTTCTCTTGTCATTACAATGAAGTCAACATTACGCATATTCAAAGTTTTTGTTTCAGGCAAAATTAACTCAGGACGCTCTACTGGTTTAGGCGTATATATGACTGATTTTGGTGTAGTGCTACAACTAGTTAATAGGAACGTAGTTAGGATTAGCAATATCAGAACATGTGGTGTTTGCTTTACTTTTTTTAGTAACATTTATTTCTTCCTCGGTTAGTGGCGAACCACTTACTATTTCTAAACATCTTAACATATCTTTAGTACCTTTGTCAACTATTTTATTGATTAATCCTGGTTT